ATGGAAAAGAAACGTAAGTATCCTAATATTTCTAAAGTTTTAAAAGAAAAATATGCAAATGACGAAGATTTTTATAATATGCATATAAATATACTAAGTAAAAACTGGACTGTAAAAAGACCTTGTTGGAAAACAGGTTTAAATAAAGAAATATCTGAAGGTATACGTAAGTCTATAGAAAGCCAAAAAGCTACTATTGCAAAGAAACAAAAAGAAGGGCTGTCTAATGGAGGGCATCATAAACCTCATTCAGAAGAAGCCAAAAAGAAGATTTCAATTGCAAGAAAGGAAATGTGGATAACTTATTCAGATGAGAAAAAACACGAATTAATTAAGAATAGGTCTATTAGAAAAGAACCTAGCGGACCTGAAACACAGTTTCAAAAAGAGTATATTGATAAATATAATTTACCTTATATTTATGTAGGAAATGTAAGACAAAGAACATTAATAATTAAAGGAAAAATTCCTGATTTTGTGCATACTTCTGAAAAGAAACTAATTGAAATTTATGGAGACTATTACCATAAAGGACATATCCCAGAAGATAGAATTAATTTCTTTAAAGAAAATGGGTATAAATGTATTGTTATTTGGGCTAGTGAATTAAACAAAGAAGAAACTCTTAGTAAAGTTCTTGAATTTACTAAGGAGGGCAGATAACATTTTACGGTTTGATAATATATGGCAGTATAATGCCGCTACAACAGCTACTCCCTATTTAGATTATACTAATAATAGTTATACTAACACGGATTTTACCTTTCTTTCTTCTTCCGCAAATTATATGTACTTGGGTCTTAGTAATAGATTTACGGGAATATATACTGATTTAACTACAGTTGGTTCTTATGCAGGAATGTCCTATAAATATTATGATGGAGATGTATGGCAACCATTGGCACTAATAGATAGTTATTCATTTAGTGAGTCTAAGTATGTGCGTTGGGTGTTGCCCAAATCTAATTGGGTCAAGTATAACTTTGACCAAGATACAGTTCAGCCCTCTGGTTATCCTGACACAACGGAAAGATACTGGGTTCGCATTTCTGCCAGCGGAGTGACCACTCCTGCAGTTATTAATAAAATTAGGGCAGTTCCATATGTTTCTTATTCTACCCCTACTAAAGTGTACCAGCTTTTGCAGTTAAAGAAAGATTTCGATTATACTACAAGTCCCACAGATTTAACAGTAGAAGATATGATACGAAGAGCAGAAGATTTAATTGATTATAGAACAAGAAAGTCTTGGAGATTTAATGCCATTACAGAAGAAGCCAGTCCTATATTGATAGATTATAATAGATACGGAATGTTCTTGAGGTATCGTAATTTTATTAAAGTTTATTCTGTTTCTTTATGGAATGGTGGAAGTTGGCAAGCATTGACAGAAGGACGAAATAATGATTTCTTTCTTAATAAAGATTTAGGAATGATTTATATAACCAGGCTGTATTTATTGCCTGCAGCCTATGGAATGACTGGCAGATTTACGAGTTATGGCTTTGGCGAATTTAAGAATTCCATTAAAGTAGACTATACCTATGGTAGAGACTCAGAAGTCTTTTCTGAGTTTTATATTGTTGAAGATATTGCTACTAAAATGGCGGCATGTGATGTGTTAAGACATACAGATTTTAGTGCATTACTAGTATCAGGAACGGATAAAGTTTCGATGGAAGCAAAAATAAGACTAATGGAAGAGCAGATAGAAGCAAAGATAGATAATCTTACAGGAATTAGCATATGGTAAGTAGTTTTTCGTACGTGGCGGAGAGCCTACCCCCAGAGCTCTTTAAGAGTTTGCTGGAAAAGAATTGGATTTCTGTACGAAATATGCCAAAGCCAGATATTATTGTAGTTAATGACCCAGAAGATGCAAGAATTAGGTTTGATATGAGTACTGGTGATATAATTACAATAGTAACAGGAGGACCTGAGACTATAAAGTATCGTGGTAATGTGAGTTATTATGATAGGGTTTATCCTCTTACGCTTGAAATTTGGACAAAGGTAGATAGACAAAGATTGCGGGACTTATGGAAACAGATAAAAGGAATTGTGTTTGACCATTTATTTGCTATTCAAGGATACCAGATAATAAGACTTCAATCTTATACTGAAATGGTAAATGACGCAGTAAATATCTGGAAAGGACAAGTACGGCTAACAGTCGAGGCCGCTGGTGTTTGTGTAGAAACAAATGGAGATTATGATAGATTCAATGTTTAAAGACAGAGATGAGTATATTGCTAGTTTAAATAAAACTCTTTCGTTTGAAGAAAAGAGGGTTATTAACTGGGCTTTTAGATACATGGGCAAGGAACAAGCCAATGAATATTTGGCAAATAAAATTGCGGGAAAAAAGGAAAAGAAAGAAGAGATAGTTAAAGTAAAGAATAAAGAAGAGGTAATATAATATGGCTTATCCAATAAGAGGGGAACAATGGAAACTGGGCTGGTGTCCAGAAGTATCTTACGGTGTTGACCCAAGTACTGCAGGGAGTGGTTATACAAATTTCTTTGGTGTAGTACAAGATGCTACCTTACCAGATATTCAAACAGACTTTCAACCTTTCTATGGACTTGGCACAAATTCTGTTCGTAATTGGTATGTGATGTATCGTGGAAAACAGCAGATGTCTGGGTCAATTTCCAATTTTTTAATGTTAGATGGAAAATGCCTTTATCTTGCTTTTGGAGGTACTTCTGCGGCCCCTGTTGAAGCAAATCTTCTTCCTAGTTTTTCTATGCATGCAGGATATGTAGATACAAATGGGGACACTGCATTGAGACGAAGATTTCATGGTGGAAAAGTAAATCGTATGACAATTTCTGCTAATGAAGGTGGTTTTTTAACTGCAAGTATTGATGAGATGATGTTTAGTGCTTATCATCAAAATGCAACTGCGTCTACAGCTTTTCCTTCTGCTTCTGCTACATATTCTGCGTTAACAGATATTCCTCCTACTACAGAAGGAGCGGGGACAGCTACCCCGTTTACTTGCGACCAGCCTTGGTTGTTCTCACAGGGGTCTTTACAGTTATGGGGGACTACTTTTGCAAGAGTGCGTAATTTTAGATTAAGTGTAAATAATGCATGTCAGGCTAAATATTATATAACAGATACTGCAGCTGACCAACTTCCCTATGAAATAAGAGAAGGAAAACGAGACTATTCAATGAGTTGTACTATAGATATTGAAGATTCTAGTATATATAGCGAATTAGTAAGTCAAGGTGTAAATGCGTTAGGGGAGTTAACAGGTTTTCAAACTATTATTTCTTTTACTAGAGCAGATGGAGACCATATTACGATTACTTCACCTACAGCAACTCCTGCTTGTGGAGGTGACTCTCAAGGATGTTTTATTAGACAAGCACCTCATAATATATCAACTGGAGAAAACTTATTAGGTGTTCCTATTACAATTATGATGAGGAGTGTTGGGATACACTTAGGATAAAATAAAAACGGCTAGGAGGGAAAGAATGGATATAAATGATATTTATATTTCAGATGGTTTAAAGGAGATAGATTTAACTTATAAAACTGCTGAAATAAAGCTAAAAGTAAAACAGCTTTCTTGGAGCAAGAAAAACCAGATTCTATCAGCTTGTTTTACATACGGAGCAGATTCTCAGATGAAGTTTAACTTTGATAAATATATCAAGGATATGCTTTGTGAGATGATTGTAGAAGCTCCTTGGGGACAGACAAATCACATATTTCTAAGTAAGATAAGCCCAGAATTTGGAGCGATGTTGGAAAAGTTAGTGCCGAAGGCCTTTGAGGAAGGTGTCACAAACGATTTTTTCGCTCTAGAATCAAAAACATCATAAGAGGGCATAAATCTTCAGGAGATGTTTTAGATTTATATATCTTTAGGAAAGTGATAGAGTATAGTCTTATGAAAGCTGGGATATCTTATGACAGTATACAACAAATGGGAGAAAATGAAGTAATGGAATTTGTTGCTATCATGAATGAAGTTGGTGAAATGGAAAGAGAGCATATTGCTCAAGCACAGGCAGGTGTTTAAATGAGTCCCCCAGAAACGTGGACAATTATACTTCAGTCTGAAGCAGGAGGAGGGGATGGGGCTGCTGGTGGTTCAGATGGTGCTACCGACAGAGGCGAAACTCCCAACCAACGAAAGAATCTCTTTGAAGATGCTGGAAAAGTGTTTGGGGCAATTGCAAGTTCTGCTGGAATTTTAGCCTTACTTATTAGAACTATCTATGGTAGTACTGTCTTTTCTACTTTCTTTGATGCTTTTATGAAAGTACTGTCTGCTCTGGCAGATTTATTTCTTGTTGCTTTTATTCCGTTGTTTATGGTAGTTTTACAATGGTTATTGAGTCTTTTACCAGTTGCTAAAAGATTAGGGGAAGCTTTAGAACCTTTAATAAAAATGGCAGCAGAGGCTCTTAAAGAAATTCTTACTGCTATAACTGATTGGATTGTTCCTAGATTATTTACATTAGTAGATGCGATTACGGCTTTTGCTACTACTGGGGATATTTCTCCACTACTTGCATGGGGAGAGAAATTCTTCAAAGATTTATTTGAAATTGCTAGTAAGCTTTTTACAGACTTTATTGAATGGATTAAAACAAATGGTCCAGAAATTGTAGCCTCTATTGGGAAAAGCGTTACTTTATTTGCTGAATGGTTAAAGACAGAAGGTCCAAATATTGTTAAAACAATTGTTGATGGTATAAAAGTAGTACAAGCTACGTTAGACCCTTTATTTAAACAAATTGTGGCAGTACTAGGACCAATTGTTTTACAGTTTCTTGCTCCACTAGGAGTTGTTTTTGATAAATTTATGATTTATTTAAAAGATATCTTTAAAATTGTATTAGATGATACTATGGTTTATGCTAAACAGGTAACAGATGTATTTATGGTTTTTCTTAAAGATTCAATGGTATGGTTGTTACAATTAACAGTTAAACTTATGGCGATTGCTTTAGACCCCTTAGCTTTTAGAAAAGCCTACGATATGAATAAAGAAATAGTTAAAGCGTGGGATAGTGTACCAGAACTTGGTAAAATACCAAGTTTAGCAGATTCTGCCCAGAAGACGCTAGAGAAAATTGAAGCTCTTCCTTTGCCTAATCTGGTAGCTTCTGCAGAAGAGCAGAATGTGTGGCTTGCAAAAGTCGTAGCACAGTTGGAGAAACTAGGTTTTAAATTGGATAAAGTGGAGGCCGCTGCAGAAAAAGGGTCTGCAGGAAGCATCACCAATTCAACTCCTCCTACTAGTATTGCTGACCCTGCAGCACGTCAGACCACTCAGCCAAGTAATCAACGATGGCTTGATAGACAGAATGGAATAATAAGAGCCAGTTCTTATTATTATTAGTGAGGAAATAGATGGCAGTAGAATTAATAGTAAAATTATCAAAAAGTGGGCAGTCTTATACTCTTAAAGCAGAAAGAATCACACATAGTTATGATAGAAGTGTTAGCCCAAATCCATTACCTTCGGGTACGGCTGGAAGTGCTGGGCAGGTTTTTTATCTTGATTTAGGGCAATGTGTTCAAACTATTATAATTGAAGGGTTGATAGATTCTGTTTCAAAAGTACCAAGTGGGGCAAATCAAGAACCTACCAAAGTGCAGTTAGGAGATGTAGTTCGTACATGGTATGTACAATATTCATTAACTGGTGAGACTGAAGGTGGGACACCTGCTCTTTTAACGTATCCAGGAGGGAGTACCACAGTCTTTTTCAAGAGTGTCACATTTACAATGGTTGGAGCTCTAGAAGATAGGTGGCAGTATTCTCTTGTTTGTTTTGTAACGTAGGTTAGATATGGCAATTGGTACACAACTATATTATTCTAGTACTAATGACCCTGCTACAGAAACATGGCTTCCAGTAGGAGGGGAACCCGCAAAGATAAAGATAAAGATAGTAGATTCTGCTATAGGTGTTCCTAGAACAATGGAAGCCTACCTTATTAATACTATGGTAGGTGGGGTGCATGAGAAGGAAGGTATTTATACGGCATATAGACGTGTTAAAGTAGTAGAGTATGGAACAACTAAAACAATATTTGTTGGAAGAATTAATACTTCTCAACCTACCCAAGATGATTCATATGGCCAAATCTTAATTATAACAGCTACTGATTATTTACAAGCTTTTCTTGACCGCAAAATTAATACAGACTATAATTCTGATACTGCTAATTTAACAGGGTATACACGTAGTCAGATTATTGGGTATATAATTAATGGAAAAAACGCAGATGGTGTGGTATATCCATCTTATAATGTACCTACTAATTATATTACGACCAATATTACTGCTTCTCCCTCTACTGAAAAGATTAAAAGACAATACGCCTCTTCTAATAAGACAGTAGCAAGAGCAATTGAAGAATTGGCCCAAGAAGAGCCTTGGAGCGACAGAACTTGGTCAAAAGTATGGATTAACGGAACTTCTCGTACAGATATTAATACTAACGCTTATTCTTTTTTAACTGCGGGTAGTCAGTATGCTTATTGGGGTCAGACTGCTCCGTTTGTAGGAGTTAATGTTACTAATGTGTCTGTAGTAGGCAGCTATGGTAGTTTTACTTGGCAATACTATGCTTCTGATTTAACTTGGAAAAGTTTAACAATACTTCAGACTACTACTTTTGGTACAATTAGCATGGAAAGATGGGAAGTTCCTTCAGATTGGACCCAAGTTTCTGTGTTAGGTACTACTGCTTATTATGTTAGATGTCTTGCTTCTTCCGTTTCTTCTGTTTCTACGTTAAAAGCGGAGTGTGCGGTTGGAGTAGGTTTTAATTATTATGTTGATGAAAATGGGGTTTTTCAGTACTTTAGAAAGGGTTCAAGACCTGTAGGAGGCCCTGTTGCAGCAGGACTAACCTTTTCTCTTAGTCCAAATCCTTCATTACCTCTTACTCAAAGACAGATAATGGCTAATTATGAGTTTACGAATCAGCCTAAAGAGATTGTAACTAGAGTGTATGTGAAAGGAACTGCTGCAGATACAGGAAATATCGTGAGTGCTAGTGCTTGTAATGCTGCTCTTGAAACGCAGTTAAACACTATAAAAGAAAAATGGGATTTTATATCTGGTTCTGGTATGACAACTGCTGAATTAACTACCTATGCTCAAAATAGAGCAAATAGTTTACTCTATTCTAGGTCTTCCACAGTTGAAAGAGGGGCTGTTAGTGTAGTTCGGTATCCTTATTATACTATTGGTGGAGTAGTTACACTTCTTAGAGCTGGGGATTTAGTTCGTGCCAAGTGTTCAATGACTGGAACAGATATGGATTATGAAGTAATTGATATTGAGTATACAGAACCGAATGTTTCAGCTAGAATAAATCTTATCTCTCCATCTGCTGGAAGAGGTTCAGAAGCAGATGACATGTCAAATATAATAAATCGGTTAAAAGATGGAGATGACAGTGTTATTCCTTCTGCAAGAATTGGTGATTTAATTGCAAAACATATTACAGCAGGGGATATTGATGCTGGTTCCATTACAGTTGATATTGATTTAGCTAGCGATGGTGAGGGTGGGGGAGGAACTCTACAATCCGCTAACTTTGTTCATGGTACTTCTGGGTGGCAAATTAACTATGATGGGGTAGCAGAGTTTCAAGATATATATCTTCGTGGTGAGATTTATAGTGGAAAAACATTAAGTGTTGGTGGTGGGTCTTTTACTGCAGGTACTGTAACACTTGATTCTTCTGGTGTAAAAATAAAAAATACGGCAGCAGATGCTTCTACATGTTCTTTTTATACTTATGGAAATGTTTTAAGTGGTGAAATTTATGCTAAATTTCCTGCTACTGGGATGTATTTATATAGTTATGGGACCATTGATTTAGAAGCCGCTAAAGGCGATATATCTATTGGAACTGCTTCAGGCTCTGTTGATTTTTATGCTCCTTATGGAGATTATCATTTTCATAATGATGGTTTTACTTCTCCCCCATTTTTAATTCTTCCGAGTGCTGCAGCTACAGCAACAAAAGCCAACGGCTCTTTGTTTTTTAATTCTGCTACAGATGCTTTTATGGGTAAAACGGCAGCAGGTTGGGTTACTCTTGGTGCTTTGTCTTTTCCTGCACATGCTTTGGATAGTGCTTCGCACACTAATTCTGCTAATTTAACGAGTTCTTTAACGGCTACATCTGCTCGTACTGGTTTAATGAGAGCCTTATCAAATGTTTCTGGTGAATATTTTAATGGTACTGGTGGTTGGACAGTTCCTACTACTGTGGCTACACATTATCTTGATGACACTTCTATTCATATTGGGTTATCTGATACTATAAATTTAAATACTTCTTCTTTTACTCATGGACTTTGTCCTAAATTAGATGGAAATGTGGCACACTTTCTTTCTGGTATGGGTACTTGGCTGACCCCTTCTGTTGGGCATTCACCAAATGCCGATTGGGGGATGGCCTCTGGAGCTGGGGCAGCTTCAGGTACTTTATTTCTTTCTGGAGCTTTGGTATCTGATTTAACTATTAATAATGGGCTATCTATAAAAAGTGCAGGAGCTTTCAATGTTCAAGGAAATGGTTCTATTACTGTTAGAACTACTGGAGTAGGGGGTATTACATATATTGGGGATTCTAATATAACCAGTTCATCTGTTCGTATTTATGGTGGATTAAATGCAGACCTGCTTATACAGGCGACTGGAACTGGTCGTATTTATATGAGAGCGGCACAAGGAATGATAATGCCTACAGCTACAACGGCCCCTACTACGATAACTACTGGGGCCATGTACTATAATACAACTGATAATATAATGTATTATAGAAATAGTACGACATGGGTAGACATGAGTGGTGGAGGAGGAGTGGCCTATCTGCCATTGGCTGGTGGCACAATGACTTCTCCAGGAAACATTAATATGTTTGCTGGAAGCGTTATGCATGGATTAGGGGCTTTTACTCTTGATGCTATAACCACCCTTAATCTAGCCGCAGGTGCTTCACAAGTAATAACGATTGGAAATAGTTCTAATACTAATATTATTCAGCTACAAGGAAGTAGAACTCAAATTGTGGGGCCATTTAGATTAAGTCCTTATACTGGGAGAGACCCCACACCTGGAGCAGGCTCTTTACATTATAGAACTGATTTAACTAATGGCGTAGGTAACGGTATTATACGATACTATGATAGTAGTGGTAATTGGATAACTCTTGCAGCTACGGGTTCTAGTAGTATATCTAATCATTCTTTGGATAGTGCTTATCACACTACTCCTGCAGGAGTCACAAGAACAGATTTATTAGCTACTTCAGCTAGATTTGGCCTTTTACGAAATTTAAATATGGATACTACTACTTATTTAGATGGGAGTGGGTTATTTAGTCAACCTACGCACTTTTTAGACTCTATTGGTTATCATACTGCTTTACGAAATAATACTGTTTTTAATGTTTCTACTACAGCTCATGGTTTTTGTCCTGCTTTACCAAATCCTGTAGATACTACAAAGTTCTTATCTGGGGCAGGAACGTGGTTAGTTCCTCCTGGAACTGGTGGAGGTGGAGGGAGCATTAGTGTAACTCAGCTTTTCTATAATTACACAGGAGACCCTTATTATGGAACAGGAGGTAGAACGGCATCTACTACATATACTAATGGAACTAAAATACGTATGGTAACAGTTGCAGGATACACTTCTGGAGGTTCTTACACGACTTTTATGAGGGTTAAAACAGGAGCATCAACTGCAAATCAGATAGTGGCAGTTGCTGGGAATGACCCAGGTATAGGAGCTCCTGAAAATATTGAAACCATTACTTTTTTAGTTCCCCCTAATTATAAATATATGGTAGAGTTTGGATATGGGTATACTTCTTATATTTTAACTTGGGCCGAATGGGATTTAGGATAAAATAAAAAAGCGGAGAAAATGAAATGGCTTGGGGAACAACAATAAAAACAACAAAGGTACCAATTGCAATAAAGGATTTTAAACTTTATACAATGTCTGGAACTGCTCTATGGACAAAATTAAGTCTTGCAGGAATTGGGACACCGATGGGCATGCTTGATAATACATATTATTATACAGATGAAGCAGGTTGGAAGTTAATTCTAGGAGATTTAGTGCAGAACTCTTCTCTTTATGTTACCGATAGATATGACTGTCCACTTCCATATGATTTAGCTTTCTCTTTTGGGCTTTTTTATGCAGATGGAAGTAGTTCTATCAATGAGAAAAAAGGGTATTATAATTGGTATATCTGCAATTCCAATAAAGAGTTGTTGGAACGTTGTATAGGGCCTTTGGAACGAGAGTGGGGGTTTAATTTTAAAATACATTCTTATGATTCTGAGAAAAAGGGTACACAAACGAATTTTGGGGAAAGAAATAAAGATATCTATAGATTAATTACTAATATTGGTGCAGGAAATAAAAGAAAAAGCCCTAGAAAAGACTTTATTAAAGAATGGCACCAAATGTTTCATACGGAAGGGGGTAGGAAGAGAGTTCCTGGGTGTATCATGGAAAGCCCCTTGGAAACTAAGCAGGCTTTTATTGATGGGGTTATTGAAGGAGACGCTCATAAGAAAGGCCATATGTTGGGTGTTAAGAATAAATATACTTTAATGGAGCTTTATATCATTATGGATGAGCTTAGTCTTAATCCAAAAGCTTATCCAGAAAAACGAAGAGAAGATTTCTGGTATTTGCATTATTCTTTCTTAAATAAGCACGATTCTTATATTGCAAGATTCTTGGAAAATAAAGATTGGACTTCTGTTCAGGCAATAGCGAATGAATTTAAAATGTCTAATGGAATGGTTGGGGGCATTTTAGAAGGAATGGAAAAGAAAGGAAATATTATATTTCAAAAACCTTGGTCACAAAGAAAAGAAGTAAAACTAGTAAAAGGAATTGAAGCACATTGTGACAAGTTTGCAATGAAAGCGAGGGTTTTAGCATTTGAAAGGTATGGATTAAATTCTTGTGGTTTTGTAATTGGTGATGTACCACAAGGAAGACATAGTTTTAATTTAATTGTAACGACAACTGGTTTTCTTTTATTTGAACCGCAAAATACTGTTGCAAACTTTGGGGTTTTTCCTTTGGGTGGTAGAGATTATAAAACGGACATTGTCTTAATCTAATTTTAAAACACAGACCTTATAGGTTATAATTAGAATAGTAATTAAGGAGGTAGATTTTATGCTTTGGACTATTACATGGTATGCGTTTTGGGTAATTGTTATCGGTTCAATTGGAACAATTATCTGGACCCTGATTAAAAACAAGAAATAAAGGAGGATAGAAATGGCAATTAATATAACACCTGAAGAGAGGAATTTCCGATTTAAAGTAACCCAGTTAGGACGTTACCTATTGGCTTTCTTTGTTGTCGGATTGGCCTTTACTTTAATCTTTTTCTCACCCACTAAAGACCCAGCACCTTATATAGGTCTTGCTGGTACTTTGATTGGGGCTATTGTTATGTTCTACTTTAGGTCGTCTTCTTCAAATGAAAAGATGCCTGTTGATTCAACTAGCAATAATGAAGATGTCGTAGTTCCTGCGATGCTTCCGTTTGTAGGCAATTCACCTGCTGCAAATACCCCAAGAATGTGTTCAACTGGAGAATTACACGCTCCGAATTGTGGATGTGGAGATTGTGAGCCTTATTCAGCTCCTATTGAGTATGAAGAGGTTAAGAATTATTCCGCACCTTCTGTAAGTTTTGACTTTAATGCTGTATTAGCTAGACTTGAGAAAGAAGCTAAAGCAGACGGTATAAAGTGGACAAAGATGAAGGCCGCAATGGAGTTTAAAGTCTGGTTATTCAATAATATCACAATCGGTTCTGACCGTTGGGCAGAAGGTATGGATGTTGCTTTAGACTTAGCTAGTAAGGCCTATGCTGATGTAATTGGTATAGCTGCTCCTATTGCTTATTCTGAGGTTGCTAACTATAATGCTCACATGAACAAACTGAAGAAAGATGTTAAGAATAAGTACGGTTGTGGCAAAGTTCCTGCAGAAGCAGTAAGAGTTGCTGTAATGACACTAAGGGAAGTTTTAAAATATCATGAAGAGATTAGCTAAACCTTTAGTACTAATAGCGATTTTTCTTCTTTTTCTTTCTTCCGCCTTTTTAGGCTGTAACAGAAATTATGAAGAGTTTGCTATTACCGAAGTAAAGTATGAGGTACAATGTGGCTACGTGTTTCTTTGTTGGTACACTACAGAGCCCGCAATAAGTACTGTGTATACTTGTACTTTACCACCGAATGGGACTTGTTCAATCATTGCAATAGAACCTGAGATGGGGACTTTACATCAGATAAGTGTTTGTACAGATGAAACTGTGGAAAAATACCAAATTAGGACGGTAAATGCTACTGGTGAGGAAGATTGGCAAGAATTTGCCAACCCCTACTTGACAAAGTAATAAAAATAGAGTAATATAAGTACACCGACTCAATTGGATGGGGAGGGGAGGAGCCGAAACATGCTCGTCACCTTCCCTTCTGATTTTGGAGGGGGTATTGACACAGGGTATATAATAGTATTATGAACTGCACAGATATTCGGAGTTATTGGGAAGATAAATACCTTAAAAAGTTTAAATATCCCTATTCTTCTCCAAAAGTTATCATGGAATTAACTCTTTTAAAGAGGTTAATAAAGGCATATAATGAATATATAGTCTTAGAGGCTATAGATTCATTCTTTAGTGGTAGTAAAACAGCAGATAAAGTAACAATTCCGTATTTTGCCACACCAAAAGTATTCAAAGATATTAATAGAGAGATACTTTTACTTAAAGATGTTGCAAAGTACTTCAGATATTTAAAAGATAACAAAGTAGACAGAAAAAAGCGGAAGAAAATAGAAGAATTATTGCATGAATATATAGATTACAAGACAGCGATGGTTCTATTTGATTACGAAAAGCTTAGATTACCAGAGATAATAAACGAATTAGAAGGAGAAATCAATGCAACAGGGATATGAAGACCGTTTCCTATCATCAATCAATAATCTAGAAGACCTTTCAGACGTTAATTTAGCAGGGATTACTCCTGAAACCCTTGTAATTCGTAGAGAAGTGCTTCAATTCATCATGACATACGCTTCTAGACATCAATCTTTCCCCGCAAGGGACTTAGTAGAGCTAGAATTCTCTGATTTTAAGTATATGGATGGGGTAAAGGCGGAAGAACGGCAGTTCTTGATGAAAGAGCTGATAAAATCCGAAGTTAGACGTAAGGTAGTTAATATTATAGATAAAAGCTCTACTATGTTGCATAAAGATACGTATGGAACAATTGATTATCTTCAATCCCAAATTTCTCAAGTTAAAAGGCCCGTTTCTTTCTCTAAAAGTTACACAGATAAAGAAGCTTTAAGTCGTTTAGTAAAATTGCGGGAAAGAAAAGAAAAATTAAAGAAAGGCGGGATACTTGGAATTAAAACAGGACTATCTTTCTTTGATGCCCAGCTTCTTGGTTGGCAAGCTGGTAACTTAGTAGCTATTATTGCTAGATTAGGGATTGGGAAGTCTACTTTAGGTACTTATTTATCGTGTTTTGCCTATTCAGAGGGGTATAGAGTGGCCTATCTTAGTCCTGAAATGACTACAGAAGAAGAAGAATTGAAATGGGATACCACAATGGGTGCTTTAATGGGTTATAAGTTCTCTACTTCTGGGCTTATGAGAGGAGAAGTAAACGAAAAAGAGTATGAAGAGTTCCTTCTTAAGATGTCAGAACGAAAAGATTGGTTGACAATGGATTCGGCTCAGAATAAAGCTTTTACTTTACCTGCTATTGAGTCAATTATTGATGAGTTCTCACCAGATGTTGTCGTAATAGATGGCTTTTTGCTACTTAATATTGGTGATAAATCTCCACAGAATATGGAAAGGGCTGCAAATGAATTAAAAAGCATTGCTTTAAGTCGTAGAGTCGTGATGTTGGTTACATCACAGGCAAACCGTCAAGCTGGAACTGAGATGCCTGAGATGCATCAGGTCTATGGCACAGATGCTCTTGGGCATGCCGCAGATGTTGTCATTATGATGGCAGATGATGAAACTAAGCCTAATAAACGGTGGGTTTCTATCGCTAAAAAGCGTATGGGAGCAGGAATCAACAAGAAAGTACTCGTGAATTTTGATGTGGATATCGGCTCGATAGGTGGGTAGAATGGAAGACAAGTTCTATTGTCCTAAAACCTATCTTTATTGCGATAGACCAATGGAATTAAAAGAAATAAAAGGTCCTAATGGGATTATTTATTTAATACCTAACTGTCATACAGATACTAGAAAATGTAAGTTTGAAATACATAAAAGAATGGTGCAAGCATTGGAGAAATGTGCAGATGCAAGTTAAACAGATTGTAAAAGAATTAGGAATTAAAATATATCAAGAGAATAATCATTCTCATGAGCTTTATTGTTGGTGTCCTTTTCATAATGAGAAGAGCCCCAGTTTTAATATCAACTATATTACAGGAAAATGGCAATGTCATGCTGCTTCGTGTGCTATAAAGGGGCGTTCAGTAGATGAGCTGTCTCAAAAGTTAGTAGGAAAGACATTTAATCTTGAAGAAGAGGATAATTGGGCTGAACGAATTCATGAACAGCTGTATCCTACAATAAAAAGGGAAACACAGCCCTTTATTCCCTTACTGCCCTTAGCATTAAGAAATGCAGGGCAGGTTTTCTTAAACAAAAGAGGTATAGAGAATACTTCCATTAATAAATGGAATTTAATGTATTGGGAATCTGTAAATGCGATTGTGATTCCTATAGCGTTCTACGGATATATACTAAGGTATATAGATGCGGAAAAAACAAAAGAAAAGTACAAATATGTAAGCGGAACTAAGATAACAAACGGATTATTTGGTGAAGAAAACTTGACATTTGGGGAAGAAAGTAGTATAATATTAGTTGAAGGTAGTTTAGATGCTATTTCGATGCATCAAAAGGGATTTAAGAATACTTTGGCTTTGTTACATGCCGATATGTCGGATATGCAAATGAAAGTATTAACAAAGTATATGGTTCCTATATATTTGATGCTTGACCCTGATGTTGCAGGAATTATGGCTTCTATTAAAATCTACCAAAAGCTTCGCTCTACTTTTGTAGTGAGAACCTGTCTCTTGCCTGATGGTAAAGACCCAGATTCTTGCTCAATTGAGGAAATAAATAAAGCGTTGGCGGAAGCCAAACTAGGAGGTGTAGCATAAGGACTAAGGGGGAACCCTGATGAAGCGTATAAATAACTTTAGCTTTTTATGAGTTATTGAAGTGGGAGTAAAACAGACGACAATGGCACTTTATAAGGAGTCTTATAAAGGATAAATTAGGCTACTAATATAAGAACATATACTTTTGAGATTATATAGTATGTAAAAGCGGGAGTTAAACAGAAAAGACATGGCAAATTAATCAAAGGTGAATTCAAACGCCTTTGATGTGGGAAACAAAATAAATAAAAAAACGGAGAAAAGAATTAAATGTATACAGGACTAGATGAAATTAGGGAAAAAGTGGCAGACACAGAAAGCATGTTTGAGGGAACTAGAATCAAGAAGCTGATGATTAACGATGGAGAGACAGCGATTCTAAGGTTCATTACGGATGGAACAGATGTTATATTGGCACACATGCATGAAATGGAAGAGGTTGGGCCGAAGGGAAAACGCTTTGTGAAGCGTTATTGCACCAAGGAAGACACTGGTGTGTGTGAGTATTGCTCTGGTGGAGATAAACCCAAGGGTTTCTTGTATCTTTGGTCGTATGTTTATTCCATTATCCATGCAAGGCAGAACCCCCAGTTGGATATTAACCAAAATGCACCTCGTTGGCAACCTATTAAGATAGGTTCTCAGACCTTCTATAAGGAAGAGGTTAATTATCCTATGGTCTTTGCTACCAAGATTGGTAAGAAGTCCATGTACCGCAATGCAATTACTGGATTTTGGCAGGAGTATGGTACTCTTGGTGATAGGGACTATAAGTGGTCACGCAATGGGGCAGGTCTCGATACCATTTATACACTTCAGCCCAAAGACCCTACCAAGAAGTCTAAAGAGGTAGCAGAGTTTACCTTGGAAACGCTTCCCTCAATTACGGATTATATTGTGGGGAATCCGACTTCAATGGAAACTGTTAATGCTCCTAAGGAAGCTGCTGTAGTGGCTTCTAAGGGCAACGGCTCTTCCAAAGATGACCCGTTCTAAGTAAATAATTGGTAATGGTGGTCAAGTTTACGGAATATCTGAAGTTCTGCTCGTCAGAAGCAGTAGGATAGGATATAGGAGTGACCTTAAAAGTAGAGGGTACCATTATCAAAATAAAAAAGCGGAGAAAGAAATGAAAGGTTTAGCAATTTATACATGAATCTTAATGGGGCTACTGGTGCTGTATGCAATCCTATCTCCAGATTATGAAGTATTCACCAAGTTATTTTGTTTAGGAATGTATACACCAGTAGTAATTTTAGCAATTAAAGTAGTAAAAGGAGACAGATAGAATGCCAAAAGTAAGCGTAAAGTGTGGGATGACAGTCAAACTATTCAAAGATTCACAGTATGAGTTTTTCCGTCCTGAAGTTAGCATTGAAGACATTGATACCGATGGTAATGTAGATGAACAACTTAAAATAGCAGTCATGGCTCTTAACGATGTATGGGAAACGGTTACTGCAGAAGTAAACAAGAAAATTGTTGCAGAAATTCCTCGTGTAGATGCTGAAATGCAGTTACAGGTAAGCACAAAGATGAAGAATATGGAACGTATTATCGGTAGTCTCCAGCGTGAAGTAGAGAGTTTGAAAAAGAAATAATGAAAATGACCTTGCAGGAAGCCTTACAGGCTCCGAAGATACTTTCAATCGACCTTGAGACTCCAGATTTAAATTGGTGGAAAGAACGTGCATTGCTTATGGGGATTTATGCACCAGGATTTGAAGGGTATGTAAATCTCTTTGAATATGATGATGCCACTCTTTCTTCCTTTTTTGCGGAGTTTGTAAAAGAAAGGTCATTTATATTTCATAATGCTAAATTCGACTTACACTATCTACAAAAATGGGTTGATATCTATCCTGTAGAGTTTAGTGATACGATGATTCTTGCATATATGTATAAAGAAAACGTATCTCATAAACTTAAAGACCTAAGTAAAGAGTATTTTGGTGAGGAAGCATGTATTAATAAGGTATTAGTGGATGATTTTCTTAAAAAGAATACTAAAGGTAGGGGTAGCAAGAATTTCGATTTTAGTACAGTACCAAATGAAATGTTGGGCAATCGTGCTATAGAGGATGCGAAGAATACCTTTAATCTATTTGGTATTCTTCGTCCTAAAGTCTATAATAAGGAGATATACCTAACTGAAAAGACTCTGGTAAAGGTATTAATTCGGATGGAAGCCAATGGAATTATGGTGGATAAGAATTATCTAAAGACTTTGGATGAGGATTTAACCCATCAGATAGAAATCTTTGAAAAGAAGTATTCAGACATTAATTTAAATTCTACTAAGCAGTTAAGTGAGTGGTTGTTCAATACGTTGGGTCTTACACCTTCTGAATACACTGGGAAGGGGTCACCATCAACAAAAACAGCCGCTTTGTTGCTTTTAGATTCTCCACAAGCTAGAGATTTGCTTGAATATCGTAAGATTGGAAAGCTACAAGGTGCTTTTACATCTAATTTATTGCAGAGAATTACAGTAAATGGGCGTATTCATGCTGATTTTAGACAAACTGGAACAGAAACAGGTAGATTAAGTTGTTCTAACCCAAATCTTCAGCAAATGCCTAGTAAAAGCCCCATTATTCGTAGAGCATTTCTTGGTAAGAAAGACTTATGGTCATTTGATTACAGCCAGATGGAAGCGATACTCTATGCCGTCTACAATAAAGAGAAAGATTTATTAAAAGCCATTAAATATGGTGAAGATGTGTATACAGCGATGGCGGCAAAGATATTTAAAAAGTATGCAGAGGCGGTGACTAAGGACGAACGTAATAGAACCAAGACTATATTTCTTGGTTTAATGTATGGAATGGGAAAAGAGAAGTTTGAACGAACTACAGGTACTTCTTGGGCTACTGTTAATGGTTATTTTAATAAACGACCATTACAGAAATTGTTAAATAAACAGGTAGAAGAGCGTGGATATGTCGAAACAATGTTTGGTAGGCAGAGGCATTTACTTCCTGAAGAATCTTATAAAGCTATTAACTCTATTATACAAGGAAGTGCTGCAGATATGATAAAAATGTCAATGGCTAAACTTCCATTAGAAATTCAAAATAAAATGCGGCTTACAGTTCATGATGAATTAGTTTTTGAAGATTTAGAAAAAGAGGAAGTTAAAACGATAAGCGACACAATGACATCTTTTGACCTACCGATTAAAGTAGGTATTGGAACGGGTAAGACTTGGTGGGATTGCAAAGAAAATGAGTACAGTTTGGAGAGTTAAATGACTAACGAAGAAGCAGAGAAAGTTATAAGATTAATGATATGTGCTGATGGCGGGTGTTTTCACTGTGCAGGTACTTTATTAGTAGATTTTAATGAAACATTTCCTGAACATACGGAATTAGCCAAAATGATTTATAAAAAGAGGTTTAATAAGGAGTTAGAGTTATATGACTAAAGAAGATGTAGAGAATGCATTAGAAGTAGCAAAGAAATCCATGAAGGGGTCTATTTCTATGGGGGATGCCCCAGAACTGATACTTCAAAAAGTACCTTTTAACATACCTGTGTTAGATAATTTATTAAAAGGCGGATTAAAAAGAAAAGGAATGCATATATTTACAGGAGCCTTTTCTACTTGTAAGAGTTTTTTAGCTCAGAAAGCAATTGCTTCTGTACAAAGTAGAGGAGGGGGAGCTGTTTATATTGATACAGAAAGACGTTTTGACCCTGACTGGTTCACTTTGTCGGGAGTCAATATTAAAGATTTAATTGTAGCTACTCCTTTACATGGTGAGGAAGCTGTGGATGTAGCGATTAACTTCTTAGAGGCTGAAATTGACCTTGTGGTTTTTGATTCCTTTGCTGCTTTAATTCCCATTGAAGAATATGAAGAGGGAATGGAGCAGAAGTTCATAGGTTTACAGGCGAGAATGTTAAATAAAGCTATTAAAAAGATGATTCCAGCCAATACTAATTCTGTTGTTATTGCAACTAATCAAACTAGGGCCGATATAGGTAGTCATTTTAATGCTGGTATACAAGAAAATCTTGTGGGTGGAAAAGGACAGTATTATGAGGCTTCTTTGATTCTACAGACACGTAGAAGGGGATGGTTGACTGAAACTAAAGAAGGCAAAATAGTAGAAAATGAAAAGGCATCAAAAGATACCAAAAAAGTTGGTTTTGTTGTAGAATGTTTCTTACAGAAATGTAATTATGCCCCGCCTTTTACATTTTGTCAAATTCCGTTTAATTTCTATAAAGGAGCTTTGGATAATGTAGCGGCTATTATTGATTTAGCAGTCGATTCAGGCAAGATTATTCAAAAAGGTCCTTGGTATAAGTATAAGGAAGAGAAATTTATGGGAAGACAGGCTGTTGTAGATTTCTTTGAGAAGCCTGAAAATCAAGAAGCTTTTGAAACGCTTAAATCAGAGATTATTAATAGTTGATATACTGATTTTAGTTGTAGAGATAAATAAGGTATAATTATACTATGATTAAAGAAGACCGTTGGGAATGGCGAGAATGCAAGAAGTGTTCTTATAAATTTAAAGTAAGAATAAAGCACCCTAAGCAATACTGCTCTTTAAAATGCCGTCTTGCAGATATAGAAGGACCAAAAAATCCTAATTATAATAATAAATGGTCTGTGCAACAGAAAACACAGGCGAGAGATAGAGTTAAAAATTGTATTATATTAGGGCAGTTTCCAATTTATACGAATACTAAACCGCATTTAAAATTAGAAAGCTTATTACAGGAACTGGATTTCAAAGTAGACAAAGAGGTCTGTTTTGGTGGTTTTTTGGTAGATTGTTTTTTACCTGAGTTCCATGTTGCTTTAGAAGCAGATGGTCCTTTTCATTCTAAACGAAGAGATAGAAAGAGAGATTCCTTTATATTAGAAAATTATAATGTTCCTATATTACGGTTTGAATCAACTGTATTAATGAATCCAATGAAAGAGCTAGATATTAAAAACAGTATTCTTAGTTTTGTGGATACTTATAAAGGAAGTGTTAAAGAAAGAGAGCAAGATAGTAAGTTAAAAGAATTTGGAGCAGTTATAACTAAAGATTTTAAATCATGGAAAAAAGATAAAATGCGAAAACAAGACACTTCAACAGGCGTATTATATTGGGTGGCTCTAGAATACAAACAGTTTATTTGTCCAACTTGTGGAAAAAACATGTTAGTTGCAGAGACTGATAAAAGAAAGTATTGTTCATCATTCTGTGCTAATAAAAGACCAAATCGTGCTTATGCTCTTAAGATAGTGTTGTGCAAGTTCTGTAAAAAAGCGTTTAAAAGCAATGATTGGAAAACTAGGAAGTATTGTTCTCACGATTGTTATAAACAAGATATTCCAAGTTGGAATACAGGTTTAACCAAGGAGACTTCAACTAAATTAAAACTAATTGGCGAGCATATTAGTAAAGCTAAATGTGAACAAAGTGCGAATAAGTTAAATAAGTGTAAAAAAGAAGGAGATAACCCATTTGAATAAGGGAATAAAAGCAATTATGGAGACACGAAATCCAAAGCAATGGTTGGAAGGAGCAATTGATAACTATCTGGAGACAAAGCCAGTAGAACAACGAATAGGGAGTCATTTTCATCCCTCAAGTGCTGGAAAATGCCCACGAAGTATTCAATTAACAATGGCAGGAGTTTTAACTTCCAAGCATGAGGCTAGAATTCTTCGTATCTTTGATACAGGTCATGATATGCATGATAAATATGGTAGATACTTTGAGAAAATGGGTATATTAGTCTCTAAAGAAGCGGACGTATTCTATGAAAGAGATGGAGTAGTAATAAAGGGTAATTGTGACTATGTAGTTAAAGATGACACTAATAGGCCACATATTCTAGAATTAAAGTCTATCAATGCTAGAGGTTTTAATGATTTATGGGTTACAAATGTTCCTCATACGAATCACTTTTTACAATGGAATGTATATTCTGGTTGTTTAAAGATTCCTTTGGGTGAGATTTTATATGAGAATAAAGATGACCAGAATATGAAGATATTTAGTGTTGCTTTTAATGAAGCACAGTTTGAAGAAACCTTTGCAATATTTAAAAGTATTCATGAGTATACTCAAAAAGGACTATTAGTGCCGATTCCTTCGAAATGTAATGATAAATACTGTCCTGCCAAGCAAATATGTAGTAAGGAGAGGGCAACAAGATGAGTGAAGAAATAATCTTAAAACCATTACGAGAGAAGATAAGTAAATTTCCCTTACCCCAAAAACCAGTTACATTTGGGCAGTCTTATGTCTTTCCAGAAGACGCTACGGTGCTTACATCTCCACAATTGGGTAATTGGATGTTTAAATTGGCGGGATGGAAAGGATATGCTTTGCACCAACTCGCTTTTGTAGAGATGGACGTAGCGGTTATGGAAGATGTGTATACAACAAAAATGGAAATGGCGATGTCACAGGTACAATCAGAGAAAAAGCTTGTAAAAGAAACCCTAAGAGGACAAGTTATGACTTCAAATAGAGAGATAAATGAGTTAAAGGCTCGTTGTATGGAAAGAGCAGGAACATTAGCTGCTTTAAAACGTATAGTGGAACTTTATACTATACAATTAGAGATTGTTAGTAGGGAACTCACTCGTAGGACGTATGACTTAAAGCTTATGCAGAAAGGAATACAGAATTTTGACGATTAAAGTTATATATGGAAAGTATCACTCGGTTCCTTGTAAATTTGTTATTACAGAGGAACAGATTAACGAGGCTAAAGAGGCTATGCAATATCTAAATAATTGCAAATGGCAAGGAAATTTACAGATTAATATTAAACCAGACAAGATTTATCATGAAAATGCTAAAGAACTGCTACAGGAACTAAATGCTTTTATTTATGTGGATAAAGAGTTCATGAGTTTATCTTATGATGGCTATGAAGGCGTTGATTATATTACAGAGATGCTGGATATTAGGAAACTCCCAAAGATGTGGGCCTCAACCTCTTTTATGGATAACTTGACAGATAAGTACGGTGGTGATATAATAGACAGGCGTTTATTATCAGATGAAGATAAAGAGAATTTAAGACATTTAACTATTATGTATAAATTAGAGGAGAGCCAATAATGGGCATGTTTAATATTGTAAAACTTCTTATTCCTTGCCCAAATTGCGGAAAAGAAGTAGGAGAATTGCAGACAAAAGATGATTATTATGAAGCGTTATATTTGGAACAGGTCGAATTGTGGATGATACGGGAATGCCACACTATTTGTCCTCATTGTAATGCTTGGATTGAGATTAAATTAAAGAAAGAAAAGATGATGGAATTGACTCTTGCTGATTATGATATAACAACTCGACCATTAGGAGAATTTAAAGAGGTGAAATTAAATGAGGAACCCAAACAGAATAGTGCCAATAATGTGTCTAATTGAAACAATATGGAAACGAAACCCAGATTTAAGACTTTGTCAGTTGATTGGTAATGCTACGTTTGATAAACGAGATAATTATAGCATTGAAGATGACGAATTAGAGAAAAGATTAAAGGAGTTATATTGTGCCGATAAAAAAGAAGTTATTTAATGCCCCTGTAGTACTCTCATTTGGGAGTGGCGCAGGAAAGATAATCTCAAAGATTGAGACTCCTATGGGGGTTTATAAAATTGCAGTTAATTCATCTGAAAGAGATTTGCAGATGATTGATACTAGAGTAGATGAAACCGTAGTTTGTGGACAAGGCATTGGTAGTGGTATGGACCCTACACAAGGTCGTGAGGATTTATATAATGGTCTTCGTAAGGTCTTTAAATACATTGATGACGCTTGTTATGAAGCAAAGGCTACAGATGTGGATATTATTCCAATTATTTCTTCTCTTGGGCATGGTTTTGGTAGCGGTAGTCTTACATCTGCCATTGGAGAATTACAGAGAAGGTATAAAAATGCTATTATATTGCCTTTTGTGGTGACCCCGTTTACTTGGGAAGGTACAGAAGTAATAAAAAGAGCTTATGAAAGCCTAAAAGAGGCTACAGATGTTAGTCCTTGTTTTGTAATTTCAAATGAAGAGGTAGGAAATGTATACAAAGATATTGGAGCCAGTTATGAATCTATCAATGGGCTTATTGGAGACAGCATTTCTGTTATCCTTAGGAGCTTTTCTGCTACAGAAGGGGTATTACAAACTATTGATAGGAACGATTTTAGTAAGTTTTTCATTAGGGATATTGCTACTATTCGTCATATGCGTATTAAGTCTGCTAAAGATTTAACCTTTGATGATATAAAGGAAAACATTGGCAAGAGATGGCTAAAGATTGATGCTAAGATGTTTAAACCTATTAGTAAGCTCAATGTAACCTATATTCTTGATGGAAAAGGTCCTTTTAGCCCCAAAGTTTTACAGGAATTGCAGGAAAACGCCACAAAGAAAGATTATATCAATAAAGAGTATATTAAACCTTTACTTATTGAACGTAAGAAGGTTAAATATTGTGACTTTGTCTGGATGGAATCTGGGTTTAAATTAAAGTGCGATAAAAACATTTATGGTGAATACTAATATTTGCTTTGAAAGAATTAAAAATTGCGGAGAAAAAGAAAGATGATAATAATACCAGATAAAACAAAAGTAGTTTATTTGATAGACTCTCATCCTGACACACCAGAAGATGCCGAGTATATGGAAGTGAGTGAATGTGATACTATTGAGATAGCAGATAAAGAAGAATGGAATATTATTTATCAAGGGTATAATGCTACGTATAGAATTGGATTTTCAAGATGGGCGGATTGGAATTTATATTGGGTGCAATATCCATTTTCTCAATATTTAGAAGACTTAATTAAATTAAAAATTGCGGAGAAAGAAAAGAATGGAAAAGATTAAGATTAGACATATGGCAAATGGTGGCACATATTCTTCTTATGACTTAGCAGTAATGAACGCTTTTAATCAAATGGCTGAATATATTAATCCTATGATTGATGAAATTGAGGAAAGATTAAAAAAGTTGGAGGAAGAAAAGAAATGAAAACAGAGTTAGATTTAAGATGGGCAAACCCAGAGTCCAATAATATTGCAGAGCGTCATTCTTTTCTCGGTGTTAGACTATATCCAGAAACAAATGCAGAGTTTGCTGCTTTAAGACAGTTAGTAACTTATTGTGAGGATATAAAAGAAATGGGTAGTTTTGGTACTATTCATTATTTAATAAAGTTAGAAGAAAAATCGGAGAAAGAAAAGAAATGAAATTAGTAGGATTTGGATTAACTCTTGTGTGTCTATCTTTAGGGATGTTTGTATTACTTGTAAACAACCTTCCTCAAACAATCGGTCAATTATGTTTTGCAGTTAATATGATTTGTTTAGGAATATGTTTTAGGAGTGCTTTAATTGGATAAGATAAAACGTCATAAAGAGATTTGCGATTTGCTTCATGATACTTATAAGAAGAAGAATGAGGCATATGGAGACTCCTTTGGGAAAACTTTTAAGGAATTAGGAATAATATCTGCAGTAACTCGTATATATGATAAGGTAAATCGTATATCAGCCTTGACACGGGGAGCTAAAAATGATATAATAGATGAGTCAATATTAGATACTCTTTTGGACCTTTCGAACTATGCAATAATGAGTATAATTGAGGTTGAAGCGAATGCAAGAAAAGATAATAATAGCATACCCCAGTAATAATATTTGGGCTAAAATAAAGAAATTTATTATTACCCACTTTTTTCCTACTCGTTGTTATGAGTGCAGTTGTATTGATTGTCAAATGGGTGAGGATGGAAGAGAATATTGGTACTGTCCACATTTAAATGCTGATATATGCACAATATGTTGTGTTTATGATTCATTGGGTGAAAATTATCCAGAATGTGTCTCTTGTGAACATGATAAAGATAGAGCACTTTTTGATGATGGCAATGGTTATAGTTTAAATGATTTATGGGAACCAAAGGAGGAATAGTTTGAAATACACTTACTTATTACCAGGATTTAGTTTTTATGATGGTTGCATCTTCTACCGCAATTATCAACCAGCATTGGCAATGCAGAAATTAGGGCATCAGGTAGATTTTACTCTTCTTAACCCGCAATTTAATCGAGAGAAATTGCTTAATTTGGATTTTGTCATATTTAGTAGGTACTACCCAATGGATTTATCTCCGTTGGTGCTTTATCTTAAAAGAAATGGGGTAAAGATAGTTTATGAGACGGACGATGATTTGGAGAATATCCCACCTACTAATCCCACTAAGAAAATTATAGAACAGTTCTTAGAATCAGTTTATATGCTAGGAAATGCGTGTGATTTAATTACTACAACTACTCCTTATTATGCTAAACAGTTAGAAAAAAGATACCCTACTAAACCTGTAAAAATTGTTCCTAATTGTATTGATTTTAATATGTTTAAACCTAGACAGCATTCTGATAGATTAAAAATAGGATGGGCAGGAGGTGTTACACATTGTACTGATTTAGCAGAAATGCTTGATGCTATCATTAAACTTCAAACAAAACATGAGTTTGATTTTCTGGTTAATGGTATTAGTGCTAATCCTATTGAGGCTCAGGCTTTTGATTGGGAAAAATCATGCGAGCTAGGATTAATGAATCCGAATGATGTTTTTGTTAAAACAGGATTAGCTTTTGTTAGAAAATTACCGCAAATAAAGAACTTTAATTTTTATCCTTTTTATCCTACTGTAATGTACCCAACTATCCTAACTAAGATGGATTTAGATATAGGTATTGCTCCAGTTGGAGATAATGTATTTTCTAGGTCAAAAAGCAATCTTAAAATGTATGAATATGCTGCTGTAGAAAGTTTAACACTAGCCTCTAATGTAATTCCCTATAATACTGAAATGACCCACCCAGAGTGTTTAGTAGAAAATACAGTAGAAGATTGGCACGATAAATTAGAAATGTTTATTAAAGATAAGTCCTTAAGAGAGAAAACACAGAAAGAACAAACAAAGTGGGTAAAAGAAAATAGAGATAATGATAAAATTGTAAAACAATGGGAAACAACCTTTGAAGAAATGCTGGATACAAAATAATGCATGCTTCTGCTTCAGAAAATATACAAAGATTTATTAATAAATATCTTGAAGATAAAAAAGATAAAGAATTGCTTATATTAGATGTAGGTAGTTCTAGTAGCGGTGGTTCTTGTAGTAATTTATTTAAGCAAGGGAAATGGGTTTATGAAGGACTTGATATACATCCTGATACTAATACTACTATTGTTGTATCTGACCCTTACCATTGGAAGGAAGTTGATTCGAATAAATATGATGTAGTTATTTCTACTTCTACATTTGAACATATTGCGTATTTCTGGGATACAGCCTTAGAAATGGCACGAGTATTAAAACAAGATGGTTTTTGTTGCATTGTAGCCCCTTCTACTGGGGAGATTCATAATTTTCCAATAGATTGTTATAGATTTTATCCAGATGGTATGAAAAGCATTGCTAAATATGCAAACTTAAATGTGCTAGAGGCATATATAGACCCTACAGATGCTAAATGGAATGATTGTGTGTTAGTTTGTAAGAAAGGAGCTGTTTAATGGAACCAAAATATATAAGTGGTCATTCTGCTTGGGTAGAGAACATCCCTTTTGTGTTTGAGTTAGTAAAAGAACGAAAGCCTCAAATTATTGTAGAATTAGGAGTGCACTATGGAGATTCCTATTTTGCTTTCTGTCAAGCTGTTAAAGAGTGTTCGTTATCAACTTCTGTTTTTGGAATTGACTTATTTGAAGGGGATGATTTAACAGGATATTATGGTCGTGAGGTATACCAACAAGTTATAAAATATAATGAAGATAACTATGCACCTAATTGTAGTATCTTCAAAATGTCTTTTGATAAAGCGGCTACTCAATTTAAGGATTTAGATATTGATATCTTGCATATTGATGGAAGTCACTATTATGATGATATTAAACATGATTTCTATATATGGTTACCAAAAGTTAAAGAAGGAGGGGTAATTCTTTTACACGATATTAAAGTATTAAAAGAAAGGTATGGTGTATGGAAATTCTGGAAAGAACTAAAAGAGATTTTTGAATGCAAGGAAATTGATAATCAATATGGTTTAGGTATAGTGTATATAAAAAAAGCGGAGGAAAAGAAAAATGAAAGCAAGTAAGTATGATAAGTGTAAGTATCCTCCTTGTAATGGTAGTGTTACAGGGCCTTATGCTCAGGTAGGTCTATGTAACCGTCATGGAGAGCAGTTAGAGTTCTTGTTATGGGCTCTTAATGTAGTTAAAATGTCAGAAGAAGTACCAGAACAGAAAGACTCTAGTATAAAGATAAAATAATGAAAGCCTTACTGTATGATGATAATAATAAAGTAGTAGCTTACTCTTTGATTGACCCAGTTAATATGTATCCTGGAGATACTTTAACAATAAAATGGAATTTAACTTTTAATAATCATAGCATTTGTGACTATTGTGGAAAAGTGATGGCGCATGAAAAAGATGAGAGAATACTACAGATGACTGAAGTTAAGGGGAATTATTATTATTTATGTGGGCTGAGATGTAAAATATTAACATCCTTAAAACAGGCGTTAGCATGAGGGTAGTAGGTATAGATATAGATAGTAGGAAGTTTGGAGCCGTCTTATTAGAAAATGGTAAATGGGCAGGAGATTGTTTTCATCTTTCTACTTCTAAGAATGTAGATGATAGAATTACAGTACTTTATGATGAGGTAGAGAAACTCTTAATAAGATGGGCCCCAGATAAGGTTTATATTGAGGAAGTAATTTATATACAGTCATTTAACGCTACAAAAGCGATAGCTGAAGTTGTAGGGAACTGCAAATCTATTTGTAGAATTCATAAAATTGCTTATGAGACAGTACCAAATAAAACGTGGAAAAAAGAAATAGTTGGTAATGGTAATTGCTCCAAAGAAGATACAAAGAAGTTTATTGAGAAGTTAAATCCGATGTTCGTAGGAAGAAAAGAAGATTGCTACGATGCCTACGGTTTGTGTTTACTAGGGACAAAAAGAATGAGTAAGGAGAAAAATGGCAAAGTGGAATGATTCGGCTAAAGAGATTTTGAAGGCTAGATATTTAAAAAAGGATTCAAATGGGGAAGTTATTGAATCTGAAGATGGTATGTTAGAGAGGGTAGCAAAGCATGTTGCTAAAAATGAGAAAAATGCGGAAAAATGGGAAAAGAAGTTCTCGGATATCATGGACTCTCTTGAGTTTTTGCCGAATTCTCCCACATTGATGAACGCAAATAGTCGTACAGGACAACTCAGTGCCTGCTTCTGCTTACCTGTGGAGGACAGTTTAGCTGCTATCTTTGAAGTAGTGAAAGAGTCTGCTCTAATTCATAAGACTGGTGGAGGGACAGGGTTTAACTTCTCTAAATTGCGTCCTAATGGGTCTATTGTTAATACGACTAAGGGAACCGCAAGTGGTGTCGTAAGTTTTATGAGCGTATTTGATGCGGCTACGAATGCAGTTAAGCAGGGTGGCGTGAGACGTGGTGCTAACTTAGGAATGCTCTCGATTACCCATCCAGATATATATGAATTTATAAATTGTAAGAAAGATTTAACTAAGTTTAATAATTTTAATATTTCTGTAGCCATGACAGGAAAGTTTCTTGATATAACCAAGAATGGTAAGAAACATTGGCTTGTTAATCCAAATAATCATGAAGAGAGGTTAGTAACTGATGCTGGAGATTTGTTTACGCTTATTTGTAGTAATATCTGGGAGAATGGCGAACCTGGAGTCATATTTCTGGACACTATTAACGCTTATAATCCTATTCCTTGGATGGGTAAACTCGATGGTGTAAATCCTTGTTCCGAACAGCCTTTGCTCCCTTGGGAGTCTTGTAATCTTGGTTCTATTGATGTTTCCAAGTTTGTAAACGCCAAAGGGGAGATAAATTGGGAAAAGCTTACTAAGACAGTTGAAATAGCTGTTCGATTTCTTGATGATGTTATTGATGTAAATATATATCCTCGTGTTAAGATTGCAAGAAAGACTTTATCCACGAGAAAAATTGGATTAGGAATCATGGGTTGGGCAGATATGCTTTTAATGCTGAAGATAAAGTATGATTCGGCTGAAGCCTTAGATTTAGCAGATAAACTGATGTTTACTATTAATAAGGTAGCACATGATGCTTCTGAAGAATTAGGAAAAGAAAAAGGAGCCTTCCCTGCAAATAATGGTGTATTTACAAGGCGTAATGCTACATTGACTACAATTGCACCTACTGGTACGCTTTCAATGCTTGCAGATTGTTCTAGTTCGATTGAGCCTGTATTTGCTAAGAAGTTTACTAAGACTGTTCTTGGCAACGTTACTCTTGATATATCAAAGAAGTACCAAAAGTTTGATGGGGATTATTTTGTAACAGCACTAGAGATTTCTCCAGAATGGCATATAAAAATGCAAGCCACTTTTCAGAAACATGTGGACAATGCCATAAGTAAGACTGTTAATTTACCACATGAAGCAACTATTCAAGATATTAAGAATACTATTTATCTAGCACATAGTTTAGGTTGTAAAGGAGTAACTTTATATCGACAGGATACACGAGAGGCCCCTATTCAAGTTACGAGTGAAGGGTTGTCGGAATGTATAGGTGACAAGTGTAGTGTTTAGACTACTTGACATTTGAACGTATTTGTGGTATCATATAAGTATGAGTAAAGAATATAAGAAAGTAGAACGAAATGAAGTCTCAGATATTATCTGTGACATGTGCCATCGGTCATGTAAACGTGGCATGACTTCAGAATATATGGAAGTATATGCTAAGTGGGGCTTTTCAAGTGGAAAAGATACTACTAAATGGGAAGCACACTTTTGTGAAGAATGTGCAGATAAAATAGATGAGTTTGTAACGAAAGAAGGAGGTCAAATACCAAGAGATGTCTATTTCCTTGTTGTGTAAGAATTATTCCTGCCCACATAATGTGCAATTAAAAGAACCTGTTTCTTTTTCTTTTTCCGCAATTTATACACCCTTTGAGGGTGATAAATGTAATGGTAAATGCTCTATTCAACCACAGTTCTGGAATTTTTATGAAATTATAAATGATTTTGTATATGAAGGAGCCGAATGTAGTATTACTAAAGGAGCAGGGTGTTATAGACTTGATTGTGTGCATAACCAAAATGGAACTTGTACACGGTCTGAAATATTAGTAGATAAGTTAAATAATCATTGGGCATGCAAATGTTTCTCTTATAGAAAGATAAGAGGACACACTGATTGGTCAGCATTATTACAAGGTGGCCATGCCAAAGGTGGGCATATCGATGATAAAGATGCTGAAAAGATGAATAAATATGCTAAAACAACTCGTAGTTATCGTACCCACATGAAACAGTTTTCTACGTAAGGGGAAATGATTATATTTGTTAAAATGAAAGATAAGTCCTTACTTCACTATGAAGTATGTGATGCTTGTGAGAAACCTATTGATATGGATATCAAGAAAGGACTCATAAAGTATGTTGTTATCAAGAAGCCTTCAGTAGGTCTTAAGGTTTGTGCAGAGTGCAAAAGAAAGAAGGAGAAGAAAAATGAGAAGTAATGAGTGCATGACGCAGGGCTAACAAATATAGTGTTAGCCATATTTAGGTACACCGCACAAGATATACGGTACGGGACTCCTGCAAATAAGAAAGATGCAGAAGAGTTTCTAGAATCTCAATGGTTTGAAGACCTTTGTGGTATATTTAAAGATATTCCTTCTAAACGAGTAAAGAAAATGATAAAAGAGAACCCAGTATGTTGGAGAGATAAGTATGAGTAACGAAGAACCCTTAATGATTGAGGCACCTAAGAAAGGTGGAAGACCAAAGGGTGCAAAAACTACTAAGCAACTTTCTCCTGCAGATATTAATAAGGCAAAAACTCTCTTTGTATCTGGTAAGACCCTTTCTGATATTATGAGAGAGATGGGTCTTTCTAGTACCAATACGCTATATAGATATATGGAGAAGGATAATTGGCTTATTGAACGTGATAAGTTTTTAAGTAAAGCAACAGATTCGCATCTTGATTCTCTTCTATCTCAGTCATTAGCTGAAACCAATGAGATATTGTTAGATTTAGAAGAAATACGGCAGAAATCAATGGATGCTATTACTACAGGAGCTGTAGAACCTCGCAGATATTCCGAAGCAAGCAGTTCTTACATCGATTCTGTGAATACAACAATGAAAATACGTGCTGAGGCTTTACAGCTATCTTTTATCTCTGAAGTAGGTAAGATATTACGCATTAGGGTGCAAGACCCTAAATTATTAGCGGAAATTAGCAATGATTTACGAGAATTATTTAAAAAGAAACAAGAAATTGCGACAATAGTAAGATAATATGTCTGAAGAATTAATTGATTTTAATCAAGCCTTTGAAGAGTTAGCCAATTCTATCTCAACCTCTAAATCTGCCATTGAGATTACTACTTTTGAGGATTTTATTATCAAGGTGTTTTCATTAAGTTACCCTGAGTATAATTTTGATACTTGGCATGTGCATTCTATTGGGAATTTCTTAGATAGAGTACTAGCTTCTGAAAATAAGATGTCCGTCTCAGTATTACCTAGATACCATCTTAAAAGTACCCTTTTAGGCTACGCTTTTTCTATTTACCGTATGCTAACTGCTTTTGGTGATGGTTTGTATATATCTTATAAAGATGAGCTTGCTAATTTCCATTTAAGCAATATTAAAAATGCTATTAGTCGTAATCCAATTCTTAATCCAATTATGAAAGACCTTAGGCCACAGTCTACAGCAGGAATAGAGTATAAGATAGGGAATAAGCGGGTTAGGATGTTTTCCTCTGGTATCTTTGCTATGAAACGTGGTTTGCATACAGATTTGTGTCTTGTTCCTGATACAAAGATTAGATGTCATAATGGTTATAGAAATATATCAGATATTAATGTTGGAGAGTCTGTATGGACACATACTGCGAAGTGTAAGAAGGTCTCTAAAGTTATGAAAAGAGCAATTAAAGACAGTTTGGTTGTGCTTTTCTTGAGTAATGGAGAAATAATTAAAGTAACTTCAAACCATCCTATTTTAACTACTAAAGGATGGAAGGAAGCTGGAAACTTAGAATTAACAGATGTCTTATTTAAACTTGAGTATGATAGTAAATTAAAAGGTAGAACTTATGAAGATATTCATGGTATTGAGAAAGCTAAGATACTAAGACATAAATTTACAACTATTGATAGAAGCACTCAGTATAAACCAGTTAAAGGTAAAACATTAGAAGAATATTATGGTGTAGAAAAAGCGGAAGAAATGAAAAAAGCTGTAAGTAATGCCAATAAAGGAGTGGTTAGATTAGAATGTAGAAAACGAAAGACCGTTACATGTGCATGTGGAAAAGAATTTGAAGTTGTAGCAAGTTCTAAAAGAAAGTACCATGCTTTAAAGTGTTACCATAAATATTCTAACTGTGGAAATAACTTTAGGGCTAAGGTTGGTAGTTTCAAATTGCAAAATAACCCTAATTGGAAAAATGGAGCTTCTTTTGAGCCTTATCCAATTGAGTTTAACTCTAATTTAAAGAAAATGGTTTTAGAACGAGATGGGTATAAATGTGCTGTATGTAGTGGAAATAAGGTATTACAAATTCATCATATAGACTATGATAAAAATAATTGTTGTGATGAGAATCTAATTACTTTATGTAAATCTTGTCACTCTAAAACTAATAATAGTAGACTCGAATGGATGGAGTATTTTATTAATGGGGTAATTTCTAATTATATTACTCTTCATAATGGTACTCATATTTTAAAAATTGAACAGGAGCCCTATGATGGTTTTGTATATAATTTAGAGGTAGAAGAAGACCATACTTATGTTGGAAAAGGTATTATCTATCATAATTGCACAATTGTTGACGATGTGCTTGGTACGGTTGAAAATCCGTTGTCTATGCTGGAACTGGACAAAGCGAAACTTATGTTTAATACAGAGGTACAGAATATTCCTAATAGGGACTGTCCTCTTATTGTATTTGGTACTGTTATGTCATATTCAGACTTGTTATTTGATTTGAAAGATAATGCGGAGTTTATGAGTCTTTGGTACCCTGCATTGAATCCAGATAAAGACCATGATGTATTATGGGAAGATAAATATCCTAAAGAATGGCTAGAAAAGAAAAAGAGGCAGTCTGGTTGGAAGTCTTTCTCTACTGAGTTCTTACTGATGCCTGTTATGGCTACAGAGGCTTTCTTTACAAGAGAAGAATTAGACAACAATGCTATAGATTCTACTCTTAAGAACCATTCTATTTACCGCATTTTTAATAAAGAATGGCATCATGTAGTGGCAGGATTGGATATTGGTAAAAGACGGAACCCTTCTCATCTCGCTATTTTTGTAGACAATGATGAAGGGGTGCTTACGCAATTACACCAAGAGTTTTGGGATGGGATGGAGTATACAGAGCAGATTGAGAAAATTAAGGCTGCTGTAGAGAATTTTAAGATAGATAAGTTGTATATTGATGCTACTCGTGGTGAAATGGAAGAAAGAGGGCTACCTCGTGAGTGTATGATGGTTAAGTTTACTGGTAGAGGTTTTAGAAGCCAGTCTTCGTATGCTACTGATTTTGCAAAGTATGTAGAGAACAAAAAGATTAAACTGTTAGATGATACTCGTTTTATAAACCAAATCACGTGTGTAACGAATGATTTGAAAGCTCCAGAGTCTCCATTAGGGCATGGTGATTGTTATGACCAAGATACTGAAATACTAACAAACAAAGGTTGGAAATTGTTCGCAGACTTAGATAAAACAGAAAAAGTAGCTACTCTTAATAGTGAGGGGTTTTTAGAATGGCAACAACCTACAGATTATATTGTAAAACATCGTAGTGGGCCAATGTATCAAGTAAAATCAACCCAAGTGGATTTAATTGTTACTCCTCTACATAAAATGTTTGTAAATGGTACATTAAAACAACCAGAAGAGATATTTAATAAACAAGTTCATTATAAAAAAGATGCCAAATGGAATGGAGAAGAAGTAGAGTTTATTACTATATTGGATAAACAGATAAAGATGGATGACTGGCTTGAATTTATGGGTTATTATATTAGTGAAGGGCATACGACTAAAAGAAAAGGCGATGGCAAGAAGAGCCAATCTTGTATTTCGCAAGGAGAGCAAAAGAGAGACAGAATTAGAGAGTGTTTAAATAGGCTTCCATTTAAATATACTGAGAATAAAAGTGGGTTTTGGCTATATAATTCAGACTTGGGAGCTTTATTATTACCATTAGGAAAAAGTTTTGATAAATACATACCTACAGAACTCTTGAACTTATCAACACGCCAATTAAACATTCTTTATGAAGCTTTAATGTATGGGGATGGTACTTTTAATAAAACTTTTAGACAATATTATACCTCTTCTATAAGACTCGCAAACCAGTTTCAAGAGTTATTATTAAAAATTGGAAAAAGTGGGAATATATATATTCGTGATTTTATAGGTAGGCAAGCACCACATGGTATAACTAGAGGTGTGTGCTATGCTATAGGGATAATTGAGAAAAAGAATAACCCTATGGTAAATAAAGACAAAAAGCGTGGAAAGATTGCGGATAGTTGGATAAAATATACTGGATGGATTTACTGTGTTACAGTACCTAATCATATAGTGTATGTCAGGCGAAATGGAAAACCCTGCTGGTCTGGGAATAGCTTTTGGAGCGTTGCTTTGTCTGTAGGAGCCTATCAAGATTACTTTGCTCCAGATAGGGTTAAGGGGTTTAGTTATTTAGGAGATGCTCAGGAAACATTAGAAATTAAAAAAGGCGTAGCTTTATCGAAAGATAGAAATGATATATGTAAAATGTGTAATAAACGAACTGTTAGAGTGCTTGAAAATGGTTCATTGCATTGTGATAGTTGTTTTACAACATATGCTTTAATGGCAACAAAATAGGAGGAGAAATGGACTTTAAAGAGATTGTACCTGAGAGATTCAAAGCAAGGCATGATAGCAAGACAGATTGTTTTTATATTTTGGATACGTGGCATCCACAGGTAATGAATCTTCCTAATCTAGACGAAGAAATTCCAGAAGCCTCTCCTGCAATGAAAGTTTTAGCTGGCGCAGAGATAAATGCTATCATTGCTGAAATGAAACGTATTGGTTATTTAGATAAAATTATAAAAGTTAATAGTGGACAGGATATAATTAGAGAGGAAACTGCACAGCATTTATTGGAATCATTACAGAAGATGGTTGCTGCTTTGGCGACTAAGAACATTCCAGAAAATGCGGAGAAAAAGAAAAGAGATAGGATTGTAGTATTGAATCCTTAGGGGTAATTTATGAAATTAAATGAATTCTTGCCTGATTTAGCTGCTCAAAATCAAAGTCTCGTTAAGATGAATACCGCTATCCAGAATGTATATGATGGTGGTTTTGCGTCTTTTGCTAAAGGACGGATGGGTGGAGGAGTACAGACTTCTTCTCCTTCTCCATTAGGTATTGAACAGCTTTATTTTGATTGGTTGCGTACTGCCTATGCTTATAGACGACAGTTTATTCAGGATTTATACTTACTAGCATATGATGTTACAGAAATACGTACTCCTTTATTGCATTTACGTGGTGAAATCTTCAGGAAAGGTTTAGATGCGTGGATTCCTAAATTTGCGGTAAAATGTGAAAGATGTGGGGAAGAGTATGATGAAGTAAAGAAGAAGTGTGCTAGATGTGGTAATAAAGAGATGAAGAAACCTGACCATAAGCAAGTAGAGTATTTTGATGAAATGCGAAAGTCTTGTAATATCTTTGGTCAAAGTTTTGAAGAAATTCTTCAAACTTGTGAAGATGATATGAATATTGTTGATGATTGTTTTGTGCATTTGCAAAAACAATACTTATTGGCAAAAGATACGCTTTGGAGTAGGGTATTGGAGTTAAGGCGTATTCATCCTGCTTTAATGGAATATGATTTAGATAAAGCAGGACTTCCTCGTAATTCGCATTGGTTATGCCCATTTCATCGTGAAGATGTTGAAATAGCTCCTGGTCCTTGCAAAGAGTGTGGTTTTGAGATGCTTCCTGTCATGTATATTTATAACCATCGTGGAAAGAGAGTATACTTACTTGAAGAAGAGATTATTCACATGTCTAAGTTCTCTCCTTCGGAAACCTACGGTTACTCTCCTTTACTTACAATCATGCAGAAGGTTTTAACTATCTCTGGTATGGATAGGTTCTTATATCGTTATTTCTTTGAGAGAAAGGCTCCTACAGGGATGATATTGACCTATACAGATGACCCACAATCATTAGAGGTGGAAAGAGCCAGAATTGAGGCTAAGATGATGGAAGACCCAACATACATGCCTTGGGTAGCGGTATCTCAGAAAACAGGACGTGGAAGAACTGACTTTGTTAGATTATTTCATACTCTGCAAGAAATGGACTACATGAATGTGCGTAATGAGATTAGGGATAGAATCGCTTCTATGTATGGTGTACCACAAGTCTATCTTAATATCTTTGAAGGTGTCGGAGCCATGTCTGGTCAGTCTGTTTCTGGTGATACACCATTATGGATACGCAAAGATGAAAAGTTTATTGACTTGATTCCTATTGAGTCGTTGCATCATAATTCTGCTAACCAACATGACCAGTTCCCCAAGAATTTGGAAGTGCTTTCTCAGGATGGCTGGACTAAGCCTAAACATATTTGGAGGCATAAATGCAGGGAAGAGAACACCCTTGCGTTTGAATTTGGTGGAGGTTTTGCTGAGACTACAGTAGACCATTCTCTTATGAAAGACAAACAGGAAGTAAAGGCTTCTGATTTGAAGGTAGGCGACAGTATTGATACTGTTGAATACCCTAAATCTGAAGAATATGACTCAATGACTGAAGATTTTGCTTGGTTGTTAGGTTTTTATTCTGCGGAAGGTTCTATTCTCTTTGAAGAAGCGGGTTTAGACCTATCAAACAACAAAGTAGAGCTCTTAGAAAAGTGCCAGAGAATATTGGAAGCTAGGTATAATAAAAAGGCTAAAATAGCTTTCTATGAAGGTAATGATTGTGGTAGGGTGCTTATTTATGGTAATAGCATTGTAGAAGATTTTAAAGGTCTTGTATACTATGCCTATAATACTGTTAGTAGCAAAGACAGCAAGCCTATACGAGTACCTAAGTTAGTCCGAAAGGTTCCTACTCAAGTTATTAATGGTTCTTCTGCTATTAAGCAATCTTTCTTAAAGGGTTACATTGATGGAGATGGTAGTGTTACTAGTGATGATTCCTATAGATGTGTTTCTACTTCATTGCTTCTATTAGCTGGTATTGAGTACTTAGTTAAGATTCTTGGTTACAATACTAACGTAGAGTTTAGAAAGAGCGATAATCAAAACTGGAACCATAACTGGAGACTTACATTTGGTAAAGGTAATAGAAAGACAGAATCAAATGTAATCAAAAGAATTCTTTCTTTACCCGCAAATAAATATGTCTATGATATTGAAACTGAGAGCCATACGTTTGTTGGTGGTATCGGCTGTCTTGTTTTCCATAACAGTCAGCAGTTAAAGGTATTTAGTAACATTATTGACGCTGACCAGAGACGCTACAATGAGAAGCTATTTCCACAGCTATTAAAAGCTTTCCATATAACGGATTGGAGTTTGAAGTTATTACCACCTGAAGAGAAAATAGATTCAATGGTGCTTCAACAGGCACAACAAAGGGTAGCAATAGCTACGCAGATGATGACATTGGGCTTTCAGGTTGAATTAAAACCTGGAACTAAGAATATTAAGGATTTGGACTTTATCTTTACAGGTAAAGTTGAAAATCCAATGCAGGCCATGATGGGAGGTGCTGGTGGTGCTGGTGGCATGCCCCCGCTACCTCCAGGTGGAGAAGGAAGCCAAGGTGGAGAAGGCGCAGAGGGTGGAGCATCAGGCATGACCACCGCACCACCTAGAGTTCCAGAAAAGGGTGTGGAAAAAGCAGAAGGAATAGAACACTATGCTTGGAATAAGCGAAATCCGAAGGAAGAGGCTGTTAGTAGAGATATTGAGGCCGAGAAGATATATCAAGGAAAGAACTTAGAGGAGCAGCTTGAACCATAATGTATTTATTATGTATAGCATGTAATCAGAGAAGCCATCTTAGTTTATGGAAACGTATTGGCGTTTATACATTTGCTTGCCCACATTGTGGAGCAACTAGAGTCGTTGATTAAGGAGGAAAGAATGTCAGCAGGAGACCCTATTAACTATACAACCAACTCTACAAGTATTAACTATTTTACTACAGGAGCATACATAGACGACACAGACCCATTTAAACGTTTAATTGCTTGGAAAGGTCTAAAGATTCGTTCTATATCTATTCTTGGTAACACTATCAGTATTGAGTGTTATAAAGGAAAGAAGACATATTTTGTTACTATAGACGAAGACTTTGTTAAAGTATTTAATAATAAGAAAGAAGTTATTGATACTGTGCCTATTCCAAAGGTCTATAAGTACCAACCTAGCACAATAACGACTGGAGGGAACACTTGGATTTATCCAACTACTACTGACCATACGACTGCACTACCGTCTAATAGTGTCGTCTGGAGAGATAGCACCACCCTTGACCCTAAATGGACAACAACCAGCAATAATACTGCTGCAGGGTATAAAATATCATTCGAATAAAAATAAAAAAGGGGAGAAAAGAAAGAAATGATAGCACCTATTAATCGACTACGCAGGGATGAAATCGCAGAACTGGCAAAGGGACGTTGCAAGCATGGGCATACTTACTTGGAGCATTATAATTGTTTCAAGGCGGAAAAAGGAGAAGGAGAAAAGATTGGCTTCTTTGACATTGAAGCATCCAATCTAAAGGCAAACTTTGGTATAATGTTGTCGTACTGTATTAAGGAACACAATAGTGAGAAGATGTTGTATGATGTTATAACAGAGAAGGATATGAGGTCTGGTGTAATGGATAAAAGACTGGTTAGAAATTGTATACGGGACATGAAGAAGTTTGATAGACTTGTAGGCCATTATTCTACTAAATATGACCTACCTTTTGTACGTACAAGGGCTCTCTCAATGGGTCTTAAGTTTCCTGAGTATGGTGAGATTAAACATACTGATACCTATTATATGGCAAAGAAATTGCTCTGCTTATCTAGCAATAGACAGGGAGTAGTAGCGGAGGCTATACAAGGTGAGGACATTAAGACTAGGATTGACCCCAAGTACTGGATACCTGCATTACAGGGTAATGTAAAAGCTTTGGAGTACATTCTTGACCATAATAAAAAGGATACTCTTCAGTTGGAAGGAAACTATAAAAAGTTAGTTATATTTGTTAAACCACTACAGAAGAGCATGTAGTTTGAAAGTTGACACAAATGTGGGATAATTAAGTAGTAAAATGAACAGGGAAGAAGCTCAGTCTACTATAGTTCAGGCTTTAATAGAAGCATTAAGAGCTAGGGCACGTAATGGTTTTGAACTATCACAATCATCATGCCCCGTTGTTACAATGACTTTGAAGAATTCTGGGTCTATAACAGACATCCCTAATGGTAGTGTGCTTAGTTATAAAGCACCATATGCTTCTATTGTAGAAAGAGGAATTGAAGACCATACGGAAATCGTTCCTGGATATGCAAGAAGGGGGCATATGGTGCGTAGCCACACCAGACGAGTACGTGCCAAAGAGGGTATTCATTTCATTGAAAACTCTCTTAAAAAGGCTTTTGAAACTTTATCTAATTCAGTAGATGGGGAATTGAGGGTAAAGTTTACAAGAGTAGAACGTAGTTAAAGTAAGGAGGATTGTTATGGATAAGTATCTTGAATATCTTGTGACTCGTTTAATCGAGTGTATGAGTTTATCGGTTCCGAAGGATAAATTGGACCAAGTATCGGCATTGATTACACGTCATGCTGCTGAATTGTTAGAACAAGTTAAAGCTTCTAAAGATGCTGAGTTTATTAAAGCCAAATTTTCCAATTTCATTAATAAAGTACTTAGTACTATAGAAGCACTTGATTTGGCAGAAACGCAGTATAAAGCTGTGCGTAAGTTAGTCTTATCAGAAATTCATGGCTGTTTGGATATGATAATAATAAATTTGGGGAAAAAAGAAGATGGATAATAATGAACGACCTGAAGACATGTTTATAAATGACCCAGCACAAGCGGAGGCTATGAAACTTAGTTCTCCGTATGTTGCTATGTTTGATGATTACATGAAGAAGGGTGAGGGATTTTATAAAGATATTCCACAAGTAGGGCAAGTACCAGAAGTTCCTGGATTAGGAGGTGTGGGTGGAGTACCAGAAATTCCTAATATGTTTAAACGTATGGAGAAATCTAGAGAGGTTAAACATTGGGAACAGAAGATAAGAAAGCAGGGATTATATAATGAATTGAGCCACATGAATGCCTCTCAATTGGATGGAATGATTAATCGTATTGAGAAGGCGATAGAAAATAAATCTACAAAGAGGGTTACTATGAAAAAACAAAAAGCAATGATTAAAAGCTTTTCTCCTGACTTGAGGAAAGCCTTATTGCGTAAAGGTATGTCTATAGATGATGTTAGGCATGTTGAAAATGAATTTAAGACTAATCTTCCTCCTGAAGCTATTAATATAATGAATAGTTATGTTGATACTGCGGTTAGGAAAGGTTGGGGCGGTGCTGCAGTTGGGGGTCTATTAGGAGCAGGTGGTGGCCCTCTTGGGATTGCTATTGGTGCTTATATTGGTCATAAATTAGGCGAAGCTGTTGGTAGAGGGCAAATATCGTCTAAACAGGCTAAAGTAGCGAAAGAAGCAATGCTTCAGAGGTCACAGAATGAGTTAACAAGCCAAAAGATTATTGATAAGGCATTACAACAATATTTAAATGGTACGGCTGCTGCAGGTGGCCCTGCTGCTCCGCCTAGTGTGTCACAACAAATACTGGGTAGAGTAATGGATAGATTCTTGCCACCTAAGACGGCTACTCCTTCTGCAGGTGCAGGACCGACTGCGAGTACTTCTGGTACTACAAGTGGTGCTGGGTCTGCTGCAGGTGCAAGTTCTAATACAAGTACTGGTGCTCCTCCGCCTCCTACTGCTGGTGCAGGAGCAGGAGCACCTTCTCCTTCTGCTAGTACAGGGGCACCTTCTGCTGGTGCAGGAGCAGGAGCACCTTCTCCTTCTGCTAGTACAGGGGCACCTCAGACTGGTGCTAGTGCTGGAGCAGCTCGTTGGCAAGCTAATGTTCAAGCAGGTTTGAAAAGGCAAGCTGCTGCACACAAAGCAGCACAGACCAAAGCAAATAAGCCAAAACAGTCTACACAACAACCTAGTCAGCAACCTGTAGATGGGGGGGCACCCCCAGGTCCTAAGCCTGTTCTTGGTGGACGTAAACAAAAGAAAGTAGAGACACCACCTATAGAACCTGAAGTAACACAGTCAGAAAAAGATGCTTCTAAGAAAGGTAGAATACCTAGGAAACCGAAGAAACCAATGGATGCAATGAGTGAAGCATCTGCGAGACTTGCTGCAGGAGAGGATGAGGATACTATCATGAAATGGATGTTAGATAATAATATGACAGATGACCAAATTGGTCAAGTTATGGAAGAGAGAAATAAACAGGCAATGGGCAAAATGATGAAAGGAGAGGTGAATCCAATGAAACCACAATCACCTATTGAATTAAAAAAGGCTATTTATAGTGTAAATAGGGCTATAGAGATGATAAAGAAAGAGGCTCCTTGGACTAAGGAAGACCCATCAATGTCTCCTGCTCAAGAACAATCTGGCGGAGGAGAAGAGAAAGATATTAAGTGGCTTTCTCATGCATTGGAAGGTGGTGGGCTCGATTCTTTATCTAAACACCCTGTAGTGGGAGAAAATATTGGGAATGCTGCTGATAAGGTAGGTTCCAAGTTCTTAGAGAAGATACAATCAATGGGTAAAGAAGGTAGTTTTGACCATGCTGACCCTAAAGCGATTGGTTTAGCTATTCTTGAATCTATTGATGGTATGGCCAATGATGCTGGTGATGAGAAGATAGGAAAAGCTTGGACAGGTGCAATGGCATCTCTTATTGATAAATATGGTAAGAAAGTTGTTGCAGATGTTGCACAAGGTCTTGCTCAAGAAGGTGGACAAGGACAATTCCGTAAAGCAGTTGCTGAACCTATTGGTCCTACGCATTATCCTGCCAAAAATAAAAAAACGGCTAAAACAGATTTTGGTGGGCAATCTGAAGTATATGGTGATGGAGCCAATATGGATACAGAGTCACTCACTGAAAATAGCAAGATGTTAGAAACTGAATAAGAGGTAGTTATGGAGCGATTGGCTTCCGAATATGACCCTAAGACAGGGCAGTTTACGTTTACAGTAGGCGATGAGTTAACGGCTGAGATATCTCCAGAACAATATGTGGAGTTTATATCTCAGTCAATGATGCTTGTCCAACACGTTGTAGAAAATTACTTTAATGGGTCAATGAAGAGGTTTATCAAATCAACTGAGCATGCTCCCTCAATACCCATAGATTCGGCAGATTTAGTAGAAGACTTGGATAAATGGTTGAGACATAAATCAACACATATAGATTTTGGAGCATAATATGACAGAAAGAACTATATTGTTGTCTAGAATTGAACAGATAATGAGACTTGGTAAAAAGAAAGAGCCTACTGTTGCAGACTATTTAAGTCAGTTTGATATGGATCGGCTTATTGATACAAAGAATCCCGCTAATAATGATTATAGAAGAGAGTTTGTTAATAGTTTCTTTAAACATCTTCCTATAGATAGACGACCTATGCTATTACTAGGAAGGTCAGGTCCCCAGGTTCTAGCCTACATTAATACAGACTCCAGTTTAGCCAAAAGACATGCCCCAGTTATGATAAGATATGAAGCTGCTATGGAAAGACAACTTCCTTTAGTTAGTGTGAAGTTATTTAATGATAAATTTAAAGATATGAGTCAAGTGGCCGCAAATTTGCAACCTTTTAGTGAAACTAAAGCAAATAATGTCAATAAAGAAGCTTTCATAAATAAGTGGGCAACTAGATTAATTTCTGATTTAAAAGCAGGAGAATTCGCACCTGATAAATTTATAGGACATGGTTTAGATGAACAAGAGTTAGCAAACCTTCCAACTAAAGTAAAACTTGTTCCAGGAAATAAGAAAGGAAAAGCAGTAAGAATCCCTAAAGAAGAACGAGAGCATCGACATTTATTACCTAAAGTTGATAAACCATTGGGAAGTGGAAAGCAACCTTTAACCAAATATCATCCTCGTGGAGCAAGTGTTCATAATCAAAAGTTATGGAGAGCTATACATCGTGCTTTACAAACACCAGAAGATATAAAGAAATTAAGTATGGAAGTAGTCAATGCTACTCCGTCTAATCAGAAGTTTTATAGTCCCTATATTGACCCTGAAACTGGGCAATTAAAAGATAGAGTTCCTAAAGATGTAGACCAACAGTTTCATCAAGATATGAGAGACCTTATTGAGAAAAAGGGGCAAGAGTTTCATGATAGGTATATAATATCTCCAGAATATGTAGATGATGATGGTACAGTGCATCCTGCACATCCAGAGTATAATGGAAAAAAGGGGGATAAAAGCAATGCTGGAGAGTGGTCCAAGAAAACACCAGCGGATGTTAAAAGGGCATATTCCCAAGCTGAAGGAGAAATAACAGGACATCTAGAGACATATAAGGAAGATGAGAAGCTTAAAGAAGATGCAACTATAGATTCAGGAGAAGAGCCTCCCGTAACTCCTTGGTATGAGCAACTTGGAGTAAAGGTACAACGAGAAGGTCAAGTAAAAAATGCAACAGGTATCTGGACAGATTCAAAAGGTAAGAAATACCGTCTTAAAGGCGATGAGGTTTATCATCACCCAAAAATTGGTGATATTATTGTACGAAATCTAAATGGAATGAGAACTCGTATTTTTGCTCCAGGTATAAATAGAACCTTTGTTAATAGTAAAGGTATCCAAGATATTATTAGGATGTATTTTGAACGTAACCTTCCGATACCTAAAGATTATAAACCTTATTTAATAGGGTATGAGGATTGGAAACAGTTAGCAGTTTTAAGAGAAGAGATTTATCAAGATGATTTAAAAAAGGCAAAAACAGAGAAACAACGTCAGAAACTTACGACTGCTTATGAAGATTGGAAAAAGAAATTTAGAGGAGTTAGTCTAAAAGCTAGAGAAGAAGATTCTAAAGAATGGGGAAACCAAGACTTAGAATCGCAGTTACTTAGAGATAATACAGACCCTAAGTTTGATATCAAGCTTAGAGAGTTTCAAGATTTACAACATGAAGGGAATTCAAATGAGATACAAAGAAAGGATTTCTATGATGGTTTTACACCTGCTCAAAAGGACTTCTTTGACCAATTTAAGAAGAATCTTACTACTAAAATAAAAGCCCTTAAACAAAAATTTGATGCAGAACAAGACTTAAATATACCTAATCCAATGGATATTAATTTTAGTCCATTAGATGCAGGAGAGGCTAGACTTCCTTATATGAGTAATAAGGACCGTTTACAGTCTGATAGCGATAGAGAGTACCAAGCTCTTAAAGACAAAGCTGCTGAAAGTATAAAAAATACACCTGCCTTTCAAGAGTTCCATAAATGGTCTGCTTTACATGGAGAATTAGCAAGTAAGGGGTACAAACATGTAGCATTAGATGATGCTGCAGAGGCTGCTTATGACAAAGCTTTATTAGATAGAACCGAAGCAGAAGAAAAGGCTGCGGAAAAGAAACAAAAAAATAGATACAAGAAGTACAAGGAAGCGGACGAAAATAAAAAAGGTGCTATAGGAACAACAGAAAGTAGCCAAGGAAAGAGTAACCCTACACTTACTAAATTTGAAAAGCGTCAATTAGAATGGTTAAAAGCTAAAAAAGATATAGCAAGAACTGCGGTTAAACTTGAATATCATAAAGCTTTCGCTAAAATATTACAAGAAGCATCTCCTACTAAAGAACGTAGAATTTCGCATGTTGATAATTTACTAAGTGATGACGGTACTTATACATATGATGCAACTGTTGATTCAGATGGACAAATAACAGATATTAGGAATAAAAAGCAACTTAAGCCTAATCAAATAAAGGCTTTTAAAGAGGCCAATAGTCCATCTATGTACAAACGTTATAATCCTGCAAGTGCTGCAGCTTATGATAAAGCTTATGCAGATAGAATGAAAAGTATGCAAACAAAAGATATTAAAGATATTAAATCAGATAGGGCAAAGAAAGTAGGCATAGAGCCTCTTTCAGATAACCCAGACCGTGGTTTTGGAGACCCTAGTCCTCATAGAGATTGGCAAGACAGATTAGATAGAGCTATAACAGAAGCCATTAAAATTGGTACAGAAACAAAAGATTGGACAGAATTAAACCGATTATACGATGCTTTTCCAAACGAGAAGATGCATTATAGAAATACTCAAGACCCACGCAGTAAAAGAAGTGGGGCATATGCAAAACGAGCAAATCTGGCGTTTGATAAGAAAAAACAAGAAGAAGCTGCAGCCAATGCTGCTAAAGCTGCTGCTAATGTACCTCCTCCACCTCCTCCAAAAGATAAAACTGCAGAACGAGATTCCGCTATTCGTTGGGAAATTGAAAGAGCCAAAGAAACTTCTAATGCAAGCGCAAAAGAATTTGCTCTTGAAGCGAGTCAAAAAGGTATAAGAGACCCAAAAGAAAAACAAAAATATATTGATGATGGAATGGACCAGGCTTTTAATAGAGAGCTTATGTATATTGGAAAGAAGTTTGGTGTAATTATTACGCCCTCTGCGCCTATAAAAACTAAACCTGAGAAACCGATAAAATCGCCTGAAGGTAAGAGACGTGAAAAGGACCCTACTAGACCTTGGGTAGAAGAGAATAAAAATAAAGTAACTTATAAGATAGAGGAACTTCCACAAACTGTTAAAGAACAAACAAAAGTTAAAGATAAAGCACGTATTAATGCTGGAATTAAACATCTTGAAGATAAAACAAAGAAGCTTACTGCTAAGAAAGTTGAAGCACCTGTTCCAGAAGAGGAGGTACCTGAGAAACCTAAAACTTGGCAAGAACGGCTAGCTACTATAAAGGCTGAACGAGCAAGTTCAGCACCTGCTTCTACCCATGTGGAAACGAAAAAGAAAGAGACTACTTCAGAAGTTGGAGTCACTAAACAACCTAAAACTTGGCAAGAACGGTTAGCTACTATAAAGGCTGAACGAGCAACGGCAACTCCTCCTATTCCCAAAGCTGAAAAAGGGCTGACATGGCAAGAAAGATTAGCTAATATAAAGGCTGAACGAGCAAAAAGTACTTCTAAGCAGACTTGGCAAGATAAGTTATCTACTATAGGGAATTAATAATGGAAGAAGTAATGTATACATATAAGTCTGGGGAAAATGAGGTAACTTTACAGGAACAAAATGGTAAATATACGGTTATTACGAATGGAAGTCCTGTACTATCTACTTCTGTGTTCCCAGATGCTTTAAATAAGTACTATCGTGATATTTCTACTATTTCTGATGCCCAGCAAAGTGGTCATGATATGGCTATGACCTTATTTGGTAATGAGGTAGTAAAAATAAATAGAGTTATTATTCCTCGACTGGCTCAATTGGGCCATTTAAAGGAGTCTAGGTATGTTAAAATGCTAACAAAGCAGTTAGAAGATGTTATGAAGTTTGTACCGCCAAGAGAGGCAGGGGCATGGATTCCGTCTCCAAATGATGGTGATATGAATCAAGGCACAAATGAGATTAATTTACATCCTAGTAGAGAAAGCGGTTATAAAGTAAAGAAAGTTAAACTACGCCAAGCTGATACAGGTATGCAACCCTATAATGAGTTTAATGATTTACCGCATTCCGAAGTAGAGAGGCCCACTAAGATATCTAATACATATCAACAGAAGGTTAAAACTAGAGAACAAAGACCTATTGAGGGAGATTACTTTGAACCCGCCTATTTAAGCAAGGAGTACCAATATAATACAGATTGGACTCCTGAAGAAGAAGCGTTTGCTAAGAAATATTATGAAGAAGAAAGCGGAGAAGGTAGCTGGGATAAGTTAGATGATTGGACTAAAGGAATTGAAATTGCTAGACCCACACACGAAAATATGACCAAAGATGACGTTATAGGAACTTTAAGAGATAAATATGTTAAACCTGTTTCAAAAGATAAGGTATTAAATACAATACCTTATAAAAACTTACCTCCGCCTATTTTAAATATGCGTAAGTCTAGAGTAGCAAGAGATGATGCCTTTGATTTAGGCGAGAAGGTAGGTGTTGATTTTAATAAGGTAGGGTTTGATGATTGGATGGAAGGGTTAAAGATAGAGCATGAGCATAAAGATGTAGTGCATGATGACCATCTTATGATTGCTAAGATTGCGAATGCCCATCTTAAAGAAGACCCTAAGTATTACACAAAGCTTAAGAAATATGTAGAAAAGAGTTTAAGAAAAGAAGCAGAGAAGATGACAGAAGGCGAACAAGCACATCAGAATATGGGATTGGAGAATAAACAGCGTAATGGCAGGCCTCAACCACCTATTAGTGGTGGAAAGATGGAGAAAGCCGCATTTTCTCCAGATGCCCCAAAGGTTGTAACTGGCGAGACACAGGAACCTATTGAAATTCGTAAGGAGGGAATCGGTAGTTTTTCAATTGAAAATGCAGATTATAATCCTGAGATTGACAACAATGTAGGTCGTCCAAAGAAACTTGTTTTACGCCAACAACTGGAGGACGGAGGCGATGTGGAAGAAAATAAAGGAGAGTTCTTTAAGAACTCAAAGGATTTTTATTCATTGAAGTCTTGGATTAGTTCAATTATCGAGGAGAAACATGGCAGAGTATAAGTGGCAAAGAAGAGAAAGGAAACAAAAAAAGAATAGAGAACGTATGCCTAAACATGGTAAGGCACAGGCACAAATTTATTCTGATAGCTTAGAAAAGCGGGAAAAGGAGAAGAATAAATTGCTTGGTAGGATTGATAAAATGCTTATGAAGCAAACTCCTCTTGAAGACACTATGGGTAAGAATCTTCAAACTATAAAACCGCAACAGTTAGCAAAAGTAACTAATACAACTATACCTCAAGCAGGACAACAGATTAAACAGCAACAAACCCAGAATAGGCAGGTAGGACAAAATGCTCCTCAGCAACCACCCGCACAGAGAAACATATCCTTTGGCCCTAATGGAGCAGACTTATTACCAAATGAGATAAAACAACGTCTGGATAAGTTTAATAGTCAGGACCAACTTATGCAGATAAATGAGACTGTAAATCTTAATGCTAAGAATCCGCAAGATTATGAGATGGCCAAGTATCTAGCACGGTCTGGTAGTCCAAAGGTGCAAACAATGGCATTGAATAAGCTATCAGCACAGGATTTAGATACAATGATACAACCAACGAGTCCTAATACAGATGCCGTAGCGATACTTGCTCAAAAGACTCAAAATCCTAGCTATATGCGTAGTATGACAAAACATACTTCTCCCCAAGTACGAATGAATCTGTTAAAGAATCCGAATATAACTGACTTGACGATGAGTGAGATGTATGATGATAATGATGACCAGATACGGAATCGGATTGTAGGACAATCAACTAATCAAGAGCTATTACATTTATTCATTAGTGATAAGAATCCACAAATACGTGCTAGATTAGTAGATAAACTTGACCACGATGGTCTAAAGATTTTACTTACAGACTCAGACCCTCATGTACAAGCAATGGCTAAAAAGAAGCTACAAGGTCGTTTTAGTAAAATGGAAAAGTCTGGCAACTTCCAGAAACCTAAACGCCCAATTTTTATTCAACAAGAGACAGATAGACTTGATAATAATCAGACGACCAGTATCTCTCCTGAGAGACTACCACACTTTAGTCATTTAGGAGATGTAGGTAGTAATTCTGTTAATGGTAAGACTTATAATACTCCTTCCTTTAGCAACAAGTCTCTTATATTAAAAGAGATTACTCATTTTATAAAAAAAGCGGAAGGAGAGATAGAACATAGGATGCTCAAACCTGAAGATATACAGGCTTGGATTGAGGACCAGATTAAAAGTGCTAAAGAAGAATATCCAGATATAGATATAAATGATATTAATAGTAAGAATCTGTCTCCTTTACATTCTCGTGTTATCAAACCTATTATATATGCAAAACAATTACTTGTAGATTACCCAGAGTTAAATGCAAAAGATAGAGCAAATATAACAGGCACCTTCAAAAATGGTAAATTAGAAGCGGTTCATTCAATAAGAGAAAGTGGTCCTTTTGGTTCTCATCTAAATGTGGTACTTTCTCATATTAAAAATGCTAATCCAAATAACCCAAATGCTTCTAAAGGTATGGGTAAGGCTGCTGCACGTAGAGCCATTGAAATTAGCCGTAATGGTGGAAAAACTTTAACAATTAGTCCAGATACGAATGCTGCAGAATGGTGGCGTAAAAATGTAAAAGACCCTACGAATGGGATGATTACAATTAAACCTGCTGAATATGAGGGGGTGTTATCACGAATGGACACTCCTAAGATTGAAAATGAAATGGATGAAGAGTTTACATCCTATGCAGAACCTTTGAGAAAAGATAAGATAATGAAAGCTGACAAGCAGAAGACTTTCCCAATAGAGGGGGAACAGTTACCATTGCCAGATGTAGGACATGAGTATGATAAAGAAGCTACACAGTTTCCTGTAAGATTGCCTACTAAAGCAAATTCGTATCATAATGCATTTGGTAGATACTATCAAGGTCCAGATGGGGGAAAAAGACGTCTTGTTCCTTTAGATGAGTTAATAGATGCGCCAAAAACACATATGGCTACGAATTTAGGTATGACTGAAAGTGGACGATGGTATAGACATAGATTTCCTGATACAATGCAAGATGAAGCTGAACAACATGAATCGAATAGAGAGTATGATAGAGAAGAGGAAAGACGTAGACTTCAACAAGAGACAGATGATGATGAAAGAGAAAGAGAATATGGTTATGATTCTGATAGAGATGATGATGAAGATATAACAGGAGATGAGGATTATAGTAGTAGTGCAAATCTACCAGAAACAGAACTACCAAATGGGGCTATTAAACGAGGTGACCATGTGTTCCATAAAGCTAGAAATATACAGATAAATGATGAGGAGAATGAGAAGTTTTTAAGACAGGCCTCACAGGAATGGTCTCGTTATTCTAATTACAATCCTTCAACAAGTGGTAAATATGGAGGTAGAGGGGGTCGAGGTGCTGCTAGTGTGAGCATGCTACAGGGGGTTCTCGGTTCTTATTTTAGAGATGTACGTGCAAAAGAAGAGGACCCTAGTTATGAACCTTGGAATAAGTATATGTTTGTAACCTCTAAAAGAGGCACAAAGAAAAAGTTAGAAGGGGCGACTCGATATCAGATGGGAGATGGTAATATACATATTGAATATTTAGCGTCTTCTCCACGAAATGAGAAAGGTATGCCTAATAGATTAAATGGAACTGGTAAAAGAATAATCTATAAACTTGCTAAGATGTTAGATAAGCAATCTAAAGTTCCTGGTGGGAATCAACTGCCTTATATACATCTAACCTATCTTCCAGATGCTGTTCCTTTTTATGAAAGGATAGGTTTTAAACATGATGGGTATGGTCTTACTTTAGATACTCAGGGCATTCGTAACTTGCTTAAAAATGTGCGTAAAGATGACAAATCAGGTAGTCCTTTCTTTAGAAAGGATGCCGATGATTGGGATAATGGATGGGATGACCCTGATGATTATGCAGAAGACGAAGTTGTTAATAAAGCTGTAGGGATGGTTGGTGATGTATCCACTCCTACGTTCAATGGTTCTGCAGGACAGAACTATAAGAAGAAGATTGGTAGTGCTTTGCATTTCAAGGCAAGGGGAGTAGAAGGAGTCTTTGATGTAATGAAGTCTGTTAAATTTGAGGATGTATAATGGATAGTAGAAATAAGATATTAGAAGATTTATATTTTCTTCTTGTTAAAGCAGAAGATGCGGAAGAAATGATTGAAGAAGAGGCAAAGCCTGTTAAACCAAAGACAGAAATGCAACATCATATTCTTGATAGAGTAAAACATTTTAGTAAGGAGATGGATAGAATTCTAAAAGAAGAACAGAACATACAGAGTTTCTTACAGGGTTACTCACGATTAGCTTTGTTGTCTAAGTCGTATACTACTGATGAGGTAGGCGACTTATATGAAACAGCTAAGAGAGTTAATCTCTTTAAAGAGTTTAATATTGCCGAACCTATGGAACAAACAAGGCTTGATAAGGTAATCTTTATAGATAACATTGCTCATCATTTACATCAGTTCAAGGAACCTAATGGTGCAGCGGTGTATAAGCAATTAGATAAACTTGCAGATATATCAAAATCTGCGGGAGAAAAAGAAAGAGATGATAGGTTACTTATTCTTGATAATCCTATGAATTTAAGAAAATTAGCCAAGATGAATAATCTTGAGATAATACAGAAAGGAGCCATGCTTGATAGAGGGAGTTCTTTCTGGAGACTATTTGAGAAAGGTCTAAAAGTAGGTGTAGAAAGAATGTCGGATACAGAATTAGTAATTCTTAGAGAATGGTTGTATTCGAAAGTTTAATAGTTGAATGTAACGTGGTAAAATTAAGTTAGTAATTAGGGAGGTACAGTAATATGTCACAAAGTGTATGGGATTCTGATTTTGGTGCTGTGTTTAAGCAAAGGTATGATATTCTTAAAGGAATAGATATAAAAAAAGGTGTCATGGGTGCTGTAGGTGGTGCAGTAGGCCATATGGTTGACCCAACTGGTGTAGTTGGTCCTGCGATTGGTGGTGGTCTTGGTGCAGAGTTGGATAAATCGGAGAAAATGGAGAAAGAAAAGATAGATAAGACAGGTTATATGGATAATGAGTATAATAGATTAAATCCTATTGGTGGAGATAAACCTACTGCGACAGGGTATGAGCATGGTGATTCTCTACCGCCTAATCGGCCTCAACCATATAATAGCCCACGTAGAAAACAAGATGTAAATGATGAAGATTTAGGTGATTTAAGAGTAGAGAATATGAATAAATCGCTTTATAAAGCTATTCGTTCTGTTGATAGGGTTCTTAAAGAACTTAGAGTCGTAGATACAGGTCTTAAAGGAGAACGGGTAGGAGAGATACGCCACGACTCCAATCCTAAAGGTAGTTCTGGTGGAGGTACAACTGCTCCTAGACCCAAAGAAAGAAAATTGCCGATAAAGAAAGAAGAAGAGTTTGCTATGAGTATGAATAAGTCACTTAATAAGTCTATTAAGTCTGTTACTAAGATGCTTCATAAGCTTGATTCTTGTGGTGGTTCTACTGCTGGTTTAAATATTAAAAATGTTAAGGCAAAGAAGGATGGTGGAGGCGTATATCCTTCAAAAACTCCTCCGAAGCCTAAAACAAGGAAGGCATAACATGACTGCATGGTATAAAGAACCTAAGTATAACGGTGCTGGTATTATAGAGCAAATAGACTTAAAGAAAGCTATACCTGCTTTAGCTATGGCTGCCGCTCCTGTAGTTGCTGAAGCTGCAAAACCAGTTGCTCAAAATCTTGGGCAAAGAGCTTCAAAGCATATAGACAAAAAAGGCATTAATGTTCCTATAACAGGAGTTCCTATTGGACCTAGATTAAAAATTGGCGGGGATAAGAAAATGGAAAAAGAGCTTCCTACAGATGCTATGACGATGACTAATAAATCCTTAGTCAAATCAATTGACACCTTCCTAATGAGAAAGGGCATTCTTCAGAAGACTGCCAATAAGTCAGGGATGGCTCTTGGTTCGTATCAAAAATTGGGCGACCCAGTAAAGAGAATGGTAAACAATAGTGCCACCATTCAATCTCCAGATGTGTGGAGTGCTGGAAAGAAAACAACTAAAACAAAGGAATAAGAATGACTGACTTAGATAGCATACGGTATAGGTTAGAATTACTATTAACCAAAGCTACACCTATGTCTGAATATGATAGGATGATAAATGAACCAGACTTTGGTGCAGATATTGGTGGTATTCCTAACTTTTCTTCTTCTTCCGCAAAATCTAGAAAACCCAAAGCTCCTAAAATTCCAGTAGCGGAAGAGGGTGAAGTACAGCCGTATGTGTCTAATAGACAAAAGAAAGCAGAGAAGAGACGAAAAAGACAAGCAAAATTAGACGCATTATTTGGTCAGTTTGTTGACCAAGAACAACAAGGGCTTCCTCCTAATCCTAAATTAAAAGGTCAAATAGACAAATATCTTAGAAGAATGTTTAAGGTGGATGACTTAGATAAGGAATTAGCAGGAATGTCTCCTGAGGACCCTAATTATGCATCTACTCAAGATAAGAGAGACATGGCTCATAAGTTATGTGCAATTCGTGTTAATGCGGAGAAAGCAAAAGCCAGAACAAGTATGGGGCATAAAATGGAGAAAGCTTTATGGGGGGGAGACCCAAATGCTGTTCCAGAAGAACACCCCAATCAAGCTAAACAAAGCCAACTTAACTTCTTTCCACAACATGAAAAAGCACCGCCTGTTAGACCCCAGTCAACAAAAGAAGGCCGAAGAGTATCAAGACGCCCTTTACGGAACTCGTTAATAAAGAGCATATTTAATTTTGGTAACATGCTTGAAAAAGCAGAAGGACCAAGAGACTATTCACAACCTGTCGATAGTGCTGAGGCATTTAAATATCGCAGGAATGTCCCCTCTGAACGAAGGGCTAATTACGAAGTTCTTAGAGAACAGGGTTTTACACCAGAAGAAGCTACTCGCTTAAAGGATTGGAAACCTGGGCCTTTAAGGACTATCATCCAGAACAAAGATAAACCCAATAGGGGGTTAGACCCTGAATGGATTGATGACCCACAACAGAAAATGGATAAAGAGTTTGAGTTACTGGATGATTATAAAAATGCGGGAATAAAGAAAATTCCAGGAATGGAACCAATTGATGCAAATGAAGCACAAAGACTAAATCAGTATTACCAACAAGTAGGTAAACCACTTATTCATGTACCTACACCAGAAGAATTTCAATCTCAAATGTTACAATACAAAGAAATGAAGAGAGAGGGTAAAGCACCCCCTATGTTTAACAAGGCATTAGCATATTTATTTGATTTAGATATCTCTAAAGCAGGAAATGCTATTAAGGAACTTGAAGACTTTATTAGAGAGTATGAAGCTACAATTAAATCAAGACCAAAGAACTGGTCACCAAAGGATATAGCTTCGCATACTCGTATGTTAAACAATGCTAAACAGCACTTAGAGGGCTACTATAAAAATAAACTTGTAGCTCCTGAAGCTCCTAAAATGCCCTTACAACAACAGTTACCTTTGGAGTATTAATATGGAAGAAAGACTGATAGGAGAATGTTATGAGCCTCCAGACGTTATTGAAGTTGCCAAAGAGAGCAACGCAGAAAAGATACGACACAATAAAGTATATAACGATTGCATTTGGAGCAGTCAGTACAGTTATGGACATGTATATAGCGTTCCTGTTCGGAGCAGAGAACTATGTATTGGCATTCACCCTGCTAGGGGTGTCGATTATTCTGACTCTGATTGATAGTGTCCTATGGGTCTGGGTCTTGGAACAGATGGGAAGGAAAAAAGTGGAGCATGGAAAAAGAAATGGAAAGAGGAAGGAATAGAATATGGATTGGCACGATGTAGTAGCAATAGTATCGCCTATTATGACTATATTTATATTTGTAATTGGTGGTCTTGTATCTTATTTTACTATAATTGGGGATATGAAAAATAGACTGACGAAATTGGAGACTCAAATGCAACCATTTTGGAATTTAATAGAGAGAGAACTTCCAAAGATTATCCATTCCCCACATACACCAGAAATAGATGCCTTATTAGAGAAAATGATAGAGGGCGTATTAACTAGAGACGAGGCGATAGACCTTAAATTTAAATTAAAAGAAGAGATGGAGATACCTGATGTGGCTAAGAAATTAGCCATAGTACTGATAATAGCGAGATTGGATTCATTAATAAAGGGGGTTAAATAGAGTGGACTGCTATACTGTATTCGACACACTTGATATTATAACATTTATAATACTGTGTATTACTAGTTGGTATTCTTATAAAATATATAAGTTATTACCAGCACAAATGGTAACCTTTTTATTTATTGGATTTATTCTTTCCGCTTTTTTACAAATAGGGTTTGTAATAATTAGTTTTATACCTTTAGATGGGGAGTTTTTGATTGTAAATAGATTTATTGGAGAACTGACAGTAGCTTTAAGAGTAATACCGATTGCTTTTATTATGATTGGAACGATAAATCTGTATAAAGTAGTTACTAAATATATCAATGGAAATGGAGGTATACACTAATGGGTTGTTCAACATGCCCAATTTGCGGAGAAAGAAAACCTTGTCACGATGAGATTTGCTATAAATGTGAGTTGCAAAATCTCGATATAGGTAGAGATAAAAAGGAAGATAAATAAATGCCGTTTGGTCTATGTTGTTGTTTCTGGACTAACCTTGGGATGGGATTAGCATTGCTATTTCCTTTTCTTTCTGCCGCAATTTTTTATATAACTAGTAAGTTCAAGAAACATGAATGTGAGGACGAAGATGCCTGCTGTTAGTCGTGCACAGCATAGATTTATGGGTTTAGTAGCTTCTGGTAAGAAGAAAGTTAAAGGGCTATCTAAAGAAGATGCAAAAGAGTACATTCGTGGGCAAAAACGAGAAAATCTACCAGAACGAATTGAGAAATTTGTGCGGGAAAAGAAAGAAAAGATGAATTTACCATATAATCAAGGAACGTTTGGAGTCTCCCAAGCAGGAGTAGGAGCAAGAATATGATAAGAAAAGACTTAGGTAACTATATGCGTTGGAAAACAATCCAACAACAAGGACCTTGTGAAGGACAATTTGATGGAATATGCCAAGGACCGAAGGGTATTGATGTACCAATGAGGCAACTTGCACATCGTAGACCTAAAGATAGAGAGGATGCTGAAAGAAGACTTATGTCTATGAACCAAGCTCCCAATAAAAAACCAGGGCATAAACCTAGGTTATATGATTCCTTGAATAGACCTCATGCGTATCGTCATTTATGCCCTACTTGCCATCTCCATCATGATAACCATATGTTTGATGAAGGCTATCAAGAGCCTAAATGGGTGCTGGATAATAAGTTTAGGCAGCTTATTAGAGATAGAAATAAGAATAAACAAAAGATAAAAAGGCATGGTGGAATTGTTAAATCTATAAATGACTTTGTAAGAAAATTTGATAATACTATTGACCCAAATGAGCCAAGGCAAACAAGGTATTTACATAATTTACCTTCTAGAGACACTCATATTAAATATGAAGACCCGTTTGACCCTGAAATTTATATAGAAGAAGAATCAGATGAGGAGTACGTTCCTGAAATGCACACCCAAAATACAAGATTGCCAATAGAAACAAAAAGATATAATAAGATAATGGATAGAATAAGCCCTCATGGAAGTCAAAAGATATTGGATAAAATTGTGGGTAAAGAAGATATACCATATGCGAAATCATTATGTAAGTCTATTAATCAATTTGTAAGAAAGTTTGATACTTCTTATCTACCACATGAAGGAACGGCTAAATATAAACCACAGAACGAAGCAAGAGCAAGAATAAATAACAAGCTTGGACCACACTCTATGTCCAATCGTAAGCAAGAAGTAAATCCAGCCTCTTCACCACCTATGGGGTTTGGACAAAAGACTAATCCTGAAGAGCATATAGTACCTAACTATGTACCAAAGGATAAGACCCATGCTTTCAAGTATCGTGGTAGGACATATGATGCAAGCAGAATGACACCCGAAGAGCTTTCAGACATATTATCAGAGATGGAGCAACAGATATAATGAAGAATATTCTTCGTGACGTAGAACAAGAAATTGAGAGACGTGGCATCCAAGAAGATGATGTTGCAGATATTGTACAAAGTGTGCCTGCATTAAAGAATCGGAGGATAGTGGGCGGTTATGCAAGTGTAATTATGGTAGATAGAGAAGGCCACAAGATTACCAAAGAAGCTTTAGTTGATGCTACAAAGAGATTTATGGCTGAGATTTATTATCGCCCCATAAATGTGTTTCATTGCTTGACGGGGGAAACTCAAATAAGAACTACCTCAGGTTATAAAAATATAGAAGCAATTAAAGTAGGAGATAAGGTTTATACTCATACTGGAAAGAGCCAAAAAGTAACTAAAACGATTATGCATGAAAACAATGGCTTGGCTTTAAGATTAGAATTAGAGAATGGTGAAGTTATTCGTGTAACAGACGAGCATCCTATCTTAACTAAACGTGGGTGGGTAAAAGCAGGTGACTTAACTACTCAAGATATTCTTCTGCATTTAGAATCGTCTGCTAAAGAATACCATGATAAAGTACGAGGAAAGTCTTTAGTAGGTATATTTGGTATAGAGAAAGCTAAAGAAGTGTTATTAAAAATGCGGGGAAAAAGAGAAAGTTATACTGTTACAGAAAAACATAATTCGCAACAAAGAAAAGGGCATACATGGCAAGAAGTATATGGTCATAATAAACCTGATTATGGTGGCTGTGTTGGAGAAAAGAACCCTCAATTTGGTAACAAGGGTAGAATAACTGGAGAAAAGAACCCTAACTGGAACAATGGGGCTTCTCTTATAGCTTATGGAATAGGGTTTACTAAAGAATTAAAAGAAAATATACGAAAAGCGTGTGACAACAGATGCTTCTTATGTGGAGAACAACCCAAATATAGTCTTTCAATACATCATATTGATTACAATAAGAAGAATAATCAAGAAGATAATTTAATTGCATTATGTAGAAAGTGCCACATGAAAGCACATAATGAAGAACGATTGGCTATTAAGAACGGAACTAATATCAAGTCTATCGAGAAGTTTTGGTATACTGGAAAGGTGTATAATCTTGAAGTAGATATAGACCACACATATGTAGGAAAAGGTATTATCTACCATAATTCAGATGTTACAGTTGGAAGGATACTTCCTAAGTGGGCAAACCCAAAAACAGGTCAGATAGTAGTAACGCATGTAGATGATACTGGATGGTATATAGTTGCAGAAATTCGTGATGATGTTGAGATTGCTGATAAGGTATGGGAAGAGATAGAAAAAGGAAACTTACGAAGTTTCTCAATTGCAGGGTCTTCTAAAGATAAAACTGAGGGATATAAAGATGGGAAGTTTATGACTGAAATAACAAAGTTAGACATATACGAAACTACGATTTGCGAAGAGCCCGTTTGCCCTATGGCTAAATTTGACTTCTTCTATAATCCTAACGAAACTATAATGTAAGGAGAGTAAGAATGACAGTAGCAATAATATGGATGATATGTGTAATAATATTACAAGTAGTACTAACAGTATTAATATGGAACAATGATACAAGATTAACAAGACTTGAAAAGACCAAGAAATCTTCTCTTTTCCCCGCAAAATTAAAAACAAAAGGTAAGGTAATACCCTATGTCGCACCTATTAGAAAGAATAAATAGTTTAATTATTAAAGACGAGAAAACAAGAGGGCTAGTTACACCTAAAGATGTAATGGCCAAGCCTCATGCTATGGCTGGTAAAGTACGTAAGAAGCTTCGTAACGTAGAAGGAGGGCCACAAGACGAACCCATAAGTCCTACAAAAGAACGACATAGTGGAAAAAAGGGAAAAGTACCTAAGATAATCATGGAATGGGTAAGACGTAATGGTAAGATGTTTATGCGTAGGCGGACTATCATGGTAAATCCAGAAGAAGTTGAGTCACATGATAAAGTAGTAAAAGTATATTTGAACAAAAAGCATATAGATAACCCAAGATGGGTAGAGTTTGCGATGCAGGCCTATGCAAGAAATATTAAATTTACAAAGAAAATGGAAGGGTATGCAGTATGGCATGACCCTGAAGACCCTTTGCAGAAAATAGTATATAAGTCACATGATGATAAAAAGAAGACTGTACTGGTACATAATACAAAATTATCTGAAAAGGTATTATTGAGAGTATTTAATATTACGCAAAAAGAAAAACAAGAAGGCCTTGAAGAAGTCGAACAGCAACAAAAGAAACAAGGAATTATTCCTGAATAAATGAAGAAGCCCAGACTAAAAATCTGGGCTTTCTTTCATATACCGACATCGCAACATCGGTACTTAAATTGGTGGTGTACACCACAATGCAAGAGCAGTAAACAAGAGTATTAGTCCGATTGCCCATACAAGTAATAACCTACCAAATCCCTGCATACTGTCAGTCTCCATATTATTCATCTTATGTCTATTATACTCCTTTAGAGACATCTTTCAAACTATCTAGCTTTGTATTAATTCCTTTTCCCCACATTTTTATTTTAATTGGTTCGTTATTTCCAAACTTCTTGTATACTCTGCATATCTCACAGATGGAAGTATCATCCCCTGTTGCACCGAAGTCATTGAGTTTGCAGTAAGTCCCTTCAATTTCCCAACAATGTAGGAACGTGTATTTAGGTGCAGGACAGTCACGCTTAATCATCTCAGGACAATGGCACTTGTCCCAACAGGCTTCTGTGTCTTGCCATACACTTGTTTTGGTTTCCATTTCTATCTTATTCATGATTTCCTCCTACTTGATTTATACCTTATTATATAGTATAATAGGATGGTGGGTCAATAGAGCAAAAGGCGTAATCGGATATACGCATAAATGCTTAGAGTATGGGGTAGGTAGCTTCAAAACCCCCCTGTGCTATACTGTCCACAGAGAGAAAAAATGCGAAGAAAAAGACAAAAAGCAATTAAAAATGTGGAGAAAAAGAAAATGCTTATTAATGAGATTAAATGTACTCTTGCAGAATGCCCTCATTATCATGCTTGGCATAATGGTAAGTATCCTACTGATGGAAGATTGTGTGCTTATTATCCTAATTTAAGTACTACTCATTGTAATAAATGGACAAGGATAGATGAATTTAAGTTGTTTTTAGCAATTCATAAGGAGAAACGAAATGTCGAGAAGTTATAAACATATTGCTTGTTATACAGACCATAATGCTTCTACATGGAGAAGAAAGCGTTGGGCATCCAAAGCTATTCGTAGGAAGATACTTGAGTTAGTAGATGGTAATATGTATAAGAAAATATATGAAACTTGGGCTATTTGTGATTATCGTTTTAAGGTAGGATTTAAGATACCTAACCATTGGTCATACGAAGATTTAGCTAAAGCAAGGAGAAAGTAAATGGAATGTAAAGAATGTAACAATGCTATTGTGCATGTTGATGGAGTAACGGCCCATATACAAGGAGAGTGGCACGTAGTAGAACGTAAAGCACGTATGGTTAAAGCACATAAATGCGGTTATCATTTAAACTGCTTTGAGTATAGGTTTGACCCTTTTAAACGATGTCTATTAATAAAAAAAGCGGAGAAAGAAGAAAATGAAAACAGAGATTAGATGGTGTTCAGATATAGGACTGTATGTACTTGATAGGTCGAAAGACTCTTGTGCTTATCGTACTACATTTTGTGTCTTGAACTGTTATAACAATAAGATGTATAAGGTATTCAAGAATATGCTCAAGAAAGATGTAAGAAATGAAGCATATTGGGCATCACTTACACCAAAGGAATTTGCTCGTGGATTAAGATATAAGCGTCATAGTGTAGCAAGATTTAGGTTCTGTGCAAGAGGAGAGCCGTTTGATGATGGTAGTGCTGTTGTTAAGATAGCAGATATAGTATCATCATTTCCAAATATACTATTTCAGCTTCCTACAAGGGCATGGCGAAATCCTTTAATGAAACTATTAATTGAAGATAGAGTTATGAAGTTTCCCAATGCAAGAGTAATAGCTTCAATTGACCCATCAAATACAGAGAAAGAATTATTAAGTGCTCATGAATGGAGAACATTCTTCTTTGGTGATGATACTAAGCATCCATATGAGAATGAAAATCCTAATCGAGTATTTAGATGCCCAAAAACATGGCAACATATGAAAGGGCATTGTGAGATATGTGAAGCAGGGTGCTTTAATAAGGAGAAGAAACACGTATGGCTAAAACAGCATTAGAAATAAAAAAAGATAGGTTGTTGGGGAGACGTTATGTGCTTTATAGTGATATAAAGTGGGAATGTACTCATGACAATAAAATAATAAATAGGCTTAAAATATCAACAAAAGATGGAAAAAGTTTATATCCAAACCATTTCTATCTAAGCGACCATGACTATCTTACTGTACCAATGATGTGTGAACAATGCTTCAAGAAAAAGCGATTGTTACTGGCATTGGGTGGAAGAAAGTTAGAACGGATAGATAAATGATAAGTATAGAACATGCACAAGCCTTATGTGAACTTGTATCAGAAATACCGAAATTTCAAAATTGTAACCATCCTATCTTTTGCAAACTTGCTCCACAAGGTGGTTGTGTTGTGTGGCATAATATAGACCCATTTAAACGCAAGTTACTGGAGATAAAATATAAGGAGAAAAATGAGCGAAACAGTATCAAATGATTATTTCTGTACTTTGGAATTAGATAATATCAAGAAATGCAGAGTACGTCTTAATACAGGAAGTCTTATGGGGTTAGGCAATAGGATTGTCTGCTCTCATAAATACAACATGTATAAAGAACTGAATGACCCAAAGCAGTATGGCTGTGAACGAGTGTCTTCTATTGGGCAAGTAAAGTCAGAACTACTTTGTCTTATTCAAGACCCATTCAAGAAGACTTTGCTAAAAGCAAAAGCAAAAATACTATTCAAAGAATTGGCACGTAAGGAGAAGAAAAATGAAAATTCTTAAAACAGAGGACATTAAAACAGCACTCGTAGCATGGCTAAAAACAGCATATACAGACAATTATGAGATAGATGCAGGACATTATTATACATCGATTCGTATGAAAGATGTAGGTAGTGTAGAGTTACATTTTCTTAAGAGACGCCATATTCGTGTAAAAGGAATGACTGGAGAGCAGTTAATTGGTGGTGGTGTTTCGTTTAATGGTAGGCGTGATGGTGATATGCTTGTTCATGGTGGTGCTAAGAGCGATTTTGGCGTCTTTGATGAAGTAGAGTTTAAAAGACGTATTGATGCTCGCTTTAAGGGCAAGATAGAACAAGCCGAAGCTTCTAAGAAATCACAGCAAGAATGGAAAGATAAATGTGTCACTTTAGACCCAATACTAACAGCCATTGGGTTTACTCTCGATAATAGATATTCTTGGCAAAAAGCATGGGAGTATGACCGTAAAGTAAGTATAAATCTGCGTCAAGGGTCTAAATTAAGTATAGACCTGCATAGTCAGAATATATCCGAAGAGGAAATACTAAAATTGGCTAAAGTAATAAAGGAGACTTTAAGTGGAGAACTTACAAGTAATACTATCTGAATGTCTTAAAATGGTAGATATAACAGGAGAGGTTAAAGCTACTGATAGAGAGTTTCACTATATCTTAGATGGTATGGTGGTAGAAAATAAACATGTGATTAAACATATGTCTAAAGATATCATAGCTAAACCTGTCTTTCAGTTGTTGCATGATTGGCTTATTTGTGATAAAATGGATTATATCATGAATAGGCAACATATCATGACAATAGCATCAGGATATTTAAGCAGATATAAAGATATATTTGCTGTTGATTTATATCCTTTAACCGCAAAAATAAAAATAGAAGAACCAGTACTAATTAAGGAGAAAAAACGTGGAAAATTCAAAAAAGCTATGCCCAAACTGCAATAGAGAACTCGCTCCCGCAGGAGTAAACAGTGCAAATGAGTTAGCCTATCAATGTGGGCATTGTCTCTTGACTGGTGGTACTCTTGCAGAAATGGCAAGAATAGCAATAGAGAAAAAGAAGCGAGTAGAAGCTACCGCTTCCTTATTCAAATGCAAGATGTGTAATGAGAGTGTGCCATCTACCAAAATAAATCTTGCTGATACATTTCCAACTGGAATGTTAGAACTTATACATGTTTGTGATGATTGTATGCCACTTTTGGCTATATCGGAAGCAAAACGTAGGGAGAAAATAAATGACACAAGAAGAGCGTAAAGAGTTTGATGAACTTATATGTGGTTCAACCTGTTTTTCAAGACCTTGTTGTATAAGACGTACTGCCGCACATCAATTAGTATATTCTGATGGCATATACCATTGTTCTATGCACTCATATTGTTCACGAGTAACGCCTGTTCGTGGTAAGATTGCTAAATGGGTAGGTCGGTATGAGGGCAAGAATGATGCTTTTAAGATTAACTTAATAAATCGTAAACTCAAAGCCTTAAAAACTGAGATTAAGGCAAGCACAATGAAACTGATTACACAAAATGGTAAAACATGGGTGGAAGTAAATGGTATGGTGGTATCGCCATCACGCTTTTCTTCGCAATGGTGGAAATTCAAGTTTGAGCGAGAAGAGAGGTAGCTTCAAAACCCCTGTGTGCTATACTAAAGAACAGGTGGAAAACCACCTGTTACTGATAGTAGGAGAGAAAAGAAATGTTTTTATTTATCACAATAAGTTTAATTTTGGTACTGACTATGATGGTTATGTGGGCTGTATATCACATTGTGGAGTAATACATGATGACTTATAGGAGTTATACAATGAATTTATCTAAACAACACTTTAATGAACTATGCCAATTAGCAGACTGTATTGATAAATGTGAATATAATAAAAGTAGAAACTGTGTCGCTTGGATTTTAATAGACCCATTCAAGCGTAAATTACTTGAAGTAAAATATACAAATGCGGAGAAAAGAATGAAATGGAAAAAGCAAAACCAAATATTGGAAATATAGAAATTGAACAGGTTGCTAAAATGCTTAATATGCAACCAAAGATTAAAACAACTAAACGATGTATTATTGAGGCTTTTAGTAGTCTTATAATATGGTTAGAGGAGCCTTGCAAGGAAGAATTGCATTTTCCTGAAGAAGGTCGTGACCATTATATTCGGTATGTGAAAGGACAATATACACATCGTAAATATTGCCCCATATGTTGGAAAGAATTTAAGGAGAGTATAGCACATGATGACATTAAAAGATTTCATGGATAAGAGAAAACAGGGCGAACAGCCTACAACTGAGGAAGCACTTGAAATGCCTGTGGCTCAAGCTACTATTAAACGTATTGAGCGTAAAGAGGATATGGATGAACACCGCAAAGGCGTTCTAACAAGGGCAAAGATACTGGCAAAGTTTGCAGGAATTAAATTTAAGGCAAGGGAACTGGTAGACGAATGGATACTTGTTACCTATGACCTACCTGCTACTGATGCAGGTAATAAGGCTCGTCAGGATTTTCTTAGACTTGCACCACGAATAGGTGCAGTCATGCACACGAAATCTGTATACCTTATGCCTAATACGAATGAGTGTCAGACTGCTACTGTTGATTTGGCAAAGATTGGGAATGTCTATATTTGGACTTCCAAGGCCAATGATGAAGCATCAAAGAAACAGCTAACCGACCTTTATGACGAACGAATAAAAGGCGGAATAAAAGAAATAAAAGAGAGGATGTCTTCTATTCGTAAGCATATGGCTAAGGAACAGAATGGCATGGCTAATAGGATGGTAGAGAAAACGATTGATATATTCAATAATAGTGTATTCTCTGTTGTTCAACGTGGCAATGCTGAACTGTATAATCTGCTTGCTACAATGCGTGACGAATTACAGGAGTTACAGCATGAAGTGGAAAGCAAGGTCTAAAGCAGAGCAGAGAAAGCTATGCTTACTCTCTGAGTGTACTTATTCTGAGTGCTACAATAGAAACACTAAACGTGTGGCTTATTGTAGCATTTGGGATGAAATAGACCCATTCAAAAAGTTATTACTTGAAATAAAATATAAAAAACAGGAGAAACAGAAAAATGGCTAAAGACACACCGATTACTACATCAATGATTAGGATGCGTCCTGCAGAAATTGAGGAAGCTATCGTAGGTAATTACAAGAAACGTGTTCCTCGTGCAATTATACTTGGTTCACCTGGGAGTGGAAAGACTTCTGTGCTTTATCATATAGCAGACAACATCTTAAAAGTACCACGTTTTACATTTCAGGCTACTCTTTATGACCCTACTGAGGTTAAAGGATTGCCTGTAATGACCGAAGAAATGCGTGATGGTAAGTTGGTTAAGATTGCAAAATTTCTTCCTTTTGAAGATATGCCGTCTTGCCCTGAGGGACTTCTTATCATTGATGATATAACACATTCCGCACAACAGACACAAAATGCGTTCATGCGTCTTATTCTTGAGGGAATAGCAGGGGCATGGGATTTGGGCGGTTTGTATCCTGTTGCTACTGGTAATAGGGCGATGGATAGGGCAGGTGCAAAAGACCTGCAGACTGCTATGGCTAACCGCTTTTGGTTCGTTGAGTTTGAGGACAACTACTCCGATTGGCGGTCATGGGCGGTACAGAATGACATTCATCCTGCTATCATTGCTTACTTGGGTACTCCGTTTGGTCAAGATTGGCTAAACAAGTTTGATGCAACACATCAGATTAATCCGACACAACGTACATGGGAAATGGCTTCACACCATATGAAGTCTATGTCAAGCAACGAAATACTCATGCGTAAATGTATTGCAGGGTGCATTGGTGATGAAGCTACTGCAAAATTCATGGGATGGATGAAAGTCTATTCACAGCTTCCCGACCTTAAAAAGGTTATGGCAGGAGAAGACATTTACGTTGATAATGTTGACGTAATGTATGCTACTGTTTCCGCACTTGTTTCAATGGCAAAAAATGCGGATAAAAGAAAGGTTGCCTTTCAACGTTTAATTGACTATGCTTTGGGTATTCCTGATGGATACGTTGAATTGGGTGCTTTGATTGGTAAGGACTTGTTCAAACTTGATATGGCTACGTTTGAGAAACTTAACCTTGATAAGTGGGAGTCACGTTTCGAAGAGATTGTAATCTAGTACAAATGTACTATAATGCAGGAGAGTAAAATGAACAAAGAATGTAATGTTAGGGAAATATGCCCATTTGATTTGGAGAAACTGGCTATCAAACAAGACACATTCCATCAAAAATGTTCCCCTGATGATACATTAAAAAAGGATGGCGACTTTTGTAGTAACGTATCATACTGTTGTGTGATATGTTCTACAAAAGGTTGTGATGCACTAAATAAAGAAAGATGGGGCTTCAAAAGAACCTTATTAAGGATGAAATTAAATGCAAAGTCAACTTAATGACTACCCAAATGCATTCCAACAATTAAACTTAGCACAAAAACAACGGTTATGTTTATATTGTTCTACACATGGTCTTTGTAAGCCAGCTAAAGATAAAACCCAACGAATAGGAAATGGGTGTTATACAGGCTTTGAACAAAGTAAATGGATATGGTGTGGTCAATGGTTGGAGTTAGATTGGTTTAAAGTAGTTTTAATAACGAGGAGTAAAAATGAAAGTAAGTGATATACTAAATCGTCTCAAAGATACAAGAGGATTTATCAATGAACGTAAAATCTATGAAGAAGACGGTGAGTGTGATGAAGACGAGTTAAGCAACATGGAGTTTATGCTTGAGGGCGTTGAGAGTGCTATTGAGTTCTTTGAGGAGTGGTTAGCAGAAAATGAAGACTTTGAGGAGTAAGTAAATGAATGAGTTAGAACTGTTCTTTAGTGACTTAAATGAACAAGCAAAAAAGAAAGTAATGGAGTTTTATGGAATGGAAAGTGCAGGTGATGGTAATTGGGAAATACTGCCTTTGTGTATTCTATGCAACGAAGATACAGAATATGTAAAAAGAGAAACGCAGGAGAGTTAAATGGACGTAAAAGTAATTAGGGCAAAGGTTCAGTTAATGCTGAACAGACCATTCTATGGTTCACTTGTTGCAAGATTGCAATTAAAACCTTGGGATGGTTATACATTTGCTACTGATGGAGAGTTTCTTTATGTTCCTGCAAAGCATGACTACGATAAAGATACTCTTGAGTCAGTAGTAGCACATGAAACATGGCATTGTGCGTTGCTTCATCCATTTCGTATTGGAAAACGTAACCATATGCTGTGGAACATTGCTTGTGATTATGCAATCAATGACCTGCTTCAACGTGATGGCTTCAAAATTCATAGTACGTGGCTGTACGATAAGAAATACGCAGGTATGAGTGCAGAGAAGATTTATGAGAAGCTACCAAAAGATATGCAAATGCCAAAAGAATTGATAGACTTGATTGAGCGTCTTGATAAGGCAAGTAAGGGCAAAGGTAATAAGGGTAAGAACAAGTTTCCATCCAAATCTAATCAAGATTTAGAGCAAGAATGGAAAGAGAACATGGCTTCTTCTATTGAACGCAATCGTGGGCATCTTCCTGCAGGATTTGAGGAACAACTGACAGACTATATGTTCCCACAAATTCCTTGGCAAACTCTTCTATTCCGCTTTTTACAAGTCACTAAAGGTATGCAAGACTTTAGAGCATATCCGTTCCATAGGGCTCATATATGGCGTGGTATATTCTTGCCATCGTTGCAAGGTGACTTCATTGAAATCAACGTGGCATGGGATACATCAGGAAGTATGAGCAACGAGGAACTATCAAAGGGACTTGCGGAAACAAGGGGAATGTGTGCAAACTTCGGTGGTTATCTCATTCATCTTTTTATGTGTGATGCGGATTGTCATTCGGTTACAGATATAACAGATGATTCAGAAGTACCAACAGTAGTAACAGGTCGTGGTGGTACATCATTTGTTCCTGTATTCAAGAAGATACAAGAATTGCAGTTAGATGATTTGCCACTTGTTTACTTTACTGACTTGGATGGTGAGTTTCCAAAAGAAGCAAAGGATGATACGCTATGGGTTACTTCCGAAAGGAGCAAGCATACTAAAATTCCATTCGGAGAACTTATCGTACTCAATTAAACAAGAAAGGAGAGCAAGTGAGAATTACTGCAAGATATTCCGAAGCAAATACACATATGTATTTGTATCATGTGCCAAAATATGAATTGGCAAAGCTACTTGAAACAAAACAGTTTAGTGTTAAAGTAAGCGTGATGCGTAAGCCTACTGCTAAACAGAGCCAATACTATGATGAAAAAGAGTCTGTTGGTTATCATAAGGTTACGCTATCGCAACAAGTAGCTACAGGCAGGTTAGATATAGTCTTGACGTCACATAGACTTACTGAGAAAGACATACTTGCCTTGAAGTTACAACCAATTCAACAGGCCGTTGAGAAAGAACGGCATCAAGCAATTACAGCCAAATTGAAAAAGGCTACCTAAAATTGGGCGGGTCATTCGTTTAATTACGTTTGACTCGCCCTTTTTTTGTTTCCGTAGCTTCAAAACCCTGCTGTGGTATACTGTCAGGGTAGAGAAAAAACAGATAGGAGAGATAAAATGCCAAATATAAATGGGTACTTAGTATCAACAAACTGTCTTGATGCACCTGTTCAAATAGAAGAAATAAGAGATACAGATGAAGACTTGATAATCTTATTTGACAAACCTTTTACTTTTGCACTTTGGTTTAATAAGAAAGAAAAAGAAATCTTAATTGATATTCTTAATGGAGCATAATGATGGCAATTAGAGAAGTAAAACTATTTCAAATACCGCCAATAATAGCAGTTATGCCTGTTATTCCAGTAACTACAACACCATGTAACAAGTATAGGTATAACGAATACGAACCTGAAATGACAAGATTTCATCCTGATGATATGACAGGAGAAGATATACCTTGGTACTTACAACCTGAAATGCAAGGCGTAGCAAAAGAGATATATGATGCTACTTCAAGTGATAGAACAAGTGCTTTTGCTTGTAAGGCTTGTGGTGTTATACCATCAGTAAGGGATAGACGCTATGTAGTTAAGACAGGCAATATTGAGTTAGCTTGTAGTGCCGAATGTGTGGCTACAATAAAAAAGCGGAAAGGATAAAATAAAATGAATGATTGGTTATTTAACTTTTGGTGGCAACAAAAAGTAATTTCAATGTGGTTATTGCTACCAGTTATACTATTTGGTATAATAATGCTAATAAAAATAGTGTGTAAAAAGGAGAAATAAATGAAAACGTATGAAATGCCAGTAACATTAACAATCAAGTTTGAAGCAGAGAATGAGAAACAAGCTATGGAATTGCTTACATTCATGTTCATCAATCCTAAATTTGAAGAAAAGTTTGAAGCAAGGCTATTAGATGTTGAAGAAGATTGGGGCGAGTTGCAGTTACTCAAATGAAAGAAATAACAACTATTGTATGTAAACTTGAACAGACTGAAAGCAAAGAGTATCACGCTATTGAAGCAGGTGAATGTAAACGTGGACAAGGACTTATATATGACCACATGACAGGATATAGGTGCTTGAGAGAGAATGGCACGTTAGGACATTGTATTAGAGTAACATCTGATGGCAGTATGTTTACGAACTTCAATGTGCGTGATGGCTTTAAGGTTAGCTTAGTAATCAATGACCTTAATCAATTAAAGACAAGCACAATAAAAAATGCGGATAAAAGAAAAGCATTTATATGGGATGGCACAGTAGGGTAGCTTCAAAACCCTGCTGTGCTATACTGTGAGAGTAGCAAAAATAAACAGATAAAGGAGAGTTAAAGATGCCTACAAATCTATTAAACAATGACCCAAGACTAAGCTATCCATTATTCAGGGATGAAAACGGAAACATTCCAGTCATTAAGAGTCTAAATCGTTTGGGAAATATCGTATATCAAATACCAAATGATAATGCTCAAATAGTCTATCGGATATTGGTATATGAAGCATCAAATCAAAATGAAGATGTATATAACAATCTGGTGGTAGCCAATCCTAATAGCTATAGACTACGATTGAATAATCAGGTAATGGTAGAACGTGTTAGTACGATTGATTATACTTATCCGTATAATAGTAATGGTGAAAGACCACGTAGATTAACAGGTTTGAAATTCAAGGTAGACGTACCTACACGTGGTTCATGGGGAAGATGGCAAAGTTATTCAGCACGAACAGCATCAGTAGTGCGTGGTACAATTACTTTTAATGCAATGCAAAATGTATTAAGGGAAGTTAATCAGTTACTTGAACACCATATAGAACATGAGAATGAACGCCAACGCCTTCATCGTATAGAACGTGAACGAATAGACCGTGAAGCTAATCAAGCAAGTGTCTTTATGAATAGTGTACTTGAACACTATCCACTTGAACCATCTGATGATTATGGTTGGCGTAACAACTTTACGCAAGTACGTTTGTCTATTGTAATAGATAAGTATCAAGTAGCAAAAGTATTTGATGCTATTCATAATGTTCGGCATATGCAGACCAATCCGTTGGATGCAGAATACCTACTGAAAAAGGATTACTAATATGAGTAGCGGATTACGGAGAGTATACAATATCCAATCAAATACAGACCCATTATGGTATTCAATTCAACAGAAATGGTATCTACCACGACATCATAGGATATTTAAGAAACTTTATGAATGTCCTAAATGTGGCAAACCAACTTTAACAAATAAACGTTGTTCAGACAGATGTAAAAATAAAAAAGGAGAGTTAATCAATGTGCAGACTATCAGCAATCATTCAACTCGGAGAGCAGAAGGCAACACCGCTTGAGATTAAACAACTACTTATATCAATGGAAGATGGTGGCAAGGATGCGACAGGTATCGCTTTTATAACACCTGATGATATAATTTATGCCAAACAAAAGGGAAAGGCAAGTGATGTTATATCAAGCACCTTTGAAAGTGATATAGAGCAATATAGTGAGAAAGCTAATGCAATTATATTGCATACAAGGGCATCTACTCATGGTTCACCTAATAACAATGACAACAACCATCCTATCATTGGTGAGAAGTACATACTGGTACATAATGGAATTGTTCATACAGATAGAAAATATCCTGCTAAGGGTGAAACTGATAGTGAGCAAATGCTTCGGTCTATTGAGTTTAACGGAATTGATAAAGGATTGTCTAAGTGTTCAGGATGGGTAGCAATGATATTTGCTGATATACAGAACCTTAAAGACTTTTATTGGTTTTCAAATCCAACAGCCAGTATGTCAGCAGGACATGATAAGGAACGTGGTATATGGTTTATAGCATCAACCTATTCCATTATTACTCAAAGTGTCATACCAAATACTATCGAATACAGTATAGCGAAGAATTCGCTATATAAATGTGACCTATCAACAGGTAAAATGAGCATTGAGAGTAAGCCTGTGGTAAAGCAAAATTACTATGCTAATTCATCATTTGATTGGGATGGTTTTTATGCTAAAGGAAAATATAATAAATCATATGCTTACTAAGGTAGCTTCAAAACCCATTTGTGGTATGATGATAGCATAGCAAAAATAAACAGCAGGAGAGTAAAACAGTATGGCAAAGAAACTAAATCTTACTTATGGTGCAGACCCTGAATTCTGCATATATGAAAGGATAACCCAACGTACTGCCGATGCATGTCATGTTATAGCAGGTGCAAGCCTATCAAGTCCCATCGGACATGATGGATGCTCTTGTACAGGTGAATTAAGGTTGCCACCTACTCATAGTGCCGAAAGTGCATTTAAGGCATTGAAAAATCTACTTAAAGTAGAATTGCCGAAACGCCTTAACCTAATAGAATATGACATTACAGCAGGTTCAGGTACTGAACACCAATGTACTGGTGGTCATATTCATATAGGTGGTTTGGGAATGAACCCAACGCATCAAATACTTAATAATATTTGGCGTTTCATATCTACACCACTTAATAGCATTTCAAGGACTGCGAATAGGCATAGGGCTTATGGGAATAAAGACGACTATCATCGGCAAGAGAAGTATGGCGGATATGAATTGCGTAGTCCGCTTTCATGGATTGTAACGCCACGCATTTCAAAGGGCGTATTCGTTATAACTTCTATTCTTGCTAATAATGCTACTACTGATTTCCCTGATTGGGATGCTCTTATTGCAGTAGCAAATAAGCAGGAACAGATTGTCATATCATCCTATCGCAAAGAGATTGCATGGTTTCTTTCAAGTGGTACTAAACTTGAAGATATAAGCGTTATTAAGGCATGGCGTAGGCGTAATATAAGTAAGTGTAAGACTACATCACTTACTACTGTATTTCACATCATTTCATTCTCACGTGATATGAATATGAATGAGATATTCTTTACGACCAAACGCAATCCTGTTTGTCGTATTCCTTTGCGTGTAGTCGGTGCAAGGTCAGGCCGCACATCTGAAAAAGCGGTTTTAATTCCCAATGATTGGACTTTTGTTCTACCTGATATACTTTGGGGCGTAAGGATAATCAAATGGGGACATCAGGCTGTAGGGCTTTCAAGGGCGTTGCGTGAAGATGCCGTTGAAGCGAAAAGGTTCTTCATTCAATTCATAAAGATATTGAATAGGCAAATAAAAAAACGGCAGGAAGAAGATAAACTTCCTGTTGTTCCTGTTAATCCAATAGCAACAGCATCGGTTAGAATGGAAGTAGTAGAACGTGATGATTATGACCATTGTACTGATTGTGATGATGATAGTGATTGTGATAACTGCCAGTACAGTAATTAAGTAGGAGAATAAATATGCCGAAAGTAAAAGCAAGTACAGTAATTGATAACATCGTAAAACAGTATGCATCTATTGATGCACAAGTAAAGTTACTTGAAGTAACAAAAGCAACACTACGCAATAAGGTAATTGAATGTATGAAAACACATGATACTACTGAGTGGAGTGTAGATGGAGTTACAGTTAAATTAGTCAAAGCGGAAACTGTTAAATTCAATGATGAAGCTATGGCAGAGTTATTGGGTAGGCGTTTCAATGACATATCCGATAGGACAACCAATAGGGAAAAATTCAAATCTGCTATGGTATTAAACAGGTTTGATGGAATTGATTTTTCCAACGCTATCAACAAGGTGATTACAGATAGGCTGTTAGTTGATGGCAAAAGCACAGCAAAACTTTCATTCGTGATTGAGTAGGGTAGGTAGCTTCAAAACCCTGCTGTGCTATACTGTTAGGGTAGGGCAAACAGCATCCATAACTACGGCAGGGATAATGAGTATCTAATCCAACAGCGTACAGACCGAGTGCAGTATACGGCTTTAATCTTAATTAGTATACTGATTAAGACAAGCTATTCTGCGGGTGGTGCAGTATCGTCTTAACTGATGAACATACCTTATTATCGTTGTTTAATTGCAAGGTTAGCAGGTGGTGTTAATCAAGTGAGTGAACAGCCTGTGCAACAGTTATTTAGAAGCGTGTTTCGCTATCATGGTGGCGATGCCCATTTGAAGTAAGCCTATACAGATGTCGGTTACTTCAAATGGGCATTTTTTATTATCTATTTATCAAATTTGCGTATTATAATTAACAGGAGATATAAATGAAAGCAAAAGTCAATTTCGGTGATATTCTAATAGAGATTTCCAATGGATGCAAAAGACAGTATGATATAGAGTATTTGGGTAAGACGAATATAGGTTTCTTCCTTGAATATGGCGATTATCCTGAAATACTTACAGGTGATGATGGATATAGGTATTATGCCAGTATCAATATACTATGGTTCAAGCTATTCGTATCATGGACATGGGGTTCATACGATATAGAAACTGAACAAGCCGTAGCAGTAGCAGATAAAATGGATACTGCTAATACATATAGCGTAGCAGATACTAAAATATATGATACTAAGATAGCAGTACCATTGTTTCCTGTTAGCAATTAGCATCCTGCAAATAATTGAAAGGTAGGTTAAGATAATCAAATTATTTGATAGGAGAAACAAGAATTGGCTAATCCCACACATCAACGTAAGATTACATTCAAAGCACCTAAGGTAAGTACGAAAATGCCTAAGGTGAAGTTACCTAAGATAAAAAAGCGGAGATAAAGAAAATGGATAGTTATATATGCCCACAATGTAACCAAATATATAAGGGATGGTCAGGGCATACTAATTGTTTTGTATGTGGTACTAAATTAGTACCATATACAGATATAAAGGACAAAGATAAAGAGTTACCTATAACAAGTGAGTTTCCAATAGAGAATTTGCCTTATACGATTAAGGCAACACGTTTCGGTGATAGTACCATAATTACTTTTACTGATACGATACTGCATGAGCATGAAACATTTGCTATTACAGTATATGAAGACCATATATACATAAGTACAGCAGGGTAGCTTCGGAACCCTGCTGTGGTATACTGTATAGGTAACAGAGAAAATAAAAAATGCGGATAAAAGAAAATGTATAGTAACGTAGAATGTATAGGTATATTTGTACTGGCTATGACATTCCCATTATGGATTATACCTTACTTGATATATAAGTTTTATCATAGGCAGATAGTAGGCAGGTAGCTTCAAAACCCTAATGTGGTATACTAAGCTATGATGAAAAAACAGATGAAAGGTAAAACAACCAGAGCTAAGTCTAACATGGATATGGTTCGTATAGCTAAGTGTGCAAACTGTGGTAAAAGCTATGAACAATCGGATTACTCTATACTATGTGATGCGATAACAAAGTATAAACCAGTATGCTCATTAGCTTGTAACAAGGCAATAGGTCAGGTACGATAACCCATAGTAAAATAAAAAAAAGCGGATAAAAGAAAATAAATTAAATAGGAGAGTTAAATTGGATATAATTAGTTTTGGAGAAGTGTTTACAGTACAGAACATACCAGTACATACTATGAAGCTAATCATTAAAGCATTAAATTATAGTATTGTAAATGATATATATAATCCTGATGATGTAGAGATAGTGGTTGATTTGAGTAATGCTTTATATTATAAGATAGTAAGACAGCAGGTAGCTTCAAAACCCCCCTGTGATATACTGTTAGGGTAGAGAGAAAATAAACATAGCAGGAGAGTTAAAACAATATGATACCATGTAACAAGTGCGGGAATACAGTCTATAGCATGAAAGGCAAGTGCCTATCATGCGGTAATCAGCAATTCAAGAGCAAGGAAACGGTCATACAGAAAGTAAATACAGTCGTTGATAACATGGTGGCCGACAAGGTAGAACGTATTTTAATGGCTCTGGTTAAGGTAAACGTATGCGACTAAATCAGGTAGCAGGAAATGTAATCCTGTGCATAGCATTTATATCCTTGCCGTTATTGATACTTGCGGTGACTGTTGCCTATATGATTATTTAACAACGCTTGATTAAAGCTATGTCAATAGCAATTACAAGAACAACGATTATAAGAACCGATGCGAACATGGACTTGCGGACATCGGATATGTATACTACCTAATCCCAATCACGCATGACCGAATAACGGCATAGTGCGTATGTGATGCCTATATGGAGAACATCGCATAAGCGTACAGCCGTTGTTCTCATGCGTGGTTTTTTATTTGCCCATTGGGATGGTCACATGGGCTCATCGTATGCGTGAACGTACATTAGATACCCCTAAGTAGCGAAGCTACTACGGGGCATTTGAATGTCCCCTAATGATATCTTCACATGGTGTTATTTGAATAGGCTTTCATATGAATTGGTATTATCCTATAGTGTAGCTTCAAAACCCCTGTATGGTATACTGTTAAGGTAGAGGAAAAGACGAGCTTATCCTTTATAATAATAAATGCGAGGTACGATATATTGCCAGTAGCGAAGAAAGGAAAGGGAAAGGTTGCGGAAACCAACACAGCAAAGGTCAATACGGATAAAGCCGTTAAAAGTAAAGGTAAGGATGCCAAAACTGAGAAAGTTGAGGCGTTAGACTTATGTGACATGCTGATTTACGACAGCAAAAACTGCACAGTCGGTACTGATAAGAAAGGCGAGTATGTGATTATCAAGGCGAAAATCGTAAAGACACAATCAGCCAATAGCTTTACGCTTGTCAATCTGGGCGGTTTCAAGTCTGCGAAGAACGCACCCGATAATATGACTGGTGCGTTTGCTGATGCAGGCGGTTATATCAACTTTCTCATCGGATATACTAAGGCGGACTTCGTAAAAGGTTCCTAAGACTACGGGCGTGTGCGAGAAATCGCATACGTCCATTTTCTTTTACCTGTTTGGATACCCCTAAAATGGGCTTGCTATATAGCCCTAAAATAGGGGTATCTCTATTATGTACGTGGTGTGTGTGGTAGACTGTAGAATGTCCTTGCATATCTGTAGCATTGTGTCCTGTATATGTATACTGTATTCCTGTGTGATATTCCCTTCGGGAAACTTTCTTTTCTCCGCATTTTATTTTATTCTATCCTGTATCTGTGCATCGTGTGTGTGCTGTGCTGTGTGCAGGTCGTGTGGGACATTCGGCTGTGGAGATGCGGGATTTTGTGGGGATTATACGAGCTGTTACCGTAATTCTCACCAAATTAAAAATTGAAAGTAAGCTCTTGACAACTTAGTTATTTTGTGGTATACTAGTGGTATGAATAAGAAATCGCCTAAAATACATGACACTATATGCCCAGGATGTGGTGTGTCCCACCAAGCATATAAGCCCCAAGAGTACTGTATTGCTTGTTGGGTAAATTTTAGCTCTTTCCAAAGATTCTTAATACTAAAAAAAGCGGGGAAAAATGAAAAGAAAACAAGTAAGAAGACATTCGATAGATGTCTGTAAAGAATGCCACATATTTTATACTATGAGTTCATTGGGAATTTGTTTTCCATGTTGGGAGAAAAAGAACGAATTTGCACAATGGCTCATATTAAAAAAGGCGGATAAACAAGATAATCCGAAGGATTTGAAATGAACCTAACAACTAAAGACACAACTTTTATCAAAAAAAGAACATTTCTATTCAAATGTAAAGATTGTGGTAATGTTACTTTAAGTAGATTGAAGTATTGTTTCTCTTGTTGGGACAAGAAGAACGAATTGGCTAGGTTTCTCATAATAAAAAAAGCGGAGAAAAAGAAAGTACTATAATGTTTGAAATGAGAGATACTTATACTTGTCATATTTGTGGCTTACCTTGTCGTTCTTTCCTTCGTTATATTAATAATGTAGTAGTTTGTGCCTATTGTCAAGATAAGGAGTCTACAGATATAAGGACCTATTTAATGATTAAAAAACTAAGAAATGAAGACCCAACTGAATATAGAGGAGGATTTGATTATGATTGGACCGAGTAGCAATGAGGAGCAGTTTGAGCGAAACCAGATAATAATAAATAAGGTATCCCAAGGCAATACAATGGAGTCAATTGGAAAGGAATATGGCATATCCAAGCAGAGAGTGGAGCAAATCTACCGCAGAGGGTTCAAAAAGGACCCAGACCTCATGACAATTAATGAATATTGCAACAAAAAGCACATAAGCAGGAGCAAAATTGACAAGCAAATCAAGAATGGAGAGATAAACTTTGTCAAAGTGGGCAATAAATACCTCATCAAAACTAGCTTCAAAATCACCAAAATCTGTGGAAATTGCGGAATAGAGTATGAACCTGACCGTAGATTTAGGTACTGTTCAGAAGATTGTAGAGATAATGCATTAAAAGAGCAGCATAAGAGGGCTCTATGGCGTAGATTTAATCGTTTGAAGAAAGAAAAAGATAGACTTGTACAACCAGAAGTGGTATAATATACAAATGGAGGTGCAAATGAGAGGCATACGATTAATCAAGTCAAACCAAATTGCTAAAAGATATCTAAAACATTGTGGCTCTTGGTATCGAGACCCAAATGACAAAAGATTAATTGGCATCCTAAGAAAAACTAGAGTACCTTGTTCTTGTTGGATGTGTTGCAACCCTCGTAGAATCTATGGCAACGGTCATCTTGGAAAAACATTTAAGGAGAGAAAGTTAGAATACTATGAGTAAAAAAACAGATACTTGGGCAGAGATGTTAGACGTCTTAAAAGACATCGGAGGACATTTAGCTACGGCTGATAAAAATGAAAAAGTTAAGCCAGTACATATGGAAACATGCTACTACTGCAAAGGACCCATTGAAGATGGAGTAGTCAAAGGTGGTTATACTTATTGCAATCTTGACCATGCGATTAAGAATACATTAAAAAAAGCGGAAGGAGAGAATTAATGAATAAAGAAATTAACCCAGCAGAATATCTAAAGAAGGTATTCAATTGTCCAGAAGATGATTGGGGAGCAGTAAAATTTGGGCGGATAAAAGAAAAGTTTATCAATCTTATCAATACAGAAGATGCAAGTGGTGTTCTTCTTGAACTAGCCAAAGCATACTCAAATGATGTTACAAGGTATTTTATGCTTGATGAGATGCAAGATAAGACAGACACTACAATAGAGTCTATGATGGAGCTTGGTAACATTGCAGCTATGGGGTTCATTCTCATGGGAGTCTACTATGGTTATATGCTCAAGCAGAAAGAAATACGAGAGAAACCAATCCTGGTAGACTGGAGTTTTCTAAAAGATATCAAGGAAAGTAAGAAAGAGAAGAAAGAGGATACCGATATGGTATAATGAGAATTTTTTATTTCTTTGCAATACTCTTCATGTCTATGTTTATGATGGTAGGAATCGTTATAATCCAGCAACCTACTCCTCTTAAAGAACTACCACCTACTATTCAACAACAATCGATAGACTGGTTATCATTAGATATGGAAATACATCTAAGCTTCTTAGAGAGGCCAGAAGACCCTATCTATGCAGCACCATATATCAATACAGGTTCACATAAATTCCATCAAGAGTGGGCAGATAACTTTGATGAAATCATAAAGTTTATTAAACGGGAACCCTGCAAGTACACAAAAGATGAGTGTCTAGAATTATTGGGCGAAGCCCAATCCACACACGCAGGAGTAGTAAGTCGTGATTATCAAGTACTTCAATGGAACTATGACTGGTTTGAACGCTATGAGATAATCATGAAATATATAGAAACAATAAAATAAAAAACGGAGAGAAAGAAAAGATGAGTTTAGAAAAGACTATTCAAACATTCATCAAAGAAGGTAAAGAAGCAGAAATGCTATTTGCTACTACAGCAGCTAAACAAGGATTCGAAGTTATTAAATCCAGTAGATTGGCTGATTTACATGAACATTGGGACTATCTTCTAAAGAAAGACAATAAAAAAGTGCGGGTAGAAGTAAAAGGACTAAAAAGATTTAGCCGTAAAGATGAGAATTATATGGTAGACTATACTTGGGTGGAGTTACATGGGGTAGGAAAGAACAACCAAGGCTGGTTGTGGGGAAAAGCAGACATAATTGCCTTTGAAACTGCTCATAATAGCTTTATTCTTGTACCAATTGAAGATTTAAGAACCCTATTAATGAAAAAAATGCGGAGAGAGGGAAGGCAATATTCACTCTCAAATCCAGCAGAAATGGCCTATAAACAGTATTCTAGAGGACTTGACAGACATGATATAATAGTATGTGTACCACTAGAAGATATATATAGGATAAAATCTGTAGAATGGAAGAAGATGTAATTAAACCACACCCAGAATCCTGGTATAATAAGCACTATGCAGTCTACTGTAGATATTGTGGCAAGCATATACTAAGTGCCCCTTACTACGAGTTAGAACTACTAGGCCATGCTACAATGGATGGTAGTTTCTGTTGTAAAAGACATGAGATACTCAATAAATTAAAAAAAGCGGGAGAAAGAAATGATTAAGACAGCAATTGGGCTAGCAATGTTTGGTATATCTGTAGGTATAATAGCCTTGTTATACTACTTCTTTAAGTATTTTGGAATTATTTAACATGTGGGAAAAAGTACTAGAATACTTTGGAGATAACGTAACAGCACAGAAGATTCTAGAAGTGTTCTACTATCTGGAACAGGAGGATGAAGAATAATGGATAGAACAAATACAGCCATAACTGAGAGCATTTCCTGGGTGTGCCCTATGTGTGGAAAAGGTTTTAATATGTCTCATAAAGATTGGGTGTGGTTTATTAACTGGAACCTAAAAGAAAAACAAAGCTGGTTTTATGAATTTCCATATTGTAGTAAAAGATGTAAACTACTTAATAAACTCAAGGAAGCAAAATAAAAAAGCGGAGAAAAGAAAATGGAATGCCCAATTAAGAATCATGCAGTAGAAACTGGTACATATAGAGGTAAGTCTTCTACTAGGGATTGTAATGAAGAGAAGTGTGCTTGGTGGATGAGAGCATTTGAATGTTGTAGTATTACAGCTCTTGCTATCATTACGTACAATAAGACTACAGAGCCACTTATAGATAGAGGTTCTTTTGCCGAGTATGCCAAAGAAGATGAAGAATAAAAAATTGCGGAGAAAAAAGAAAATGATTATATTAATGATAGCTTTGGGTCTTCTAGTAGGAATAATTCTAGGTTATCTCATATGGGGTATAAAGTAAATGCCACCGAATACTCTTCCTTATACTAGTTCTACTATAGGTAGTCCTCAGAATACCTTTATAAAATGGTATAGGTGTGAGTACTGTTATAAAGAAATACAAAATGGTACTCTTAGGAACAGTCATATATACTGCAATCTTCGGCATGCAATCCTAGGGGCACTCAAAGGAGAACAAAAATGATGGGATTTATAGTTGTCATGGCCATTACGTTCATTATTATGCCCGCATTTTTTATTTGTGCATGCGTATGGATTGGTGGGAAGGTGGGTGGCACCGTTTATGATACATTTTTCAGACGCAAGGACCGTCATGAGTATATACGGGAGAAGTTTAACAAATGTCCGTAATAAAAACAGAATCACATAAAGTAGTAGGTTGGGATAAATGTCATTATTGTCTTAAACACCACACAAAAGGCAGTACTATACTATATGCTATAATGAGTCAAGCTGATAATGGTTTAGGATGTCATCATTATGAAGCCTATTGTAACAAAAGATGTTTATTACTATCTGCATTAAAGGAGAGTAAATAATGGAATTTTTTATTGCCAATGTGGCTACAGGTAGAGAAGCACAAACTAAAGAACTATTAGAAAATAGAATCGAAGAAGCAGGTCTGGCATCTAAAGTAGGACGTATTCTCATTCCTACAGAGAATGTAGTAGCTACTAAGAAAGGCTCACGTGTAATTGTCTCTAAAAGAGTAGCTCCTGCTTATCTTATGGTAGAGATGGAAAACGAGATAGAGTTGTTTTCTTTTATGCGAACTATTAACGGAATCTTTAAATTTCTAGGTAACCCTCCCAAACCTCTATCACAAGAAGAAACAAATCAATTATTGACTTGGATTGTGGCTCCTCCTAGAACTCAAAAGAATATAAAAAGAGGAGATAATGTACAGATTACAGATGGGCCATTTAAAGACTTTGTAGGCATTATACAAGACATCAATAATAAGAAAGCTAGAGTCTCTATAATTGTCTTTGGTAAAGAAACTACCATTGCAATGGACCCTTTAGCTCTTGCTAAAATTTGCTAAGTGTGGTATAATATAATAGAAGCATGAAGATGGAGAATCTATTAGAGAAACATTCGTCTTTCTTTTCTCCGCATTTTTATTTTGAATGTGGGGATGGCTGGTATGATATTCTTGATGATTTCTTTAAGATGCTTTCTGTTCAGAAACTTGAAGTTACTGTGGCTCAGGTTAAAGAGAAGTATGGAGATTTAAGAATATATGTAGAATATGAGAAGGCCACACTATTAGAACACAATCTGATTAGGCAACTTATTCAAGAGACTGAAACAAAATCAAGAACAATTTGTGAAATTTGCGGTAAAAAAGGAAAAATAGAAAAGATAAATGGTTGGTACAGTTGTAGATGTACCCATTGTAGAATAATGTATAAATTACAAGAGAGTAAAATATGACAATAATAAAAGATTTAACAAAAAGGGCCCAAAGATGTGATTGTTGTGGCAATGCTAACATAATGTACTTTCTATTGAAAGACCTTTCTAGAAATCGCCACCATTTTCACTATCTTTATGACTTTACGTTCCCACAATTGGAAGCTGTACCACATCCTACAGAGAAAGATATTGTCACATTGATATGTGAAGAGATGGGACGGAGTAAAGAAGTCATGAAAGGCATAAATGAAGGCTATGAATTGGTTTCTTACTACTGTTGGGGCTGTGCTACAAGAGGGCTAAATAAGTTCTTAATTATGAATAAGTTCCAAGAAAAGGAGGGTGATTGCCACTATTGTAACAAAAATACCTACTTTATTAAAGCAAAAAGACTAGGAATGACCAAAGGATTGGAAAATATGGAAACAAGGAGAGTAAGGTAATGGCAGTATGCACAAAATGCAAAGGCGAGTCAATGTTCTCAATTCATGGTAGGTGTCTATTATGTGGTAATCCGCAGTTTCCGTCTAAAAAGAGGCCTGTAGCAGAGCCGAAAGATGTGGATAAAGAGAAGAGTGATTGAATGGAGTGTCTGGTCTTCTTCTTTAGACTGGGCACTACCACTTCGTATTAATATAGAACCAAACAATACTGCATTTGAGATTCAATTTCTCTGTTTCTCTTTTGCACTTTGGAGGAGGGAAATCTATGAAACTGATAACAGTCATAGGTAACTGGAACGTGCTCAAATTAGATGAGCAGGACCCAATAGAATATGCTGTTACAAAAGGAAAAACTTTATATCATAACCGAGAGGAAGGGGCAGCAATAAGACTAGCAGAGTTGCTATCTAAGACTGATGGAGAAGAACTTGAAGCAGTATAATAAAATTTTAATTGAAAAAAGAAAAGAAAGTAACCAAAGAAAAGAAATAAGCTACTTCGTAGCTACTATTAATAAACTATACTATATCAAGAAGAATATATAATATATATAGAAGAACTAAGAATACTTTTTCATAATAATTTTTATTTTGGAGGAAAAGAAAATGCATAATTGTCCTGGATGTAACAACCCTTTACAGAAGAAGTATGTACCATATCATGAGAAGGAGATGGACTACTGCCCTGAATGTGGATGGAGTGAAGAAGACGGAGATAGTTATTGCTGGCCTAGAAAAGAAGGAGTTCAATTAAGACTGGAGGGAATGTAATGGAAATTTTTGTTGACTGTGTTAAATGGTACTCAGTACTTTTACTTGGAGTAGTAGAAATATCACTTGCTCTTAGTATTGCTACATCAAAAGATTGGACTGAAGGATGGCCTAAAATTATTTCTTTTATTCTTTTTGCGCCAATTTTATTGCTTGTAGTTTACATGTTTACTATATAAAATTTGCGGAAAAATAGAAAAAAGAAAGAAAAGGGCTTGACAAACCCTATAGCAATAGTGTATAATATATTTACTGTGACTACAGAAAGAGAGGACGGTTTCTTAACAAGGGCCGTTTTTTCTAATTTGTACCTTAAAAACAGAATAGTCCTAGCATAGGTCGGTCGTTCAATGACAGGATGCCAATCTTATATATTGGAGACAGAGGTTTGACTCCTCTACGACCTACCAAAACGGAAGGTTGCCAGAGTCTGGTAATGGCGCAGTCTTGAAAACTGAAGGAACCGAGAGGTTACGAGGGTTCGAATCCTTCACCTTCCGCCAATGCGGAATAGCTCAGTAGCAGAGCATCGGCCTCATAAACCGATATGCGTGAGTGCAATTCTCACTTCCGCTACCATCTGAGTGTAGCTCAGTCTGGCCAGAGCACTTGCCCTGGGAGCAAGGGGTCAGTGGTCCGAATCCACTCACTCAGACCATACTCTCGTAGCTCAGTTGTATAGAGCAGGATGCTTCTAACATCAAGGCCGTGGGTTAGAGTCCCACCGAGAGTACCATGCTCGCATCATCTAATGATAGGATACTGGGTTTTCACCCCAATAACGGTGGGTTTGATTCCCCCTGCGAGTACCATTTCGGAATCGTCTAGTGATAGGACAGAGGCCTTTGAAGCCTAGAACGGTGGTTTGAATCCATCTTCCGAAGCCATTTTAGAGTCGTCTAATTGGTAGGACCTTACGTTCTGAGCGTAAAGATTGTGGTCCGAGTCCACACTCTAAAGCCATCTTCCTATCTTCTAGTGGTTAGGATTCCACCCTCTCAAGGTGGGGACGCCAGTTCAAATCTGGCTGGGAAGACCATAATATATAGAATTTCGTATACCTGAAATGTATGAAATGCGGGAAAGAAACAGAAGAGATAAGCCTCTTAAGTGTTGATAGATACACACGTGGCTTCCAACCATGAGTAGTGAGAGCATTACTCACAAGAGGCTCCATAGGAGCGTAGCCGAATTGGCATAGGCAGCAGGTTTAGACCCTGAAATCTAGGAGTTCGACTCTCCTCGCTCCTACCATGCTAGCATTGCATAGTGGCGAATGCACCTGCCTGTAGAGCAGACACCCTTTGGGTAAACATCGGAGGTTCGAGTCCTTCTGCTAGCACCAAGGAAGTATAGACCAATTGGCAGAGTCATCTGCCTTAAGAGCAGAGTAGTGTCAGTTCGAATCTGACTACTTCCACCATTTTATTGTGGGGGCGTAGACCAACTGGCAGAGTCGTCATCCTCAAAAGATGAATGATGTAGGTCCGAATCCTACCGCCCTTACCATGCGGGAGAATAGTTTAATAGTAGAATAAATGTCTCCAAAACATTTGGTGTGCGTGCAAATCGTACTTCTCTTGCCATAATTCGTAGTTATATAGAGATTAGCACTGTATAACAGTATGCGGGAATAGAAACAGTACTGTGGAAAGTTGGCAGAGTGGCTAATTGCAAGGGTTTGCTAAACCCTCGACCCTAAAAAGTCACGTGAGTTCGAATCTCACACTTTCCGCCATCAGTGAGTAGTGTTAATGGCTAGCACGGAAGGTCGTGGCCCTTCCAGAGTTGGTTCGAATCCAACCTCAACTGACCATATTTTATGGGCTTATAGTGATAACGGGAGCACATCGCACTTGCAATGCGATAGTCAGGGTTCAATTCCCTGTGGGTCCACCATACAGGATTGGTATAGTGGCAAAACGTCTGCTTGCCAAGTAGAAAACATGAGTTCGATTCTCATATCCTGTACCATTTTAATGCCGCCATAGCACAGTGGTAGTGCGGTGGTTTTGTAAACCACTGACGAGAGTTCGATTCTACTCTGGTGGCTCCATACGGGTCTATGGTATAAAGGCTATTACACTTGCCTGTCTAGCAAGAAATAGGAGTTCAATTCTCCTTAGACTCGCCAAATCTTTTAGTGAGGTAGTTATGAATGTCAGTAAAATATGTTGCGTATGTAAAGTAGAAAAACCAGTCGAAGAATTTGTTAAAAACCGCTCTAAAATAGCAAATGATGGATTAAGTTATTATTGTAGAGAGTGTACTAAATTATATCAAAAAGAGCATTATAAGAATAATAAAGCTAAGTATTTAAAAAGGAATTCTGCCACAAGAAAGAAAAATCGTAATCTTATAAAAGATTATAAGAGAGACAAGGCTTGTATTTTATGTGGTGAATCTCATCCAGCTTGTTTAACATTCCATCATAGAGATATAAAGAATAAAGACTTTGATATAGGAATAGCTGCTGGATGTGGATTTGGCATAAATAAGATTAAAGAAGAGATAGCTAAATGTGATGTTTTGTGTGCTAATTGTCATCATAAATTGCATTATGCTGTTAATTATAGAATGCCCTCATAGTGAAACGGATATCACGTGAAGCTACGAACTTCAAATTGCGGATTCGATTTCTGCTGAGGGTGCCATGCTCCTATAACTCAATGATAGAGTACTTCTCTCTTAAAGAAGACGTTGTAGGTTTGAGTCCTACTGGGAGCACCATACCTCCATAGCTTAACGGTAAAGCAGTAGGCTTTTAACCTATTGATGTGGGTCCAATTCCCTCTGGGGGTACCATACTCTCGTAGTTCAATGGATGAACAAGATTTTCCTAAAATCTAATATGTGGGTTCAAGTCCCATCGAGAGTACCATACACCCTTGGCCTGATAGGGAAGCAGCTCTTTTACACGGAGTGATATGTAGGTTCGAATCCTACAGGGTGTACCATACTGGAGTCGTTCAATGGTAGGATAATGTGCTGATATCACATTGACGTAGGTTCAACTCCTTCCTCCAGTACCAACAAGTTTTCATGGGGGCAGAAACCAAATGATTTAGGTAGCTGTCTGCAAAACAGAATGACAGGGTTTGATTCCCTGCTGCCCCTCCAATAGTCCAGTAGCTTAATTGGTAAAGCACGGAGCTGTTAACTCTGGGGATGCTGGTTCGAATCCAGCCTTGACTGCCATGCTTAGGTAGCTCAGTCTGGTAGAGCACTTGCCTGAAGAGTAAGGTGTCGTTGGTCCGATTCCAACCCTAAGCACCATGAATATTAAACACTTGCATAGGTGTGGTATAATAGAGTATGAAAAAGAAATACTTTTTAGTATGTGGGCATTGCGAAAAACGAGAGGCAGAGTTTGTATTTATAGACTCTTATGATGAGTGGTGGAATGATAGACCCTGCTTTCCTGTATGTAAGAAATGTAGGCTCTATGAGAAACTAAAACGAATGGGAGAACAAATAAGACAAAATATCGCAATGTACACTATCAAACAAATTAGATATATAGGAATGGAGGATATAGACGACCATATCATTACAGTACAGGAAAATAAGAAACTGTACAAGGTCAGAGGAACAGTAAAGCGAGTTATAAAGGAGAAAATACATGATAAACGAAGAAGAAAATAAACCACAGGACCCAGGACTTCCGTATAAAAAGAAACGAGTGTATCGCAGGAAAAATGCGGGGAAAAAAGAAATAAAACCTAAAGCAGACATGACTGAAGAAGAGGAAGAATTAGCAGCTAGGTCTAAGTTTTGTACTAAGGTAAGAGACATTCTTGCTATAGATTATAGAGATACTACAATAGCTAAGTCTCTTGAACAAGATGATGAATTCATTTCTGGGCAATGGAAGAAAATAGGCAGGATAGTAATGCCGTTTGTAGCAGGTGGGGTTGCCTTAGAGGGACCACAGTCAACTGTTAAGAATGCTTTTGTCATTGGCTACTATCTTGGCTCATTAAAGTCACAGCATAATAAAGAAGTTGAAAATTTTAATAAAAAGTTTGGAATTCTTTCTGAATAAGTTTTGAAAGAAGCGTCCTCTGTAGTATAATTAAGTCTAGACTAGGAAACATATTCCTTTTCTAGGCTTTTTTATTGCCTAAGAAAGATTGAAAAAAAGGAGGACTAATATTTATGAACGGACAAATGTGGGGCGAAATGCTCGATGTCTTAAAAGACATTGGAGGTTATTTAGCCAAGGCTGACACCGAACAGACTCGTGCCAGTATCGACAAGGCTCCGAAGATTTCTGAAGAGCAGAAACCTATTAAGGGTGATGGCGATTTAGTGCATGGATTTGCTCCTGGTAAAGGCGTGGCTAAGTCCTTACGCAAGGGAATGGATGTAGACATTCCAGAGGAAGGAAGCGAGAATGAGAGTTTTACTCCTAAGGATGAGGAATCTTCAAAGTTTGCCAAAGAGTTTGGTGAAGAGGAAGAGTATGGCGATGAGGTAGAAGATGATGGGATGGGTGGAGATGATGAATATGCTGAGGAAGAGGAAGAAGAAGAGGAAGAGGAAGGCGAAGGTGGCGAAGGTGAACCGTCTATGGAAGACCTAAGTCAACTAAAATCACTCCTAAAAGACATTCGCAAATCTCTTATTCAGCAAGCTAAAACTGTTACTAGCAATAGTGGCATGATTAGTAAGGCAGACCTGAAGAAGGCTATACAGCCTATGATTAAAGAGGAAGCTCAACGTATGATTCGCAAGATGGGATTCAATCCCTCTAGGGCAGATATTGTACGTTTTGGCGTTGAAGATAGTGGAAACTTGATTCAAAAGAGCATGGATAGAGAGAAAGCACAGGTAGATAAGAATGCGGATACTGTGGAACAACTGTCTGGTTTGTCATGGCAGAAGCTGGGGCAGATTAGGGAAAACCTTGGACAGTTTAATCCCTTTTACAAGTAATTAACAAGGAGGTTAAGATAAAATATAATGGCTAATGAAATGTCGTTAGGCGAATATCTAGCTCAGGCTCAGAGGAGCATGGGTGGTGGTCAGTTTGGTAGGGTTTCTGGACCTATGACGGGCTACATGTTTGGGTCTGACGCACTTCGTAAGGGTACGCCTGTTGGTGGCGGAACTTACCTAGACCTTGCACAGAACACATTCACCGCAACATACGGTAAAAAGGTCTGGGACGCTTTGAACAATAAGACCGTAACTTTCAACGCAATTAAAAAGGTTGATTGGGGTCCTACAGTAGGTTGGAGACTGAGGACAGATAGAGGTGTTGGCAGGTCAAGTCCTGTGACTGAAACTGGCAACCTTCCTGTAATCGATGTCTCAAACTATATTGGTGTTTATAGCTATCCGAAACAACTCGTGACTACTTTCGGTGTGAGTCTGAAGGCTCAAGCGGTATCAGCCCTTGAAGGTGGTATCGGAAACCAATTCTCTGTGGAGCAGGAAGCTTCATCTCGTGACCATGTCAAGGAAATCAATGGCGAAATTATGTGCGGTAGTGCTTTCCAGTGTATCACTACACCTAGTACACCTGCTGCAACAGCCTTTGCTGTTCCGCCAGCTGCGGTTACTAACTTTAGAGTTGGGGATACTGTCAATTTCTGTGATGCTACTGACGGGTCTTTTAAAACTACAGGTGGTGTAATTTCTGCTATTAATACTACTACAGGTCAATGTACTATCTCTGATGCAGGGTTTACTCCCGCAGATGGGGATACTGTATATGTAGTAGCTAGAAATGGTATCACAGGTCTTGATGATGCATGTATGGCTGATGGTTATACGATTGCTGCAGCTGGTTCTGCAAAAGCAAATGTGTATAACTTCACTACTCGTGTGGCTGGGACATATTCTGCGGGTGCAAACTCACAGGCGTATGCTGCTGGTGTAGCTAGGGACTTGACTCTTCCTTTGGTTGATGCAGGTTTCCAGACCATTCGTCAGAATGGTGGCGAGCCCAAGCTTATCGTAACTGGTCTTGACCAGTATGATAATTTCAACCAGTTTCTACAGGCACAGCAGAGGTTTGTGGACGTTACGGACTTTATCGTTGGTGTTGGCGATGATAGGACATATCCTGGTACTAGGGCTGGTTTCCAGCTTGCTACGTACAGGGGTGTCCCCATTCTACCTGACCCTGATACGGCTAAGTCGTATAATCTGGCAGACACCGCTCTTGGTTCTGATTTCTATATGTTAGATACGGACTATTTGGAACTGGCAGTAATGTATCCTACTCAATACGTTGAGAATAGGGATTACTTCGCAGCCAATGCTCTGGTTATTCGTGGTATGTTTATTACCATGATGGAACTTAGGGTTCTTAGGCCTGATTTAATGTACAAGATTTCTAACCTTAACACTTAAGTCTAATACAGTTTGACCATACCTTAAAATGGCAGGCAGGATAATCCCACGAAGCGTGGCTCATAGGAAAGGTGGAAGCCTATGGGATATAAATTATAGGAGGCTTTAATATGGCAGCTACTACAATTACTTCAGTTACACCTATTTCAGGTGGTAATACCGTCTTTGGAAATAAACGAATTGTTATTGCAGATATTGTGTTTGATGGTGGAGATTGGCCTGCTGCAGGTTTAGCATTGATAGGGTCGAGGTTTGGTATGCAAGCATTAGATGCTGTAATAGTTTCAGGTTGTGCAAAATTAAACTACAAATGGGCATCAGATGTTATTAATGCCTATGTTAGTACTACTGCAGGAGCTGCGATGACTTCTGCTTCTGGTATTGCGAATGATGAAACTATAAGAGTTACCGCAATCGGTTATGGTCTTAAATAAGGAGGGTGAATTATGGCTACAGTAATTAGTTCAATTACTCCTATAGAAGGAGGCCATACTGTTTTTGGTAACAAAAGAATCTGTATTGCAGATGTAGTTTTATCTAGTAGCACATGGCCTGCAAGTGGTTTAGCTTTAACAGGTTCTGATTTTGGAATGTCTGCTCTAGATACTGTATGGACTTGTGGTGGAGCTAAGGCCAACTATAAATGGTCTTCCAATTTACTACAGGCCTATGTTAGTACTGGAACATCTGCTGTTATGGGATTAGCCACAGGCTTAAATGTAGCAGAAACTATAAGAGTAGTCGCAATAGGTTATGGCTTAAAATAAGGAGCGTAAAATATGGCTCTTATTAGTATTATTCAGACCGAGAGAATAGAGAAGTTGATTAGAGTAGGTAATATATATGGGACTTAAAAGTGTACAAATAATTGCTGATGACCAGACAGAAGTAGCTAGCAAATTACAAACGTTGATAGATACTTATGATGTGTCCAGTACTGAAGTTAAAACTGTTGAGATTTCTCCCTTCGGTGCATTAAAGTTTTTAATTAGTTTAACCTATGCAGATAGCTCTTTGAAGACTCTGGAAATTCTTTCTTCTAAATTAGGAATATCCGTACTTGCTCCTAAAATAAAAGTTGTTGCACAGAGGGCTTTAAGTACTACAATTGGATTAAAAGCGGCTTTTGTAGATTCTTATAAATATTATAGGAAACTAACAACAAGTCTTGGTTTAACTGTATCTTTTGCTTTAAATATAACTACTAAGATAACAGGTATCGTGGGGCTTAGTGCTTTAGTTCCTGTAGTTAGTTTAGTTTTAAGTAGGGCTTTAAGTACTACAGTAGGTTTAGTAGCTTCTATGGACTTTTTAAACATAGTTAGATGTAATAGTTTTACTAACAAAACAGGTTTAAAGATTACTTGGAGAGCTAATTTAAATGGAGTTGAAATAGAACCTTTGGTTTAATTTAGGAGGAAAATATGGAAAAGGATGTATTGAAAGGGAAAAAGATGACTAAGGAAATTACTTTTAAGACAAAGAAAGGAGCTACTGTAATAGCACGAGAATGGGTTACAGACCCAGAGATAAAAAAAGCGGAAGAAACGAAAAGGTATCTTGAATGTAATTTCTGTCACGAAAAGGATTATGAGCAACATCATAAGGAATCAGGCTCTTCTTGGTGTAAAACATGTGGAAGATGTTTTCCTGCAATATGGAAGACTGAATAGTTTTAAAAGTATAAACATATAGTATATAATTAAGATAAAGATGGAGGATATGTAAAGAATGCCAGAAGTACAGACTCAAGTATCGCCTTTTATGGCTTATGAGCATAGGGATAAGGATGGTAATATTATATCTATGGGCTCTAATCGTATAAAAAGAGGCGGTAAAATACAATTTGTACAAGAGACGGGAAAGGGAGTAAAACTGTATGAATCTCTGCAGTTATTATCTGATGGTAGACTGTTAGAAGAAAAGTTTTATACAGATGGAAAGGAGACAGAAAAGCTTACTTTTGCATATGATGAAAAAGGGGAGCTTTTAACTGTTACTGATAAATTGGGCGTTGTTTCCCTTTCACCGATAGCGGTGGAAAAAGAAACAATTAAATAAGGAGGATTAACAAATGGCTTTTGTAAGTAATTCAGGTTATACCGCAGTAGCTAAAAGGATAGTATATCCAGATAGCACTAATACTTCTTTTCCTTTTGCATGGATGGAAATTGGTAGTGGTAGTAATGCTGCTACAGATTCTGTTGCTTTGCAGTCAGCTATGGCCAATGCTACTACAGACTCAGGCTTGATTAGGGCTTCAATGGATGTAGGAACTGGTACTGCTGCAGACGGCAGGTATATTGCAACTAGTACAGGTACCGATTCCGTTAATGGAGATACTGCATGGTTCAGGAATACCTGGACTTGTAAGGTTACTTCTATTGCATCAGGGGTTAAAGAGTGTGGTGTGTTTAATTCAGCTACTAATGGTGACATGCTAGCTTATGGTACATTCCCAACCGCTATCCCTATGGGTACAGGTGATACGCTCCAGGTAACATGGAGTGTGCAAGTGAAGACAGGCGCATAAGCGCATAAGTGCTTATAACTAAATGAAGTAAATTGAAGGAGGAGGATGAGGAAACTTATCCTCCTCTTTTAACTTAAAGGAGGAAAAGTTGGAAAGAGATAACAAAGGAAGGTTTATAAAAGGGCAGAGAGCTTGGAATAAGGGATTGAAAATGTCTGAAAGGTTTAAGGAAGCTTGTAGAGTAGGACATACGGGGATAGTGCTTTCAGACTATCATAAATCTAATATTTCTAAAAGTAATAAAGGTTTAAATAGTGGTAGCCATAATGGAATGTATGGTACTAAATATATTCGTAGTAGTTTAGTAACTTGTGAGCTTTGTGGAGAAAAGATTAAATCTAGAGCAATGGGGCAACATAGATTGTTTCATGACCCAGAATACACTCAAAAGAGGTCAGATAGAGCTAGAGAATATCGACTTACTCAGGTTTTACCCAATAAAGATACTTTACCAGAAAGAAAATTACAAGATTTCTTAACTAGCCAAAATATTAAATTTATTAAACATAAAACAATTCTTAATTTCTGTCAACCAGATATATTTATTGAACCTAATATCTGCATTTTTGCGGATGGCGATTATTGGCATAAAAGACCCAAAACTACTGAAAGAGATGAGTATGTAACAATGAAACTGCTTAATAATGGTTTTGTCGTTCTTAGGTTTTGGGAACGTGAAATTCATAATACATTTAAAGATGTGACAGATAGATTGCTTAGAATTGTATAGGGGGTTCGTATGAAAGATTTTGAAATTGATATAGGTGACGAAAAGATAGCAAAGATACAATGCGAAGATGATTGTGCAATATCTACAGGCAATGTATTACGTGGTGAGTATGATATAGATGTTGGCTTTTCTGGTAGGCCAGTTATTTTAGATATTGGAGCAAATATCGGAGCTTTTGCTATTTGGGCTTTAAAAAGATTCAATCCAATTAAAGTTTATTGTTATGAACCGTTGAAAATAAACTTTGAGCAGTTAAAAAGGAATGTTGAAAACCTTCCTACAAACTCTACCGAATTTATGTTAGTAAATGCTTCCGTTGAAGCTCCTACAAATAAGCTATATTTAAATACACAAGGAACCGCTTCTTCCAGTTTTTATAATTTTACAGGTAAATTAGAAGAATTTGAAGAAGTTGAACATAACCTAACTGTAGAAGAGCTCCCAGATTGTGGAGTACTAAAAGCAGATACAGAAGGTTGTGAAAAGGAAATTATTACAAAATATATGAAAACTCATAATAGACCAACTTTAATTCTTTTTGAATACCATAGAGACTTAGATAGAATTGAATTAGATAGGTTTTTATATGAGTTTGGTTATAGGTTGTGCGGTGGTTATTTCTACGGATTAGGCTTTGGAGTAGCTAAATATATAAGCTATAATTGTATTACAACTCCAAAAGAACAGTTATTAAGATAGGAGGATAGTATGTTAAAGATTATTTGGTATTCTACAGTTCCTTATTCTAGTGTAGGCTATGGGAATGCTACTAGAGAAATTCTTCGTAGATTTCGTGATGCAGGACATCAAGTACGATTGGCTACAAAACATGCTTTAGGTGGAAGTGTGGTAGTGGATGGTATAGACTGTTTTGATGGGGGAGAGAGGGATTTAATTAATATCATCCGTAAAGAAGAAGGATATGATTATATTATATCTATGTGTGATGATTGGTGTCTTCCACCCCCCTTTAAATTTGATAATTGGATAAATTGTTGTTTTCTGGATGCTCATATGATGCATCCTAGATTATTAGAAGCTTCAAAAAGGTCTTTACATACTATTGCTATGACTAAGTTTACAAGAAGAGAATTAGAAACTAACGGAAGACCTTGTTTCTACGCTCCTTTAGGAGTAAACACTTCTACATTTAAACCAGACCCCCAGAGAAGGAAAGAGTTTAGAGAAGGTAGATTTTGGACAGATGAAACCTTTGTTATTGGTAGTCTTGGTTTAAACTATAGCTCTGATAGAAAGAATTTTATTGGGCTCCTGCAAGCATTCAAGATATTCCATGAAAAGCATCCAGATTCTTTACTCTATCTTCATACGGATGTTATGGGCACGGCTTCTCATGGCCTTCCTCTTCAATGGATAATAAATAATTTAGGATTTAAAGAAGACGGTACTGGGGCTGTTCAGTATGTTGTTCAAAAGCCTTACCATCTATGGGAGATTTCTGAAGAAACTATAATTCGAACCTTCAATGCTTTTGATGTATTTTGTTTTCCTACAATGGGAGAAGGTTTTGGCATGCCTATTATTGAAGCACAGTCTTGCGGAGTTCCCGTAATTGTACCAGATACTACTAGTTGTAAAGAGCTTCTTAAAGGTGGTTGGTTAATTGAATGCGAGCCCTCTGATATGGAGTTTTCCGTACATCTTGCATGGATTATGAGAACTAGAGTTACTAAGATAGTAGAAAAGTTAGAAGAAGCTTATACTGAATGGAAAAGCGGAAAGATAAAAGAAAGAGGAATTCAAGCAAGAGAAGGTTCTCTTGAATATGATTGGGATACTATTTATAAAGAACATTGGACACCTATTTTTGATTATTTGGATGCTGAGAAAGTAGGTAAGATTTTCGATTTTCCAAAGAAGTACCCTGATTATCAAATGCTTTATAATGGGTTTGGCCAACTATACCAGATTGGAAATTGTGAAAACTATGAACATGATAAGGTTTGCTTTACTATGAATATGCCCAGACTCCCCAATGAACCAGAAGATGAGACAAGACCTTTATTGATACGTAGCTATCCTATATTTCCTGATAGTTCTGGTGAATTTTATGTGCATACAAAATGCCCTGTATCAAAATTTATGCCCCCTAGATTTGTAAAACATTGTGCAAGTGTATGGAAAGAGGTGCTTTCTTATCCAATTATCAGACAAGAAGTACAGAAATTGTGGGAAGAAAAAGTAAAAGATAATTCTGAATATGCAAAATTATCTGATATTATTCCTGCTTTTGATGAAGGTTATAGTAAATTCTTACAAACTTTCTTTCAAACCACTTTTAAAATTGGGCCTATTATAAGTGCTTTTCTACAGGATTGCAGTTCTTTTGTAGATGTAGGTTGTGGTGATGGAAGAGTATTAAAACAAATAAAAGAATTAAAACCAGACGCTATTATAAAAGGTACTGAAATTAATAACTATTGGATTAATGGAGAAGAGGTAGTCTATGGAGATATGCTAAAGTTACCTTTTAAAGACGAAGAATTTGATTGTGTATTTAGTATAGACGTACTCGAACATACTTCAGAACCTTTAAAAGCTTTAGACGAGTTGTTTAGAATTGCTAAAAAGAAATTAATATTATGTGTGACTCCTGTCAATGACCTTTGTTTTGAAGAAGACCCTACTCATGTCGTTAAGTGGGATCTGGAACAATGGAAACGTGAAATAAATGTTTTTGGTAATATCCAAGCAATTGGGCCAGATAACACCGCTTGTACTTTTATTGTTGAAAAAAGAGGAGGATAAAATGAACTATGAAGTTTCTTTTTCTACTGCAATTTTACCAAAGGCCTCTATGCCAACAACTCCCGTAGCCTTACTTACAGGAATAACTGGGCAAGATGGTTCATACTTAGCCGAATTTCTTTTATCAAAGGGCTATGAAGTACATGGTCTTGTAAGACGTTGTTCTACTATCAATACAAAGAACATTGACCATATTCTAGATAAACTAATACTGCATTATGGAGATTTAACAGATGGGGATTCAATTGATTCTTTATTATTTGAACTTCATCCAACTGAGATATATCATCTAGGAGCCCAGAGCGATGTAAGAATTAGTTTTGATATTCCAGAATATACTGCCGATGTAGTAGCATTGGGCACCCTCCGCATGCTGGATGCTGTACGTAAATTCTCTCCCGATTCTAAATTCTATAATGCAGCTACGTCAGAACTGTATGGAAGTGCCATGCCTCCACAAGATGAAACTACAGTAATGCACCCCAATAGTCCGTATGCTATTGCAAAGCTAGCCGCCTATGAAATGACAAGACTTTATAGGGAATCCTACGGATTATTCGCTTGTTCTGGTATTTTATTTAATCATGAGAGCCCAAGAAGAGGAGATAACTTTGTAACTCAGAAGGTAGTTAAAGGCCTCATAAATTGCAAGTTGGGTAAACAAGATAAATTATATATGGGTAACATTGACTCAAATCGAGACTGGGGATATGCAAAAGAGTATGTAGAGGCCCAATGGATGATGCTACAACAAAAGGCCCCAATGGACTTAGTTATTGGTACTGGTGAGGTACATACTGTAAGAAATCTTTTAGAAGTTGTAGGTAAGTATGTTAAAATAGAATGGTCGAAATATGTAGAGATTGATTCTAACTTATACAGACCTACTGAAACTAATTACTTACTTGCAAATGCAAAAAAAGCGGAAGAAAAGATGGGATGGAAATCAAAGATTAAATTTGAGGAATTGGTTAAACTTATGATTGATGCCGAATTAAAAAGACAAGGGGTTGAAATATGACAGTAGGTTATGTATCTTCTTCTGGGGCAAATACTGCAACAGGGGCTTATTTTAATATTGCTCCTGCTGATACTACAGAAATAGTAGTTCATAATATATACTGTGGTGGTGCTGCTTTAATTTATTATGGTTCTGGTACTGCTACTACTGCCTGTGCTCCTGTGTATTCTCTCAGTTCAAGTGGTTGGGTAACTGGCATTTTTATGCATGCTTCTAGTGGTCAGTATGTAATGGTTAAGAATAATGGAAGTGCTAGTGCATATTTTGCTTATGACGGAATTTTAACTCGTGATTAAGGAGATATATGCCATTATTTGATGCTTATACAATAAACAATACAGGTCTTGTAAATGCGGTTGTACAGAATGTAACTGTTTCACCTTATAATAGTTCTACTGCAGTTCTTGCTCCGACTGGAACTTTTACAGGTACAGGTACGTCTACTCTTGGTGTTGCAGGAATTCAAGTATCTCTATTTGCTAATCAGAATTGTACGGTATATGTAGAGCAGTCTGATGATAATACAAATTGGGATATTTCAGATATATACTATTATAAATATCAGACCCATCCGAATTTTGGTAAAACAGTTCAAGCAGTTACTTCTTACTTTAGAGTACGAGTCCAGAATGATAGTCAGACTGCTTCTGCTACTACCTTTAGGCTTCAGTCTTGTTTATGCCCAATTGTAGAAGCACTACCAAGAAGTTTGGATGCAAATGGGTATTTAGAAACTTGTGTAGAGCATATAACGGATGAGTATGGAAGTACGGTAAAAATTGCTCCAGTAGGTGCTTTAAATACTTCAAAGCTATCAATATTGGTGGGAATCCCTTTTTCTGGAACCACGATAGATTCTAATTTCTGGCAAGCAAGTGTTGTAAGTGGGGCTTCTGCTGTTCAGGTAGGAGGTGAGTTTTCACTAAATACAAATGCGTCTACTACTGGTGCTTGTGCTTATTTGCAATCTTATAGAAGTGCTAGATATATTCCAGCAAATAATCAATATGTAAGGTTTCAATTAGATTGTGGTAGTACTACTGGTACTGGAACAATAAAAAGATGGGGAACATGGACATCTTCTGCAATCGGTGCTTATAATGCCCCACAAGATGGTTGTGCTTTTACTGTGTATAATGGTGTTTTAGCACTAGAGACATTTAATAGTGGGAGTGCTACAAGAATAGATAATGGTTCTTTTAATGGGGCCTATGGAACTACTGTTAATATTCCTCCTTCTGGAACAAATCTTTATGAGATTGTATATACAAACACTTCTGTTTTATTTATGTATAATGGTAACTATATTCATAAAGTTTCGGCTGCTGGGTCTCCTTGGTCTAGTACTTTAACTTTACCTATTAGAATGGAAGTTTATAATGCTTCTGCTACTGTATTTAATACTTCAATTAAAACAAGAAGTGCTTCAATTCATAGATTTGGGGAACTTTCTTCTTCTCCGCTTTTTTATTATGCTTCTGCTGCTGCAACTGGAGTAGTACTAAAAAGAAGTGCGGGAAGATTACAACGAGTAATAAATATGGATGATGGAATAGGTACTTTAACTCTCTATGATGGTGTTACAACTACTGCTCCTTCTGTAACAATAGGTGCTTTTGATATTGCAAAAGTTTTAGGTGCTTTTGAATTTGGAATTGATTTTTATAGTGGTTTAACCATGACAACTACTCGTAATGCAGTTATGGTTGTGTATGAATAAAAAGGCGGAAAGGAAAAGAAGAAATAGGATTATATTAATATGGGTAGTTTATTTCATGATACAGTAGGTACTGATTTAACTCAAGCAGAGTGGGAAGCAACAGGAGTACATAAGTTTGGTCCTGCTACTGCTGGTGATATGCCTTATGCTAGTGGTGCAGGTACTGGTGTAGTTCTTGCAGGGCTACCAATTGGTGCTAGTGGTACTATTCTAACTGTATCTGCTGGTCTCCCTTCATGGAATACTACTCTTAATGGTGATTATACAATTAATGGTGGCATAAATGTAACTGGAAATATTACAGGTGCTGCTGTATCTGGAACTACTTCTCTTTTCTCTCCTTCCGCCACTTTTGGTACTGTGAATGCTACAGGTGCTGTAACCGCTACTGGATTAACTGTAAATGGTGGATTGGATGTAACTGGTGGAATTTCTGGTACTCCAAGCGTATCCGCAACTTCTGTTAGTGGTATTACTGGCACATTTCCTACTCTAAACGGCGGTACTTTCAATAATACTGGTAATGCCAATGTAACAGGAACATTGGATGTAACAGGAGTATCTACATTTGCTAATGTTCATGCTCATAATGTAACAGGTGTAACAGGTAATGTATCTGCTACTACAGGTAATTTTGCTAATTTATCTGGCACAGTTACTACTGCAGGTACTCTTAATGTAACTGGAAATATAGCGGTTACAGGTACTGTAGATGGAATAGATGTTGGAGCACATGCAGTAGCAGATACTGGGGTTCATGGGGTTAGCACAGCATTTATTGCTAAAACTTCAAATTCTGACCAAACAGTTTCTTGGGACATGTCTGAGCAACATTTAGGACTTGAGCTAATAACTAATAAATATGATAGAAGTATAGTAGATTATCTTATTTCTGGCTATCCAGCAGCGTCATATGCAACTGGTATCTCATCAAGTGCTACTATAAGTATGGCCTTTGGTAATCTTAATGTATCTGCTAATGGTGCTGGGGCTACTGGATATATAGGCTATCCTGTTGCTAGTTTTTATATAGGCAGGGCTAATTATAGTTCATTTTTGGGAGTATCGAATGTTTATATATCTACTACTGCAGTTAATTGTGAGATTTTTGTAGGTTATGCTTTAGCTGATGCTCATTGTGTAGACTATGATGATACTACAACTCATATAGGATTTTTATATTATATTAATGGGGCAACGACAAAAGTATATGCTACTAATGCTAATGCTACAACTCAATCAAGAACTGAATTAGCGGACTTTAATTTGGGTGCTTATAATAACCTATCTCTTAAAGGCACAGGAGCTAGTGTAGAATGGTATGTAAATGGAGTGTTAGCACACACAGAAACAGATTATCTATTTACAACCGCAGTTACTTGGAAAACTAGTTTAATAGCTAATGAAGCGGGGGGTATTTATATATCACATAGAAATCTAACTATGGGATATAACTTATAGGAGCAATAATTATGAAATGGATAGATAAAGAATTAAATATATCAGAGTTAGAATCATTAATAGGGGTCAAAATTAAAGGGATGCGAGGAGGGGGCCTTCAGACAGGGGAATTTATTGAT